GACCCGTTTAAAGATCAAGCGGCAATGCGGAAGATGCGTCAAAATTTGGAAAAACCAATGTTTAAGCGAGGTGATCGTGTGTATCACCTCGCTCATGGTACGGGCACTGTATTGCTTGACCAGACCCACCCTAGCGAAGTACATGTTGAATTTGATGACGGATGGAACAGAGAGCTTACCGTCTCATATGCTTGCTTGAAAAAAATCAGTTGACGGCTGATTGCTGATGTTGTAATATGGTTGTATCATAACAGAGGGAGTGGTGAAAATGCTCGGTTCTTCTTATGATGAATTTGCACAATCTCAATACTCGGCAACATCTCAGCTCAATATGGTGGATGAAAAGATCGTTGCTCAAAAGTGGCTCGATGCCATCGGTAGCTATGAAGCGTCATGGGAGCCTGAAACTGACCCCGAGAAGTTGGAACGCTTCATCGTTGGGCGGTATACCTCGGAACGCTCAGTCGATCAAATCTTCGCCGACTCCCTGACCGACGAAGAAAAGAAGTCGGGCTTCGCAATTTTTCTGTATGCCTTCGGGAATACGTCTTGGAACGACGCGCAAGACATCTGCAACACCGTGCTCAACGGCGGAAGCTACATTCTGACAACGACAGAGCAAAAGGCGCGACGAGAGGAGCGCGACAAAGAACTCCTCGAAGCTGGCGTAGTCGCTCCTGTAACGGAAGATGCCGAATAGATTCCTTCCTCATTATGTTCGAAAAGGCTATTTCACGAAGCATCGTAAGCGAATCGAAAATGGTCAGGTCTGGACTATTGGACAGCGAACCATAGAGCGTGTATACGAGGAGCATAACGTGCGAATCGGCAATAAGGTTGAGATCGTTGAGTGCTTCGGAAACGGACTTTTGATCACTGTGAGATCGCTGTCAGAGGGGCTAACATTCGATATTCAATCACAAAATCTCGGGAGGTTTGTTAAATGACTAAGAGCGAGCGCATCGACAAGGTGCTCGAAGCAATTGCGAAAGCAAGTGAGCCGCTGGATGAGCTGAACACCGCACTATACGAACTGCTCGAAGAGGAGCCGTCCATGAAAGACGTAGCGGAGAACTCGGCAGAAGAAGAAATCTCCAACTTCTTCAAGCATCTCCCGACTTGGGCAACGCTGTCCGATCTGAAATCTGTGTTGGAAGGACTGAAAGACTAAATGAAAAAACAGGGTCTCTACCCGATTTATAAACCACTCGGTAGTGGATATGTGCCGAATGGTAGCCGACACAATCCTGATGGTTCAAAACGTGGATAATACAGCAAGAAGGAGGGCTTAGTCCCTCTGATCGGGAGTTCATGTAGCCCAACATGATTAGAGAGAGCTGTTTTCGTGCGAGTGCAGTTTTCTCCTCCCGATCAGACGGACTAAACATCCGATCTAATATTCGACGCTAGGAGGAGAATGATTGAAAGCGTACACCGTTCCTGTCAAGGTAGACGGCGAGGTTGAATTGGCAAAAGTGACCGCAAAATCATCTCGTGAAGCTCGGGCTATCGTGCAAAGAGCATTTCCTAACTGTAAAGTAGGCACCCCGTTCAACGCAAGAAGAATCAAGTAAGAGGAGGAGAAATCAGTTGCCGCAAGAGTATACCTTGGGACTCGGAGAAATCCGAAAGATTTATCGTAAGGCAGTCAAAGCAGTTGGGACTACGTTGAGCCGCCCTGTGATGCTGTACATGCAAGGCAGTTACAATGGCGACGAAGAACAGCAACAGGTTCGCATCTCCCATGCAAGAGGTGTTCGTGCTATCAACTTCGATCATGGCGACGGCATCGAATATCGCACAGATGCTATCACCGATCTGGCGTTGCTGGAGAGCACATTCAACCATATGGAGGAACTTGGCTGGAGCTATCAACAAGAAGGATTCACTCGGGTTCTTGTCAAGATCGACGATGATCATACTGCATTCGAAAAGTTAAAGCTCTGGTGGTTCTGCAAGCAAATCGAACCAATTATTTTCGCTCTTGTCAACGGTCATCGTAAGAACGCTGGCAACGCAAAGGAACTGCCGCCATACACGCGCTACTTCTTCAAGGCAATCCAGATCGAAGAACATAACGGCTTGAGCGTTGTTGTTAGCCGCATGAACAGCCTTCGCGACTCTCCGTTCCGTATCAGCGATTACAGCAACTGGGTATGGAGAACGGAAACTGGGGTCTACTGGTGCAACCCGTTTGCTACTGTGGGGAACAACAGGTATGTCGCGTTCAATCTCTTCCATTCTTGCCGCAACGTTCGCGAAGCACAAATCTTCGCCTTGATCGCGCACAACATGGTGGTTAAGGTCAAAGAGATGACCGTAGCAGAACTGGAAGAAGCCCTTGCTCTTATCTACTCTGATGGCAATGCCGAACAGACGGTTGCTCGTTTCCTCTCTGGCCTTGGCATTCCGCCAATTCCCACTCGTTCCCGAGCGCGTGTAGAAGACCTGACTAGCTTCGTAGTGACTAAGCAACAACAACTTCAAGAACAGAATGCCCGCTACCAACGTAACGCTTTTAATGTTGCAATGGTTTGCGCCGCCATCAACGCTCAGATCGCGCAAGCACAGGGGGTGAGATAATGGCACGGAAGCTCATGGTTCGCTGTGTACAACATAGACGCTACGGCATTACGGAAGGGTGCGGGAGAATCGAGACCGCTGATCGCTGGACTGAAAAAACTCGGCAGTATGTGCAAAGAAACTTTGGTGGCAATGAAGATACTGCAAGAGCGCAAATTCCTGATCTCAGCGAAGAGACGGCTTCGTTCGTATATTATATGTGCCCGCTCTGCTGTAAGACACGCAATCATCAAGACGGTGAAATGGAGCTGGTTGGGTATGGGGAGATTAATATTCCTACCAGCGGTTGACAGTATACCGTAGAAATGGTAGTATGTGGGAATAGGGGGGGGTGAACTCGTGGAACAATTCTACGATTACTACCGTATTCTAGTCTTTTGCCCCCACAACGGGATGCATTACGATATCAGTAACGTGCTTGATGTGATGGCATTGAATCTGCAAGAGGGAACCATTTTAAGCATCCAAGGCTTAGGAGTCTTGGAACTAACCGAGATCATCGACAGCGACTTCTTCTACAAGGAATCTGGTTCGTTGGTCTACGAAGAAGAATGGGTTTGTGAACTCATCAACTAACTGGAGGTAGAAAACTATGTGTGGAATCAACGGCATGACTTTCTTGAAGGGCGTTAAACGTGATGCGAATACGATGAGGGCTATCCGCCATCTGTTCGACGAACTGCTGATCGAAACCCAAGATCGCGGTGAACATGCGACTGGCATCTCTGTTCACCGTCGAGATGGCTCCTATGACTTCCACAAGGCAAAAGGAACGGCGTGGGACATGACTACGAATGACGCTACTTACCGTCAAATCATCGACGCTATCGACGGTCGTAAGACGGCTACCATCATCTCCCACACTCGCCAGCTTACGAAAGGCACGGCGGATAACAACGACAACAACCACCCGTTCGATATCGGTTGCGTCGTCGGTATTCATAACGGTTCCATCCGCACGGGCAATGATGATGAACTGTTCAAAATCTACGAGAACGACTTCAAACGCATTGGTGAAGTTGACTCCGAGGTCATCTACCAAATGCTGAATCTGTACGGGAAAGACCAAACGAACTTCACCTACGACATTGTGAAGCGCGTACTGGAACAGGGTCACGGCGACAAAAACGAACGTCTGAAAATGTTCGCGGCTCTGGCATTCGTTCACAAGCAAACGCCGACCATGCTCCACCTGTTCAAAGGTCATGAACGTCCGATTGACATGGCTTACTGGGAAGAAGCTGGTATCATCATCTTCAACTCGGTCGAGAAGTACATTAAGAAGGCGTTCATGTCCCTCTCTCGCGCACTCAAAGCATTTGGTATCGAAATCGGGCTGACCGTGAGATATATCACCGTCAAAACACACCACTACTTGACGGTCGATGCAAATGCAGATAATGTACTGGATGCGATCTCCGAGCAGAAGCGCATCGAAACGCTCACGAACTACACTACCAGCTCCTATTCTTCGACGGGAAACGCATGGGGTCGTGGGGGAACGGGGTCGAGATGCGGTACGGGAAACAACTCGACTTGTGGGACTACTACGACGAAGACGAGTACGGGGCGGGTTATCGAGGGCATTCTGGACGAGCAGACGAACGAAATCACGATCTTTACATTGGAAGAAACAGCAGGAGCTACTGGTAGCAATGGCAAAGTTGATTGCTCCGAATGCGACAAGGAACTGACCGAGGACGACAAAGCTGGAGCGTGGAACAACGGCGTGGACGACGAGCATCAAGTCTGCGGAGGTTGCTACGAGAAGATGCTGAATGAGCATCTTGGCCGCAATAAAGACGAAGAAGGCAAGACCAATCCTGCTGATGGGGTTACTGTGTAACCCCCTCCCTTTCGGGAAGGAGGAATAGTTATGGATCAAAACTATATTCAAGAATGCACCCGAGACTGGGTAGAGCTTAATAGAATCGGCAACTTGTCCTTGTATCGTTTCAAGGATACTGTCAAATGGGGTACAATGTACTGCCTAAAACGAGACGACATGGTGGTTAGTGTTTTTGACCCCGATGAGGTCAGTTGTCCCTTTGTGGTGCTTCGTATCGCATCTGAGGTGTGAGGAGAGAAGCTAATATGCTCGATGACTACAATCCGTTTATTCAGTTTCTCCGTGGTGCGGCTATGTTCGTCTTCATCATTGGAGCCGTGATCGGGTGTCTTGAGTTTACAAGAGACAAATATTAGTTAGGAGGTTGTTCGATGACAGTCATGGATGAGCTTCGGAAACTCTTGGAAGAGGAGCGCAAACTGAACGAGGGTGATCAATCCTATCTGGATGATTACGAAAAAGGTGTCAAAGACGGGAAGCTCGATCTTATTGAGAGTATCGAAAATATTTTCAAAAAGAGGGCGGAGAGAAACTTCAAGGGGGTCTAGTCAATGGCGAATCGTCCGCTTACTTTCAATGACTACATTGGTCAAGAACGAATCAAGGCTCAATTGGAGGTTATGATCGCCGCTTCCCTCCGCATGGGTCGCGCTCTCCCGCATATCGCGTTTGGTGGTAACGCTGGTCTTGGCAAGACGACGCTGGCACAGATCGTTGCGAACGCTCTCGGGACTAACTTTCATACGGCTATGGGTTCGAATCTGAAGTCGGCAGACGATGTGTACGCCTTGCTGGAACAGGTTGACGAAGGCGACGTGGTGTTCATCGACGAAATCCATCGTATGCCTATCGCAATCGAAGAACTCTTCTATCCTGTCATGGAGGACTTTGAAGTTGAAATCGTCAACGAGTATAGCCAACTCGAAAGAGTTTCGGTTCCCCACTTCACACTGATTGGCGCAACAACGTTGGCTGGTCAGCTCTCTAAGCCGCTTCGTGATCGCTTTGGTCGTGTGTTTGAACTCCAGAACTACGACGAAAATGATCTGGTCATCATCCTGCAAAAGCTGGCGGCGCGGGAAGAAGTCGAGTACGATCTTGAAGCACTTCGGGATATTGCCCGCCGTGCGCGTGGTGTAGCTCGTATCGGCATCTCTTACTTTGACCGTTGCCGTGAGTACGCCGTGGTCTATTGCGGAGGGAAGGTCACGGAAGAAGCTGTCCAAGAGCAGTTTGCAATGATGGGGATTGACGAACTTGGTCTTACTGAGAACGACCATCGCGTTCTGGAATTTCTTTCCCGTCAGTCCCGCCCGAAAGGTGTTGCGGCACTCTGTACGGGTGTTGGTATCGACAAGCCCACCTACGAAAACGTCATCGAGCCGTACCTGTACCAGATCGAATTTATTGATCGTGCATCTAACGGTCGCGTTATCACTCCGAAGGGTATGCGTTGGATTGGCGCGTCGGCAAGGGTCGAATCTTCGACTGTAGCACGTTCTTCTAATCTGCGCTCTCTGCGCGAACTGAGGGGTGAGTAGTAATGCAACATGCAATTGAATTACTTACTTTGAATATCGAAAAGATGGAAAACTACTTGTGGTCTTGCGATCTTGAAATCGAAAAACTCGAAGAAAGACGCGGGACTGCTGGTTTTCGTGGTAGCTACGTGGATAACATCGTCCATGACATTCATTACAACATGGCGATTGCTGAAGATAAACTCCGCGACTACCGCAAAGCAATTCAAAGATTGTCACCCGATTTTCAAATGATCGGCACAGCACACCAAGTCGATCATCCTAATGGATGGGAAATCGGAGATGTTTCAAATTCCAGCGATTGCCTAGGAGAAATTCTTTGTGAAAAATTCGCAGGAGAAGAAGTCGAAGTAACCATTCGCAGACTTTCAAGTGAAGGGCGAAGGGGTGAGCTAGATGGATAAGTATACTAGAGCCATGATTCTCTTCGGTATGGCTTATTTCTCTAGCCAAAACTCCTGTCCACTTTCCAAAGATGAGCTTTTCGCACTCTATGATCTTATGACGGAATTAAGCTATGCGGAAAAGTGTAAGATTGAAGTGTGTTACCCGACAATCTTCAGGTACTTTCAGGAAGAAGGGGTGATCTAGGGTGGAAACTCTTGGGAAGGTAATCTCCACTCTGCGTCAAGCGGGCGGTTACAAGTACCGTTCAAACTTCGCAAAGCGTATCGACGTATCTAACCAGTACATGGCGGATATTGAAAACGATGTGACCATTCCAGCGGAAGATAAGCTCCAAAAGATCGCCGATGTGCTCAATCTCGATGAGTCGCAGACAGCGTATCTCTTCAAACTAGCTGATCGTATCCCTGCCGCTTTGCTTGAACAAGTTAAGCAGAATTACTATGAAAAGGCGGTGAACCCACTTGTCAATTTGGGGCTACATCCCTCTAGCACTTCCTCCATCGAAAACTGAGACCTCATTTGTCATCTGTACATGCAAGGCTTCGGTAAGCGAGACTTCGACTGATTCATGTCAATTATGTGGCGATATGTACTGCGTCAACTGTCATACCTACTGTGAGGTCTGCCATCGACTCGCTTGCAGTCACTGTGCGGCTGGCAAGGATGTTTGTAAGGAATGCGAAGTCGTACGCTCACCGCTTGATCGTGCATATATCATGATCGCCGAGAGCAAGGTTCCTGTTTCCAATCCCGATGCACTGATAGGTGATGGCAAGACCGCTCCGCCTGAGTATCTGTACCTTCGGAATGACGGCGGTTGGATGCTTAGATATAACTACCGAAACATCATGCCAGTAGTAGACAATGATGGCAAAACCATCTACACGATCTATCAGTATTTCTATAGCTTGGCGAAAAACCAAAGCTACGTGATGTGCGACGGGAGGGTTGAGTTCTTTGGCGAAGGGACTTAAAGTTGGAGACAGGGTGATTCATGAGTTTTATGGGGAAGGGGCAATTGTAAGATTGATTGGGAGTAACAATCGGGGCAATATCTTTAGTGTCTTGTTTGATGGTGATGATTCTCCAACTTCACAGCATGAAGATAATCTCCAGAAAGTACGAAAAGAGGACTTCTATGCTCATCTTGAAATTCGCAACCCTCGTAGTTTGTACGATCAGGCAATCAGCTATCAGATCAATAATGCCAAGGCACTCAGGGAGCAGTTAGAGTCTATCGGCATTGGTGCGATCTTTAACATCAAGGGATTAGGGGAATTTGTCGTCTATCGAGTGGAACCGTTTGAATATCCGATGCCCTCCTTTACTTATGTGGAGATTGGATTCATTGTTGCTCCGATTACTCGCCCTGAAAACCCGATTAATTACACAGAACTGCGTCGGAGATTCAGGGAGAAAAGAAAATGGAAGCAAGGAGAGAATCATGACAACCACTCTTTTTGATCTAGTCGCGAATATCGTGGTACTGTCAGAGCATCGCGGAGTACAAACGACGCAGGACTACTATAGCATTAGGAACGCAAACCAAGATGGCATCCGTGAGCAACTGACGGAACTCAAAAAGGGTGCAGTCTTCAAGGTGCAAGGAGTAGAAGACCCACTCTTGGTCATTCGTGTTGATGACAATGAGTACCCTGCTCCTTGGAATAATTCGGTTCGCTGTAAAGATCGAACATTCTACTGTATGCGGGCTTGGAAAATAGGGGAAACCGTTGATCAATACTACCCTATTGACTGGTTCGAGTAGGAGTGATAGGATGGTATTACCAGTCAAGCATAACATCCATATCCGCCTGAGCGGTGAGAGATTTTTCAAAGTCTCGAATCCAAGTGAAGCATGGGAACGTCTTCTCGAACTTGAAGAGGGCGATAGATTGGAGATCAAAGGACTCGGGACACTTCTGGTCGGTCGTGTGTTTCAAAGAGATCATATCAACTACAACGGAGACGGTGTGAATGCGAATATGTTCGTATGGTGCAAAGGGGTGACGTGCCTTGACGGCGAGACTGAACAAGCCTGAACGCCGCATCTCAGTAGTAGTCGAGGATTATAGCGGCACTACATACCGTTTTTGTGTCCAAAATCCTCAGAAAAATTGGGAGAAGCTGAAAGACCTGAACAGCAACGATATTCTCCTTATTTCCAATCTTGGTTCTCTTGTGGTCGAAGATTCGAGAGTATCGGTGCACGACTACTTCGTCGGCGGGATAAATGCGACAAAGGAAGAGGTTCTGATATTGTCTTGCCGATTCCTCGTGAAGTTCTCTACCTTTAAAGGGAGTTCCTAGATGACTCGTGTGATGATATGTTCTACTATCAATATGGAGGTGTTTGGTGATGCCGTGGAAAATGCGCTTCCTACTGAAACTGGTTGACCGCTACGACAATGATCTCGGCATTGAAGGGATGTTCGAAGGGAAGGTCGTAGATCGGGACTATATGATTGTGAAGGAGATCGAGACCAACTCCATGCACATGCAAGTTCCGGCTAGCTATCATAAGGTCAAGATTCAAGGTTACTGGTGCGAGGTCAGCGAAGTACGTTGGGATTATGATGATGGTATCGTGCGCGTCTATCTGAGCTACACTCCACCGAAACGATACATCTACCGCTAAGGAGGACAAGCCATGTCGAAACTGTTTGAGAAGTTGTCGTTTAACACCAGTCGTCTCGGTCGCCTGACCACACGGGATACCGAATATTGGAGGATGATTTTTGCAAAGATTCTCAAAGTCGGCGAAGAGTTCGAGGTGCATGTACCTGACGAACGTAATCTTCGTGAGGCCGAACATCAGCTTCGCGACATGTTCAAGCCAACGCACTCCGTCGATATCGTAGGTGAATACGGAATCAAGGAAGTCACCCGTGACGGCTCCGTGCCGAACGGCGTAGAGATGATTACTGTTGGTCGCCGCTTTAACTGGAAGACCATGTACGAGATGAACAAGAAGATCATGGACGAAATGCGTAGCCTCGACTTCTACACGTCCTACCATACGGGAATGCATATTCATTTGCTTGCTGGCTACTCCAGTCACGGTCTTTCTGAGCTGGAGAAGAATGTGCCGACGATCATTCTTGCGAACCTCTACCAGCTCCACCGTATCTTCGCGCCCGAACTCTACTGGATTGCGTCGGCTGGTGCTACAGCGGAAGCAATGACACGCTACACATTGTTTCGACAGCCGTTGTTTGATTACTCGCCGATCAACAAACCGATGGAAGTCATTCAGGCTGAACTCAACGAGAAGTACGGTAAGTACACCATGCTCAACATGAATCCCTCTCACTTCGCTAACAGTCGAGAATTAGACCGTTTCCATGTCGAAGCCCGCTATCCCGATACGGTTCTTTCCCCCGCGTATGCTACCGCACTTGTAGCTCTGGAGGTTGCTATGATCTACAAAGCAATTGATCTTTCGCAACTGGGAGTCATTCTGATGAAGCAGGAAGACTATGAGGAACGCGTAGCCTTGACGAAAAAGTTCGCCAACTATGGCGGCGGGGAACGGGAGAGTGACACCAGCGATATCGACCAAGAGGATATCGAGAAGTTCCAGACCATCTCTAGTCAGATGGTGAGCTGGTTCAAGGCAGAGCTTCTTTCGATCTCTCCGATTGCCTACGATATCCTGACCAAGATTGCGATTACCCCTGCATCTCTCCTGCGTATCCAAGGTAAGAGCTGGCGGCAAATCGAGGAATACCTGTACACTCCTAAGCTGATCGACAGTGATAAGAAGGACAAGCTCATCGAGACGATTATCCTTCAAGCGATCACGGACTGCACTTCTGCGGGCGAATGGCGTACTAAAGCGGCGCGTCGCCTGAATGTGGAGATTCGTAAGTTCAACGAGCTGTTCGATCAGATCGGAGAAGAGCGTATCGTGGCATGGGACAAGGGCTTGGGTGCAATGATCTTCAAACAGGCGGTGTAACAATGAGAGTGCCATTACCCATTCAGTATGAAGTTAGAAATGGATATCTGTTTGCTAATGGAGTATGCCTTCGCTCGGTGAGAGATATGCACGAAGCCATCTCAGATAACCGATTTTGGGTGTTTGACAGATGGCTTCTGAACATCCACCTATGGGGCTATACCACAGACTATTTTATGCAGACGACAAAGAAGTTTCTTACCGCTCTTGTTCGAGAAGAGAGTCTTCAACATGACCTAGCATTAATTGAGATATACGGAATGCTCAATCAATAACAGGCGGTCTAGACCACCGCCTTCCCCTTGGGGAGAGGAGTTGAGAAACATGGGAATCTACTTGCTCGAATCAGAAACAGAGATAGAAATCATTTGTCCTGACTGTAAGGGGAGTGGTGTTGATCCCGACCATGAAGAACGGGACGATGATATGTTTAATCCATTTGCTGGCTGTTGCAGAACATGCGAGGGAGGCTCCACCATTTGGGTCAAAAAATCGACACTATCACCAAAGCCCGTTTGTTCTTACATTGACGTATTTGAAGATCAAAGAATGATGGGATTGTTTAAGCGATACCACATTTCTAATCCCCATACTATTGTTGAGTCTGACCGCTCTATCGGAACAGAGTTCCATATCAGAGGGCTTGGGGTTATCGAGGTGCGTGGGTGGGGTACGAATCCAGATACAGGAGAGTATTTCTTTATGTGTTATCTGGTTTACAAGGAGATAAAAAGTCATGCCTAGTCACCCGCAGAAAAAACCGATCAAAGCATGGCTGGTTTCTCTTGGTGAAGAGCACGAGATTATCAACGCAGAAGCAATGCGCGAAATTCTCCTGAAGGTGCGGCGTGGTGACGTATTCAAAATCAAGGGGCTTGGCGCATTGATCGTCGCCGAAATTAAGCCTACATTTCACGCACATCACAATGAAGTTCGCTATCGAGTAATGTATATGTAAGGGGGTGTCTGTATGCGTCAAAAATTCGATCTTAACACAGACGAACTCGTGGATATGATTCGTCGTCTCGGCGGCACGATTCGCAGGTAGAAAGGAGCCGCAACTATGAGACAACGCTGTATGGTTCTTTACTATGGCACGGAATATGTCGGAACGTACAATGTGAAGGTTCCCTCTTCTGTCACCATTCGGGAGGGGAACATCCTTCTTATCCGTAATCTTGGATATATTGACGTTAGCCGCATCGAGCAGGATGGGGAAGAGCTGATCTGGTACATGTGTCAAAAAATTGGGGAGGAGGGAGCAGTATGATTCTTCGTGTCCACTACAAGGGGTTGACTATCGGCGAGTATCCTATCGCCAATCCGCCAAGGGAACGTATCATGTCGGGTAATACCATGAACATCGAAGGCATCGGCAAGATGCAAGTTCGCGGAAGTCAAGACGGGGTAATCGAAGCGCGTCTTCAAACTCCTAGCCCGCGCATCTCTCGGCTGATTAAGCGGCTTGGTCTTGGGTACGAGTTCGAGCCGATAGAGGGTGTTTCTACTGACGCTCTTCCGCCCGACTGGGAAAATTCGATGTGCGATTACTGTAAGCACTTCGAGGTCTGCACTACCATTTGTTTTGCCGCAAGCTAGAGTGTTGACTTTTTTTGCTAGATTGATATAATACAGATATAACACAATGGAAGGAAGGAACACAATGACATTCCCTAATAAGGAAGAGCTAGTGGCGGATGGTTTTGTTTCGGCTGGCACTGTCAAAGGTATTAAAAATGATTTTGAAATTATGGTGCGGAGCATCATCGCATATCCCGATCAATTTCACTATCATGTCTTGCAACCTAATGGAGTTTCTGTTTATCGGGAAGCACAATTGGGCTCTGTTTTTGAACAGAGAATTTTGAATGCCTGTGTTGAAACAATTTTTAGTCGATAATAAAGGAGAGATGACGGATGTGTGGAATCGGCGGTATCTTGATGTTCCCGCAGGAACGTACTAAGCAGGAGCTGGCTTATATCCGTAAGCTGGCAGAAGGAATTTTGGTAGCAAACGATGCTCGTGGCGGAGATGCGGCTGGTATCGCGGTCGGGAAAAAAGACCGAACCACGGCTGTTTTCAAGTATCAAATCACTGGCGAAGAACTGACTAGCACCGCATCTTGGAGTGACTGGGTGGAAGAAAACATCACAAATGACACTGTAAACATTCTGCTCCACACCCGAGCCGCTACGCAAGGCTCTCCCGACAACAACGTGAACAACCACCCGATTGAAACTTACTCTACTGTAGGCATTCACAATGGGTGGATTGATAATGATGATCGTCTGTTCACCCGCTATAATATGGGACGAGCTGGTGAAGTTGACTCTGAAGTTATCTTCCGACTGGTAGACCGCATGGGTCTTCGATTGACAGCTCAAAAGATGGCAAGTGTAGCAAACGATCTGGAGGGAGCATTCACTTTCGCATTCATCCGCAAGTTTTTCCCGTCCCAAATGTGGATTGTCCGCGATACCATGCCGATCATCATGACTTACATCGACAGCCTGAACATCATCATCTTTGCGTCGATGCAGTCATATCTCACCTACGGCATCTCTTGCGCCAATGCGGAAGTTCCAATAGCGGCGGTGAATCCTGCTGATCTGACCTTCATCGAGCCGAAAAGACAAGCAATTTATTTCTTCGATACCAATGCTGACAAAGCAGAGGAGCAGTTAAAGCAAGAGCCGATCAGCTTTGATACGAACTTCAAAGCTCTCAGCGCATACGGCGGCTACGACCCGCTGAAAGGCGACCTACCGAATGGGTTTGATGTGCTGGCACATGTGACGAAGTTTCCGTCTGTGTTAAAGAAGATCGAAGATCAGATCGGTGCTGACGATGCGATCTCCCTGCATGACCTGATCGAGTCTGAAAAGGCGCGGGCGTTCGCTATGGGGCAGAGTGAAGGCTACTACAAGCGAGAGCAGGAGATCGAAGAGATTTACAGCATCGGCTTCGAGAATGGCTTCAAGAAAGGCTACATGAAGAAAGCTCAGGAAGTAAACGAAGGGAAAGAGTCTATTTCTGCACTCTAAGGGAGGTATGATAAATGCCGCGCAATCGTCGTGACCCCGATAATGAAGTAGTTGCTCGTAGTTCTAGTGAACAGGAAGAGTTTGTGAGGTATGTAGTACGAAGTACTGCCAATGGATCGTTCAATCCGCCCTTTCCAGCGCGAACTCGGTCATCGAGCCGACAGCAACGCCGAACGCCGCAAGTGGTTTTTACCACAGAAACGGTAGAAGATGACCGACCCTCTCCTATGCTGGAAGGTTTGGCAGAAGCTACCGCTCCAACTACTAGAACAACGACTCCAATCACGGAGCAACAGATCGAAGAGATCGTGGGATTGATGACTCGTATGGAGCAGGAGGAGCGCAATGAGATGCGTCGGGAACAGCGTTCCACACGTACCTCTCCTACATCTGAAATGAGCCTTGGATATGAGCCACCACGCCCGCGTCGCAATTCCAATTACCTGAACCTTCCTGATGTTCGTCTGGAGCCTTGGGGCGAAGACATGAGCGAAGTGTGGCGGGCATACGAGTCCCAATTGAGAAACCGTGTTAATTGGATTTTCAATCGGTATGAGCCTGAGAATGGTGGCTTTACACGTCACCTCCGCACGGGTTCTGGTGCTGAACGAGTGCCGCCGTTCTCTCTTGACGATCTTCTCCGCAAGATCAGCAAGCCGCATCCGATGGATACCGAGGAGAGCAAGTTCTACGACTGGAAGTTTGGTCGATGTGACTTCATCCTTAGAATCGAATATTTTACCAAACAATTCACGCAAGATGCCAACTCGGATGTAGACTACGAGCGCACACGCCACTACATTCGTACTTGGTACATCCATCGTCCGACTGGTAAAACTTTCGGTTGTGCGGTACGGCTCTGGAACGGACGCGAGTTTCATCAGCGTCAGGATTACTTTGCAGAGGAGTAGGGCTTCGGCTTGCTCCTCCTTCTGTAAAGGAGGATGGCAATGAACAAGGTAGGTATTCTATACTGTCATCCCCGTGGTATAGGCTCAGATAGATACTATCCGATCAAAAATCCGCAGGAGCTTCGTTGTCTCCGTGAGGGTACGGTGTTTGACATTCGCGGTCTTGACAAGCTACGAGTTATTCGTGTTGATCGTATGGGAGATGATTTAGGCGATTTCATCATATGCGTTCGGGTTGACTAGCTTCTATAATACATGTATAATATAGCCAAGGAGGTTGGTAGAATGTATGATTTTGGCGGAGCATTGATGGCATTGCTTGTGATTGGAATTTTCATCGGTCTTGTTGTGGGCGGCATTGTCTGGCTCATTTTTTATCTAATCGGAATTGGCGTACTGTCCACAACGCTGATGTGGGGCGTTCTGATCGGAATTGTCCTCACCCTCGTCGTTATCGGTAGTATTAAAACGATTTTTGAGTAGGAGTGGTCAACATGAAACTTGAAGAGAAGATCGCTCTTCAAGAATCAATGCGACAACGAATTTCCATTGAGCCACTGGTTAGTCAGCCAAAGATCGTCAGCGGGGTAGATGTGGCATATGGGAATGATGGGACTGCATCGGCGGCAATCGTTACGATGGAATATGCTACACATAAGGTTCTTGAAATTGTAACAGCAAGAATTTTCACAATGGAACCATACGTGCCGAGTATGCTTTCTTTCCGTGAGATGCCCGCATTCTTAGCGGCTTGGCAAAAGCGCAACATCGACCCCGATCTAGTGTTTTTTGATGGCAATGGCATCTGGCATCCGCGTCGCTTGGGACTTGCTACACACGCTTCCTTTGTTATAGACAAGCCTACCATCGGGATAGCTAAGAATCCGTTTCGTGATCTTGGAGCAATCCTAGAGCCGCCTAGTATCAAGGGTGCGTATACCTTGATTGAGCATGAGGGTGAAGTTCTTGCCGCATGTCTCCGAACGCGAACGGGGGCGAAATGCCAGTATGTTTCGGTAGGCAACCGAATCACTTTGGAGGAAGCAATCGACCATACTTTACATTTGACGACAGAAGATAGCAAGTATCCAATCATTACCAAGATGGCTGATACTACACTTCGAACAGGAGGTGCGTAAGCAAATGAAACGCTTGACCGTGTTTATGATGCATACCGCAGATATTCAAAAGAAGTTGCCAGTTGGCATTACGGTTCGTGTTCACCATCATGCTCGGGGTCTTGTTTTTGACGGCAAGATTAAGGAATGGGTCAACCGCGATACGTTCGTTGTTCGTGGAGAACACAATGAAGTGACCGTAACGTTTTACGACATTTTGAACGGAACGATTCTCGTCGAGTTCTAAGGAGGTTAGCGTCGAATATGAGATGCTTAGTGTGTGGCCACCAAATGGAGCATGATGGTGGCGGTCTGCATCGTTCCTACTACTGCGTTCGTCATGACTGCTTGGTTGTTAACCTTGATCTTCGCGGCGAGACAAGCTATCGTTTTCGAAATGGAGAAACGCTAGTTGTCAATGCAACGCACTCTCAGAATCAGTTGACACATGGGATGAGGCAAAATGTCGCTAAGATGGTCGGTGACTATCGACAACGTTTGAACATCCAAGGGAATCCCTTCGAGGGCATTCGAGTAGAAAAACAGCCAAACCGTTCTCGTCTTTTAAGAATGGGGGTGTAAAAGTTGCCATTTAGAACTTGGAAGTGTCCGTGCTGTGGGAAGTTTATGCTGGACAGGCGCAACCGTAGGAACGAGATGGGCATGATGGAATGTCCGTATCGTTGTTCCAGCCTCCAGCTTGCCGACTCTGGTTTTAGTGTTCATGTAACGGGTATTGGTGGCATCACCGTGCTATATGGATTGCCTGACCAACAGAAGCAGGGAAAGTACCATGAGCTTGCACATATGGTTCTGGAATATCGTAGTCGCCACCGTATTCGATTCGTTGAGGAGCAAGAACGTAGATCGTCGTCATCTGATGGTTTTGCAGAATCGTTGCTTCTTGAAGAACTTAGAGCAAACTTATGGGAGGACGATTGACGATGACGAAGATGATCACGTACAAGATTCATTACACGAATCCTAAGCTCCAAAAAAATCCTCTCAAACACCATCAGTACGGTATTGAGCTTATCTCTTTACCCCATGCTACTGCTCTATGCCATTATCTTAATAGATGGGTGGAGCGTAATCGCGGCAAACAGAACGATGAACGGAATCGTGTAACAGCAGTATGGGTGAGCAACAGCAAGTTTGAAAATTTGCATATTGTTCATTTCTTTCCCGAGGAGCTTCGCGATCAAAAGTTTATTACCAGCCCAAAGGAGCGTCTGTTGCGCTACTACGAGAAAATGACGGAAGTGAAGAAAACAGAACGCCGATGGATTGCCCGTGATCTCATTAACCTGTTCATCTGCAACTACATGAAAGAGAATGACGGGGAGATTCCTACGGTCGAAAATTTGACCAAAAGGTTTCCTCCCCGCCGTACTCGAATCAAGTACCGATATTCTGATGGCATTGCTACTATCACCATCGACTTCATCATTGACGAAGAGACGGCAAAAAAAGGAATTAGCGATCTGTTCAAGAACGGGAAGCTCCTTGACATGACTTACATTCACTAGATGATCGTAAGCTACTGACGCTCAAACTGTAAAGGAGGGTAGGGCAATGATGCAAGAGATCAAATTAAAACGCGGCTACGAGAACAGCGAGAAGGTTCTGGAGATCATCGACGGCAACCTTGATCTGGTGCTTTATCATGAAAACGGGAGTGGAACGTTTTACTACTACCGATTCCCCACAAAAGATGTGCTCGGTCTGACCTTGGCAAAGGATATCAGCATTTATGGACGCAATAACATGGTGCAATTCCTAAGTGTTCATGGGAAGGACTACGATACGCTTCTGCAAGAACTGCTGATGCAAGCGATCACAACTGGGATGAGAGAGAGGTACGACATGTGACAGAATCTACGCGGCTGGTGTTCTGTGCCGCCGTACTCTTCATTACTGTCTTGATGAGCTTTCGACTAGATATGGAGGAATGACCTATGAACGATACGATCAAGCAATGGCAAGACTATACGGCTACAGTAGAGCGTCTTAATGGGTGGAACGATCAAACTGGCTCTGATGCTGTAGCAATGCTGGCAGAGGAAGTAGGGGAGGTTTCGCGGGCAGTTAAGCGTCTCACTCACCATCGCGATGGGCACAATGAGAATTACACCGAGGAAGAGAAAATTGCAAAGATCAAAGAGGAATTGGTGGATACCCTCTTTGTTATTTGTAAGATTGCGAATCTTCACAGCATTGACCTGACAGACGGCATTGGTCTTCATCTTGACAAAATGAAAGAACGAGGGCTTATGTAAGTGAGTAATAAGCCAAAAGTCAAACGTAAGGGCATCCCAAAACCAAAGCGTGGCAGAAAACCACGAGGCATTAAGTTAAACGGACGGCGTTCACTTGACATGTGCACATGCTTTTCTTTCAACTGTGATTCCATGAGTGTTTCGGATAAATTCAGTGAAAAAGTTCGGCGGCGACGCGCAAATGGCGGCTGTGGTGCATGTGGCGGCAAGCCATGTAAGTGCAAGTCTTCTATACATCTACCGAAAAGAGGGAAACATTATGCCGATCATGAAAACTGCTGAGAACTGGAAAGAGGAAATTGTGTTCCTGAAAGGTTTTGCGAAAGGCAAGGGCTTTACTGTTCTGACCAACATGATTCACTGTGCCGAGGTAGTTCACAAAGATCAGCGTCGGCGCGGTGGCTTGCCTTACATCTCTCACTTGACGCGAGTAACCAATGCTCTTCTTTCTCTTGGGCTGGAACATGACCCACTCTGCGAAGAGATTCTGGCAACAGGCATGGGACACGATACCCCCGAAGATCACAACGTACCGAACGCGGTGCTGATCGAGGAGTACGGCATCTCAGAGAAGGTTGTCGCAAACCTCCAAGTGCTGAACAAGAACAACTACACGCGCACTGACGGTATTGTTCTCTACGATGAATACTACAAGGCTATCCTCTTGGGCGGCATTGCGACCGTGCTGACCAAGCTGGCAGACCGATGCCATAATCTCTCCACGATGGTAGGAGTAGATAAGGTCAGCCGTATCGAACGCTACATCAAAGAGACGGAAGATTACGTCATCCCGTTGGCTCACAATGCTGTTCGAATGTACCCTGAGTATGACGATCACATCTACACCATGCGCTACCACATGGAAGCTCTGCTCCATGCCCTCCGTGCTCTGGTGGAAGTAGCTAATGGTCGAAAGGAAGACTCTAAGGAGGTAGCACACTAATGGGGCAAACGCGCCATTACACCTACCGTACTGATCTGATTGGGATGATTCAATCCCCGCTGAAATTGATGCGGGGAAACTTTATCTCATCAGAGCAAACAGACGGGAGTGCCCGAACCTTTCAAGTAACAGAGGTAGACGGAATCGACGTGAAGTTATTGGAGCGTTCACCGTCTACCATTCGTGTTAGGAAACTGTAAGATCACATTTAACGCAAAGTAGAGCGGAGGGAAGCAGAATGGCGTTCAAGCGCGTCATCGAAGCAAACTATACTACAGAAGAAATCATGCAACTCATCCTTGCCGATATTGCATCTAAGGGCTATGAGTTGGTAGATGGCGAAAAGGTCAAGCTGGATGCCCAAGAAGAATGGGTTAAGCCACAAGACTGCTATGACGAGGGGCATTACCGACCTGTCTTTCATGGAACAAATACTTTCAGGGTCAGGGAAAAATAATAGTTGCTAAGTTGTGTAAGTAGTGTTATAATATAACCATAACATAACCCAAGGGGGAAACAAACAATGAAAAAAGCAATCGGTCTGACAGTAGCGGCAATCGTGGCGGCAACGGTGATGGTGGGCTGTGAGTCTCCCGACCCGAACGCACACGCTCGATCTCTCGGTTTCAGCTCTGAGCAGTTTCGGCAAGAACTCGCAACGGCTTTCAATGAAATTGATGAAGACTATCGTGAGGGAGAAAGCCCTGATAAGGCTGATGAAGCCACTATCTCCGCTCTCGAAGTTCGAGCAATGACCGATACCGAGAAGAAAGCTGTTCTGCTTCTCAAGCAAGTCGCTGGTCTCGATAAGCCGAGCAAAGCCGAGATGGATGCATACCAAGCCGCAATCGCTGATGGTGACGTGAACGCTCTCAAAGGATATATTCCGCTTCGTGAGACGCTTGCGATTGGAGTGCTTGGAATCAACATTCCTGAGTTTCGCTACTTCAATGACTAACAGATAGGGGGGAGGATAGCTCCCTTCCCTTGTGGGTATAATGTAAGTATCTTATATCCAGAAAGGAGGAGAGCTATACATGCGTCGCATTAACAAATGGCGATCTCTTGGTTGTCTTTTGATGCTATGCTCAGTTGTTTTGATGTCTACCCTCATTGTTTGGGCAATTGATGGTTTGCTTAAAATGAACTGATAAGACTCTGTATGGAGGAGAGAGAGTGGACAAGCAGAAGGTTATAGAAAAAGTACGTCTCCTGTTTGCCTTGGCTAATGGGAACGGTAACTCTTATGAAAGCAAAGCCGCCCTTCTAAAAGCTCAAAGCCTTATGGTCGAATATTCGATCAATGCAGAAGACTTAGAGCAAAAGCCCGAGTCGGTTGTAAAGATAGAAGTGTTCAGAAGTGGGCGTATGCCTTCGTGGGTGCGACCTTTGGCAAAAGTCATCTCCACAAACTTCCGTTGTTTTGCCTATACGGTCACTATGGCAGGAAGAAGCCGTCTGATTTTCCTTGGACTACAGAATGATGTAGAACTTGCTGTTGAGGTATTCCGCCAAACATGTGCTACAATGGAACGGGAGCTACGTTTGTACTTCGAATCACTTGACCCGCTTTCCCGCCGTCCAATGGAACGCATTAAGAATGATTGGCGCGACGGTTTTATTGAAGAGTTGGCGCGGAAATACCAAGAGCAAGTCCAGCAGAATGATTGGGCATTGGCGATTGGCTTACATCCTCTCGTTACTGCTGAGATTGCAAAAATGAATCTGAGCTACGCTGTACCCAAGATGTATGTCAATGGCAATCGCGACGCATATAATGAAGGAATGCGAAAGGGTGAAGAGCATGGAAGGAGTTCGCGTATGGATTGATGGCTCATATCTATGCCTATATGACGGCATTGAAGTGCGCGATCTGTTGGGAGAAGAGATCGAGCCACGGAAGTTTCGCCGCATCTCTGGATTTCTTTGGTTCAAGACAGAATGGTGGGAGTATCCTCCAGCGAGCACAGCTTGGTGGGATAAGAACTACTTCTACTACGTTGACGCGAATGGTCTCCACCGTAGAGTATCGCTCACCGTACTGTAGAAAAAAATATTCAACATGTAGGTATCAAACGGGTAGAGATCGACTATACTATAACCAAGAAGAGAGGGAACAACAAAAACTCAACTAAGGGGTGCATGAATAATGCCGCGTCAAGAACAACAAGAAGCTCGTAACAACCGCCGTGGTGGTAGCAACCGTCGCAACACCAACAACAACGTGGAGGTCAACAACATGAACCAAGAACAATCCCAAACTCAACAAGTGCAAACTCAAACTCTTGCTCACGTAGCTCAGGCAATCGGTAACGACGACACCTTCCAAGAACAGCACATTCAAGGTCTGCAAGAAGCGGCGGCAACCGCTACCGAAGAGCAAAACAACGAATCATCCGCTTCCGCCAATACTGAAACCACGACACCGCTAGCAGACGCGTCTGCCGCAACCGAACAACTGCCAGCCAATACGCAGACTGGACAGCAACATTCGACCGATATTCCCCAATCTCCCATCGAAGGAGTAACGATCATGCCCACTAACCACGTAGCCCTTTCGCTGAAAAAGACTTTCGCTGATGGCCGCCAGATGCGCTCGTTGGCTGATCGTATTAAGAACGCAACGCCGAATGCAACGCTAGAGACTAACGGCGAATACTACGTCATCACCGCACCGCATATCGTCATTCGAAAATCTGACGTGGAAGACGTGCTTGGCGCACTATCCTCTCCGAAATGGCGCATGTTGCTCATCAAGCGTGAGGGCGAAGTCAAGCAACTGAACGACACGCTCTTTGAAATCGGTGAGCCGCTTCCCGTAGAATCAGAGGAACAAACGTCTGCTGTCGAAAAAGCACAGATCAACACGGCGATCTCGAAGTCGGTCAAAGACGAAATGATGGCATATGCAGAGCTGATGGGCTACAGCCAAACCAAGTATATTGAAGAAGCAATCGCGGCGTTCAACCAGCAAATCCGTGAAAACATGTAGGGACGGGGTGTAATACTCCCCTCCCTCTTTTTTATCGTCAAATATCTGACTATAAGGAGAATTCACAATGAAACTAGATAGGGCAGTTCTTTACGTCTACCATGACGGATTGATGAACTACCAACGGTTCGAATTTACAAATGATGCTGAACAAGTTATGGACATGCTATCCGAGGGCGCAATATTAAATCTTAGTGGCTGGTTTATCCGTATCCTGCATGTAACAGCACTACCGAAATCGAATGTCCTTCTTTTGGAAGGGACTGAGCTACTACCGTGGGAGGAAATTTAGCGGCGATCTTTCCTTGACTCTTTTCTACCAATCTTCTATAATATAAACATAAGATAACAAGGAGGAATCACAAGTGCCATTAGCCGTAGAAACGATCTCTAACCTTAATCGACAAATCGGCATCGAAATGGAAGGCTATACTGAAACAAACCCGAAAAATTTCTCTATCCCCAACGTCTACAATGACTATGATGGCTCTCTGCGTAACGGTGATTGGGCAGACGATAGTGATGACGATGATGATGACGGCTTCTGTTACTCCTGTGACGAATACTCCTGCGATTGTACTTGGCGTGAGCGTAGTTCGAGCTTTGGCGTAGAGCTGACTCTTTGTGAGCCGATTCGCGATCTTAATGATCTGGTGGGAATCTGGAGTAAGATGCAGGAAGTTGGCTGGCATACGGGCGAAGAAGCTGGTACTCACGTACATGTAGATATCAGCGACTTCACGATGGAAGAGAAGGCAAAGCTCTTGCGTTTCGGGAAGGGCATTGAGCGAATCATCTTCATGTTCGTTCGCAACTATCGCCTTGGCAACAGCTACTGTCGTAGTCTCGATGAAGCATGGCGGCGCGTTTTCCATCGCTCCAGCCGATTCTCAACCGTCGATTGGGAGCAAGCGAACAATGATCCCTATAACGACCTCCCTTATTGGTTCGGGCAGAACGGATTTCCACGAGCCAACAACTCGAAATACCATTGGATGAACGTATTTGGTTCGAGCTATCCGACTGTTGAGTTCAGACTGTTCAACTGTGTCGAAAATCTTGAACAAATTCAAACCTTTGCGCTGATGGCGTACAAGATCGTTGAGTATGTTAAGAACACAGATATTGGCGATATCAACAGTGCAATCCGTCGCATGTATCGTGCGACAACCCCTGAGCAAGCGGCTGACCGTTTTTGTCAGACAATTGGCCTTGGCTTTACTCCGCCGCTGATCGGAGAGGATGCTATCGCCAACATGTACGATAGGCTGAACGAGTCTCGTGCTGTAGCCGCAACCGTATAAAAACGACTCTAGCAGATAGGCAAAAATGCTTGTCTGCTAGACTCATACGTGCTATAATACAGATATAAGACAAGGAGATTGCGAACCATGAGAAGCGACGACTGGTGGAGCATCAAGAAAGTGGTCTTCCGAGTTGGTAATAAGTCCTACCTTGTTAATAACTTTGAAGAACTGCTGGATGTGAATAGGCCATTCGGTGACTCTCAGTTCAGCTCTATTTACGTGTATGGCATGGGGCAACTGACTGTGAGCAAGCGTGATGTTGTTGCGATCATTGATCCTCAGACAAGAGCGATTGACGGATACTGCCATATCTACGAGATGAAGCTAGTTGGAGGGTTGCTGTGTTGACTCGAAAGAAACGTAAGCGCATTGGACAGATCGTAAAAGAACGAAAGCCGCCGATTCCGTTACCGAAGCGTACCAAGTCTAAGCGTGAAAAAATCGACGCTAACGAGAACAAACATAAGAGGAGAGATTGGGAATGAACAAAAAGTATTCGAAGGTGATTACCCGCAACTTAAAAACAGGAAAAACGACGATGGCGCGGGAAGAAGCAGAAGCAGTAGCTAAGGTAGGCGGGAAGGCTCTTCTTGCGACTGAAGGAATTTCTGGTGGGGCAAGTTTCCATCGAAACAACGCTGATATGTCTTTATTCGGTACAGTGTACTACGTAGAGTGCAACCTTCAAAATATCCTACGGGATATGATGAGCAAAAAGTATGATATGTTCGTCCTTGACTTCCCGCTTAATATGAGAGAGATTGACGCTGTTGCGGCTGTTGCCGAAGCATGGGAAGTACGCACTATCATTTTCGCTCAGTCTGCTCGAAAAGGCGATCAAGCTCGAAAGGAGCGATAATTAATGAAGCAAACTCTGCTTGGCTTTCTGATTGCCACGATGCTCCTTACGGGCTGTGCGGTAGATAGCACAGCAACATTTCACGGAACTTTCCTTCGTAATGACAGCGAAGGAAACCGTCGCCTGATGATCTTCAAGGATAGCAGGGGTAACGAAGTGAAGATGGTTACGGGGAACTCCTATCATGCTTCTCAGGTTGAAGTAGGACAAAAGTATACGGTCGAATATTACACGCAAAGAAGCGGCACTCATGACAAGTACGAAGTCTGGCGAATCGACGTATACAACGATGCACTTGAAGGAGGAGGAAAATAGTGAAGAAAGCCATTATTTCTGTCATGCTAGTAGGAGCCTTACTCCTCACTGGCTGTGGAGGTCAGAATATCTCACGTAGCTCTGCAATTCATGGCGCAATCGTCACGGGAACCGACTACGTGCGAAATGAGGGAAGCTACCTCCTGTACACTCTCGAAGGTCAAAACAAACGAATTTTGGTAGATACAGAACGGGTATCTACTACTGAAATTAACGAGTTGATCTCCGCTCACAAAAGCATGGGCTACGAGGGGTTGAAGATGGACTTCATCACAGACCCTACTCCATCCTTCCAACAAAAGACACCGATGGTAATTGCCGTAGCTATCGTTAACCAAGAAAAGTAGGTGAAGAAAATGACAATCGGCGTGATCGTTGAAGGAGTCAGCGACCGAGCCAGAATCCACGCGATTGACGAGTCGATCAGATGCTTTGTTCTGTTCGGTACGCCATTCGGCGGGAAGCTCCGTCGCATCATTGATGGGGCACTTGCAGAAGTGGACAAGCTCTACATCATGACTGACCCCGACGAAGCGGGAGATCGGGTAGCAGAAGCTATCATGCGTGACTACCCTCACATCCCCCGCGTTCAGCTTGACCCAACGAAGTGCCGAGTACAACGCTGGTCTCGACATAGATATGGAGACCCAATCTTCTACAAGTACGGCGTTGAATACGCAAGCGTCGAATATTTGACCGAACTGTTGAGGGATATCAAGGAGGGGAAAAAATGATTCGCATTTTTGCGTGTGGTTTGATGACTCTCGTAGGCATTATAGGTACTGCTTCCGCACTCTGGTATAACGATGTTGGCTCCATCCCCATTCTAGTTTTGTTTGGTGTTTTTGGACTTGCAGGGGTGGTCGAAGGTATTCTTGAAAAATTTTAAAGGAGTGACTTAAATGAGCAGACAACGTGCTTTGCAATGGCTTGGTCGTGCAGATGAACTTGACAGCGAGACCATTGCTGAGATTGAAAGCATCATCGACAATCCCGCAGAAGTCAATGATCGTTTTGGCTCCGATCTTCGTTTTGGCACGAGCGGTATACGAGGACTGGTCGGTGCTGGTACAAACCGCATGAACAAGTATACGGTAGCTAAGATTACAACAGCACTGGCGAATTTCATCAAACGGTGTGATGCTGAAAACCGATTAGTCGTGATCGGATACGATGGACGTACCACGTCTAAGGAGTTCGCTCAGGTAGTGGCTGACGTTCTGCATGTGAACAGAATCAAGCCCGTGCTCTTCGATGACATGCGCCCGACACCATATGTATCACTTGCAATTCGCGAACTAGGAGCGATTGCTGGTGTGATGATTACGGCTTCCCATAGTCCCGCTGAATACAACGGCTACAAGGTATATTGGCAGGATGGCGGGCAGATCACCGAGGAGATAGCAGGGTTCATTCAAGACGAGTACGATGTTCTTCGCGGGCAGATCATCCCGATTCCTGAAATTGGCTTCCCCGCCGCTGGAGACATGGAAGGTCTTGATGAACTCTACCGTCAAAAAATCGACGCTATCATGACAGATACGTCTCAAGACAATCGTCGCAATGTGAAAGTTGTGTACAGCGCGTTGGAGGGCGTAGGAGCAACAGTAGTGCCGCAACTGCTGGAACACTATGGCTTTGATGTTGAACTCGTAGAGTGCGAGATCGACCCAACCTTCTCTGGCATTTCTGGCGACGCTCCTAGCCCCGAGTTGAAGGATAATTTTATCACCTCGACGATGTTGGCTTTTGACACGCAAGCCGATCTTGTGATCTTGACCGACGCAGACTGCGACCGCGTAGGAGTTGCGGTACGCAAAGACGACGATCAGTTTGTAGTCCTCACTGGCAATGAAGTGGCGGCAATTCTAGTAGATTACCTCATCCGTACTCGTAGACAATTGCCGCGAGAAGGTTACGTAGTCAAGACGTTAGTGTCCGACTCTCTTGCCGCCGATATCGCATCTAACTACGGCTTCGCTACCTTAACTGTTCCGACTGGCTTCAAGTATATCGCGGAACAGATTCGGGAGAGCAAGTTTAATGGGACAGGGGAGTTCTTCTTCGGCTACGAGGAAAGCTGTGGATACCTCTATCGGGATTTAATCCGTGATAAGGACGGCATTCAGTCATCTCTCCTGATCGCTGATGCGGCGGCTTACTGGAAGGCAAATGCAGAAGATGCTCGTTCGCTCTACCAAGTTCTCAATGATCTCTACCTCCAGTACGGATACCGATGCACAGAACTTCTCTCCTTCGAGATGACGGAGATTGAGTCTGCAATCGCGATGGACATGCTTCGCAACATGTCTCGCATTGCAGGGCTGAATCGTCATATTGACACGGCTTCTCTAGTGCGATTTGAAGCAGATCATCGTCGTTTCTGGATGGCGGTTCGTAAGTCAGGCACAGAATCCAAGTTGAAGTTTTACATTGGTACTCGTCATCATCGCAAAGAAGAAGCTCGAAGAGCACTCGATAGTATCAAGACTGGTGTGGTTAACTTGCTCCGCGAGGAGGGGTTTATCAGTGAATCTCAGCATCGAGCGACGGAATCTGTTTGATCTTGATGAAAGCTGGTATCTAGCGCATTGCATCTCGGCAGATTTTGTAATGGGAGCGGGAATCGCTAAAGAGTTTGTGCGGCGATTCCCTGACCTTGCCGTTCTTCGCGAGGGATGGGTTTATGGGGAGGTAGGAGACTGTATCCCTTGGGGTCGAATATTCAACCTTATCACAAAACAGAAGTATTGGCAAAAGCCAAACTACATGACGCTTTATTGTTCCCTGCTGTCAATGCGAGATTACATAATCGCTTTCGGTGTTAAGAAGTTAGGAATGCCTAAAATCGGATGCGGTCTTGATCGTTTGAGGTGGAGCAAGGTAGAGGCGGCTATCAAGCAAGCGTTTGGAGACTTGGATATAGATATCCTTGTCTGCTATCTGGAGGAGGACTAGCATTGACTAACGAACTTTGGTACTTCGCAGGAGTTATGTACATTCTCACGGGCTATGTGCTGACTTATCGTGCACGAAACGAATACGAAGTAAGCTGGTGGGAGTATCCGATGATGATGCTGTTATGGCTCCCGATTATCATGATCTCAAACTACATGGAGCCGCCGAACAAGGAGGTGTAGTTATGGACAAGTATATTGCTTACCTTGAAAAACGTATCAAGGAGCTTGAAAAGCTCTACAGGCATTACACTGAAAAGAACGATTATGGTTTTGCAAGTAGCGCGTGGTCTCGTCTTGACGAGATGAAAAAAATGCACTTCTACTTTACTAAAGGAGCTGGCAGAGAAGAATGACCAACATCCATTACATCGCAATCAAAGAAGCATATGGCGAAGGAAAGGCAGAGCGTTCGGGCGTTCCCTTCATTCAGCATATCGACGAGGGTGTCCGTATTCTCGATCTGATCGGTGCGACTCAGGAAGCTAAAAACGCTTTTATGTTGCATCCGATTTACCAAATGTTCGATGATCCGCGCATGGTCGCAGTACGTAAACGTTACGGTCACTTGTTCGACCCTTACGCCGTGGAACTGGCAGAAGAGTATGCTCGTGTTGCGAACTCCTATCTACGAAAATTGCACTATCGATCTCCCGATGATGCTGTTTCTTTGAGCACTTATTCTGAAGTCAATGACATGCTGGTAGCTGACAAGGTTCAGAATCGTAAAGACTTCGAGGAATGGTTTGTACCGTATGCTCGTTATGCCGCCGCCTACGACATGACGGTCATGTCAGATATTTGCGATCTCGATCAATATTTCAAGAATTGGCTGAAAGCTCTGAATGTATCCGAGATCGAGTATATGGCTCTTATCTCTAAAATCTAGCAAAAAGTAGTTGACAGTGTTATAAGATAGTTGTATTATAGAGACAAGGAGGTGAAACAAACTTAGATATCTTGGTAGCGGCTGTCAGCACTGGGGTTGTATCCGTATTTTTCTCTTGGGTTGAAGATGAAAAAAACCCACAGTTCATGGCACGATGGGGGCTAACCTTCCTTGTGGCACTCGGTGTCGGTGCTCTTCTGTATTAACCATTCAACATCAAAGGAGAGAGTGAAATGAAAAACGTGTATACTCTGATCGCGGCGGTCGCCCTTGGTCTCGTCGCATGGAAAGTCAGCTCGACTCCGCTTGAAATCTTTGCGGCAACGATGGGTCTCCTGTCCGTATTCGCCTACGGGCGACAAATGATCTGGATGGCGACCATTACTGGCGTAGCAAACATCGTCGCCTTTTCCTTCATCTTCTTCGACGCAAAACTGTATGCAGACATGACTCTGCAAATCGGATTCTTCTTGCCGCTGACTCTCTACGGTATCATCTACTGGATTCGAAACCGTGGGAACGGCGAGAAGGTTGCTAAGACTCGTAATATCTCGAAAGTAGAGTTCTGGAACTCCATTGTTTTCTGGCTTATCGGTTCGGCTGTATGGGCTGTTCTGCTGGACAAGCTGACCGACGCGGCGATGCCGTGGATTGACGCTCCTGTCGCTGTTGCTTCGATTATTGCTCAGTTGCTTCTCTCCCGCAAAGTTCTGCAAAACTGGCACATCTGGATTGTAATTGACGTGGTATCGGTCTTCATGTATTGGATGCGTGATCTGCACCTGACTTCGGCTCTGTACTTTGTGTTCCTCATCATCTGCGTGTTCTCGCTTCGTTCTTGGAAGAAAGAACTCGCCACCTAGTATAAGGGGGGGGGGCTTGTCCCTCCCTACCCACATAATACGTGAATGGAGTGAGAATCATGCCTGAATGGAACGAGATTCAGCCTTACGTAGATAAAATCGGCAATGTAATCGCTGAAATCGCAAGTGGTCTTGGCGTAGCGGCAGAGCATGTATATGGAATCCTTGTCCGTCAACAATTCGTAGAAGGATGCGTCTGGACTGGTGGAGGTATTGTACTATGGCTTGTATATGTCTTTATGACTCGCTTTCTTATTCGTCTTGTTAAGGAAGACGACGACTGGACTCCAGCACTAATCCTCTTCGGGGTTTTTGGTGGCTTCGGATTGGTGCTCCTCACCGTACTAGAGGTAGTTCCGAACATGATGAAGATGTTCAACCCTGAATACTATGCAATGCGTGATATCATTGAGATGCTTAAGACACTGAAATAAAAGGGGATGATTAAAATGCCGATGATTACTCTAAGCAAAGAAGAGATTGCTCAGGCTGTTTTTGAATATCTTGAAAGGAAGGGTATGTCTCCTAAATCCGATCAGGATGGACGAGTTAGGACAGTGATTGAAGCAAGTGGCAGTCTTGATAGATTGACTTATTCCGTAGAAATCGAATAATAAACTGGAGGGGCTTACAATGACGACTCATGGATTGTGCTTTGGTAAGTTCTACCCGCCGCACTTGGGGCACTTCTTCCTCTGCGATGTTGCTCTGCGAAATTGCGATAAGCTGACTATTATCGTCTGTTCTACGCCACATGAAAAGATCGACGGTCATCTTCGCTACAAGTGGATGAAGGAAGCATACGGTGATAAGGCGCGTGTACTTCATCTCCATGCTGATCTGCCGCAAACACCCGAGGAGATGGAAACGCCGCAAGCGTTCTACAAGCTCTGGAGCGAAGAACTCTACAAGGTCAATGGTTGGCATAATCCATTCGATGTTCTGTTTACCTCCGAGGAATACGGTGAGAAATTCGCTCCGTACCTGAGCCTTGGCAATATGTGGGGCTTTGGTGAAGCCGATGAGCACTACCACAAATGCCGACATTTCATGGTTGACCAAGAGCGCAAGTATGTGCCGACCTCTGGTACTGCTTGCCGTACCAACCCGTTTGCGGAATGGAAGCACATGCATCCTGTTGTTCGTAAGCACTTCACTCAAAAGGTGCTGATCGTAGGCGGCGAATCGTGCGGGAAATCCACTCTCACGAATCGTCTGGCGGCGCACTACACTGGGCAAGGAATGATCTGTGCAAATGTTCAGGAGTACGCACGGAGCTGGATTGATGGGAACTTGGGCGGTGACGTATCCAAAGTAACGCTCGATCATATCACTCATTTCGGGAAAACGCAACATGCAATGGTGAAGGCTCTCGGAGAAAACGGAGATAGTCAGCTCATCTTTTCTGACACTGATGCCCTGACTTCTGCTATATTTCAGGTAGAGTGGTTTAATGAGGTTGACGCTGAACTCGGAGCACTGATCTGGAGCGAAGAGTATTGTCGAATGTTTGACCTTATTCTGCTCCTTCACCCGACCGTACCGTGGGTAGATGACGGTCAGCGCAACCTTCCACATCGCCGTCAGGAGATTGCTACAATGCTTCGAGAGGGCTACAGAATGCGTGGCATGAACGTAGTAGACATTGACTCTTTCGATTACGAAGAACGCTTCAAAGCGGCGGTAGAAGCCGTTGACAAACTCATTGAAGGGATGGCGGTATAAATGGCAGTTAGTATCAATCTCAATGGTACGACGACGAGTTATCTCATGGTCATCATGACCGACAGCTACGCGGGGAACTTTGAGCGCAAATTGTGTGCCTACGCTACGGGTGCAGTCGGTGAATGTGAGGTTGGTTACCGTGAAGCGCGTGATTTCACAGAAGAGTTTGGCGACGACTTCACAAACAATCTTCGTGAGATCATCCGTGATGAACCAGACGATCATGGTTGCCATCGACCTGTCACAATGATGGCAACCATCGAAGGAGATCCGAACCACGGAATGGGCTTGAACTACAGCAATGTGGCGATCTTCTTTGATGATATTCCCACCGAAGAAGAGTTCGAAATCATCGTGAGCCGTGCTCGGGAGTATGCCGCACAAAAGGGCATCAAAATGTACGGCTATCGCTTCATCCGTACTAAGGTCAAATATTCGAGCGAAACTGTGAAGGAGGAAATCGACGCGTGATGGTCAAATACAAGGTGGAGTTCTGGTGGGGCACTTACAGCCCCATTGGGACACCGCATGAAATTATTGAGGTCGAAGCAAGTGCTGGCACTAGTGATCGAGAAGTGTGTCTTCTCGCTCTCGATAAGATTACTCACGCATATCCCAAAACATATTGCTGTGATGTGGTTCGTGAGAACGATCAGCCGACCTATGAAGAATTGCTGGAAGCCATGAAAAAAGTAGCTTACCCGCACACTGAGTCCGAAGCTGATGACGCGATGTGGACAGCCCGAGAATTGCTTGAACGTTATGGCATTAACCATAGATAAATAGAAGGGAGAGTGGGCAGGTGACTAAGAAGCAGGATATGGTCTGGACTATTGTGTCGATTCTAGTCTTATTGGCGGGTATCGCTGAATGCTTTTACCGTCAGATAGTCTATGTATACCAATAAAGAAAATGGGGCGGTCGAATGACCAGCCCCATTGCCTATTGTTCAGTTTGCCAAAACATGCAATTAAAAAATCAAATATACGGTGCGTCATCCACAATTTTACCTAACTCCGTGTCCCATGCGACGAAGTATACCTTGCCCTCCTTAACTGCTTTCTCGAACATCTTGGGAAACCCCAAGTGGAAGATGCGTAACGACCATGCGCGGGCATCCTGTTCGATTGTTAGTCCCTTGTACTGCTTCCCTGCGTAGCACTGGAGATGGTGACGATACTCATGCAGAAACGAGATGATCGAAGGCTTATCCAATAAGATTGTCTGCAAACTAGGCATGTAGCAGGGGAACAGGCCAAATTCTACAGAGGGCACAGGAACCCTATAGACAGCTCCGAGATAGTCGCATAGCCTTCTCAAGTGTTGCATCTGCTGTTCAGGCTTGCACTTCTTGTAGTATCCCGTGTTCTTGACCATGCCCATCACCGCACGTACCGCTTTTCGATTAACCTTAACGCGCTCGTAGATTGCCTTGTTTTCTACCATTTCCTCTTCTCCTTTCCTTCCCGCTGATTATACCCTCAACATCTTTGATGAAATTATTAAGTGCAACGGGGGAGGACGGGGAGCACGACATGATGACGACATGCTCGATATTATTATGGCTAAAAACAATTTTTGGGTGACTCCTACCTGTAGTTTCAATACGATATTTTTTCACCCCGCTCCTTTTGAGATGGCGAACTGCTTCTCGTAGATGCTTAGTCATAGTGGTACTTCTCCTTCCTCTTTACTTGACAAGAAGATCGGCTCAAAGAGTCTAATGTGTTGCTCTTGTGGAACCTTCATGGTCTTGCCACCTCTACTATGATACTCCTTGACCTCCTGCCGAATCAACTGGTCATAAGCGGTAAAGAGGAAACGAACTGGCGTGTTCTGCCGTTTGGCGAATTTATGCAATTCTTTTGCTTGCCCTAGATCATGAAAGAGAAAGAGGACGGCAGGGAACATTCTTCCTTGCGTTGCCCGAGCCCACTGTCTGTCTCGCCACTCCCCGCTTTCGTACATAGCCTTGTAGCGTCTAATCTTTGTCTCTAACACATCCATGTCTTCTGTTGCGTTATCAGCTTCGAGGTAAAACATCTTGAACCCGCCCTGCGTGTTGTACTTATAGATGCAGAACGCATCTGGCTTGATCTCTACGTTGCGATTTCTTCCATCCTCCCGCATGGCAAATTTAATCTTCGCTTTGTCTTCCCACTCCCACCGAATGATCTCCCCGCATTCGAGCTGTCTACTAAACAGATGGAGCAGACCGTAGAAATCCTGAATTTTCAAAGTGTGCTGATAGTTCTGGGGAATATGGTTTCGCTTACGCCATTTTTTTATGCGATCATCGGATGGGTCGATGCCGCGCTTCAAGGCAAGAGCCAAGAGACCCGCACGGTCAAGAACTAGATGTTGTTTGGAGCTTCCTGCACCCTCTGCAACGGGCGGGAACCAGCGGTCGATACAGTGGCTATGGTAGAGCTTGCGGATGCGTTGATTCGCCTTCTCGCGGCGACTAGACGGTTTCAGGTCTCCGAATACCAGCATCTCGATCTGCTCACCCGTCATAAACGGGCGTTTAAATAGCCAGTGCAGGATTTCAAAATCTCGATTGGGCAATGACCGCACTAATTCTTGAACATATTCGACTGTAACACGAATTGAAGACCTATCATGCTTCTTGATGACACGTCTTTCAGGTGTAAACATGGTTGCATACACTCTCCTCCTTGTGATATAATACACGTATAAGACGAAAGGGGATGTCAAAATGAGACAAAATTTTAATCCCAAAGAGCGTCAATACTATCCGATTACTCTCAATGAAGCTCTTGCGGTTTTTCATGACGGTGGAGTCGTAAAGGTTGTTGGCGTTACCCTAGAAGGCAAGCGAGTTGATTCTGGTACGCTTATGGGCGAACATAAGGAACACTTCCTGTTCAATCAGTTTAATGTAGAAGCAGACATGACGAAAGCAGTTTACTTCTACAAATGTCCATATGACACCGATGACAGGGAAGCTGTTAAAGCATGGATGAACGCCATCTTCCAATCTAAATAAGGGAGGTATCCACTATGATACCAGAACAGTACCGAGAGCACGAACGCAACATCTTCTTCTTGGTGACACAATACAAGCTCACATACCCCGAAGCGAACCGCATCTACAAAGAGTGCAATTATGATTTCAATGCCGCAGAGCTTGAAGCTCGAAGACTGCGAACGATAACACGTATCGTGCAACTCTAAACTCAAAGGAGCGATGATCTTAATGAAAGTGACAACTGGATTTCTCACTGACGGCTCTGGTGTAATCATGCAATACCAGCTTAACGAGCGTGAAATTGAAATCCTTCAATTCGTAGACCAGAATCGCATGATTGAGTGGCGGACTAGATACCTAGAGGAAGATCGACTCGATGACTCTGGACGCTTTCGAGAATCAGAAGCAGAATCACTTATCGCTAATGGCTTTCTTTCCTATATTGACGGAGCTTGGCATGATGACTATGAACTAACTCCTCTTGCCAAAAAGTTTCTTGAATATCGCAAAGGAAAGAAGCTGTAATATGCAAAAAGAAAAGAAGTACGTTGTCGTGTACCAAACATTTATCGGCTTAGGCGATCTAGGAATGGATAGCTTCGCCGATAAAGGAGACTGGAATAGGAGATACAAGGAACTAACGGAAGAAGGCTCGTTGGCTTGGAAACTGGAGCTAAAAGAATCTAACCATGAGCAAGTTCTTGACAAGAAAAGACGAAGCGAAAGGAGATGATGTGCCAGTGACGCATCCAATCACACAACGCTTAAAGGTTCTAAAAGGACAAAAGGAAAGACTGGAAAGACAGATCATGCCTATTCAAAAGAGTCTCTACGAGATCGAGCAAGAAATTAGTCGCCTACGCAGAGAATGTCCGCACCCCCAAGATCAACTGACTAGCTCAGGTCAATACAAAGAGACTGATGTTGACGACGAAGGAATGATTGATGAATTTTATGTCTACTGCTACGACTGTGGGGTCTGTGGTGAATCTTTGGAGTTTATGTCTGAACAGCATGACAATGAGGAGGATGAAAACCATGTTTAAAGTACATCCCATTGATAGCACCAAAGTTCTTTATGATGAATTTTTGACGGTGTATGCTGTCAGTATCATCAATGGGGAGACTTCGTTCCTCTTCCATGATCATGGATACACTTGGTACTGGGATTCAGCCTATAAATACTATCCTGCCCCCTCCTAGAGAGGGGTCTTTTCATTCTACAAAGCTCAATACACGACCTTGTGTTTCCAGCTCTTCTGCCGCCCGCTCGATCTCTTCTTCCTTGTGGCTACAGTTTTCACAAATAATATTGAGATCGCCGTGCGCCTGTAAGTCCTCCCTTCCCTCCTTGGTCAAGACAGCCTGATGGGAGTTAAAGTGCCAGTCTTCCTTGCATATCGGGCAATGCGCTTTTGCCATTTTAATTTCCTCCCTTTCCTCTTAGGCAACCGCAACCTTTTGTGTTTCCAGAGACAAGTGCGGAACCTAATACTACTACCCCCTGCTTACCGCAGTCACAATCGCACAGCCAATAGCTCTTTCGTTCTCTTTTATGGAACTTAATAACAGTTAGGCTCCCAAACCTTTTACCAGTTAAGTCTCCTAATCTCTCCCTATATTTCTTTTTCTGTGGACTGAACTCTTCTGTCAAATGAAATACACCATCAATTTCCTTAACGGCATATGTTTTTTTATTATGTTTAACGTAAGCAGTTCCGTTATGATGGTGCAAGACCCGATTAGCAATCCCCTGAACCTCTGGCAAATAGACCTTAACAAAACTAGTCTTATTCTTCACTTTATGCCACATCCTCTTCGTCACGAAGCTGATCGAGCAGAGACATATCGGCTTCTTCCTGCTCGTATTCATCTGCCACTTCTTGCATGAGCTGGAACGTATCAAGCAAGGATACAATTTTCGACTGTACGATAGCATCGACTTCTTCGTAGGTGCGTGTGTAGTGTTCTCTGCTATACGCCGCCGCTTCTTCTATGTTGTCTTCCCGCCGCTCGTAGTGGTCAAACTCAGTCTTGATGGTAAACGGATGTGGCGTATTGCCGCGAACACTGAGACGCGCAATGCCGTGGAGTGACGGCATGATGAGTTCCTGCTTCGCGTAATGCGGAGCGAAGATACGTCCGTACTCCTCTTGATCTTCCGTACCGATCTTCATGGCAACGATATGTGGCATGTTGCCCATCATTGCACTGTAGGTCTTTGGATGATTCTGCTTGATCTGCTTGAGGTACTGGAAGCCCATGACAATGCCGAGACGGAACTTACGGGACTGAGACAGCATAGTCGGGAAGTTCTCATTGATAAGATCGTCTGCTTCGTCAGCCGCAAGAAAGCAAGGTAGTCGATCATTAATGTTGTGAATCTCTTCCCGAGACAAGGCGGCAAGCCAGATTTTCGACAGCATGAGTCTGGCGATCAGGTTCCAGTTCTCTACCAGAATGCCTTTTGGGATAGTGATGACAACGATCTTGGCTTCATCCATCATCTGACGGAAGTTATAAGTCTGACGACCCTGCGACGTGATGTTCATAAGCATCGGGTCTTCAATGAGTGCGCCGAGCTTGTTGATCGACGGCATGAACATCTTCAACAGTTGCTTTTCCTCGTAGTTCTCCTCAATTGTTTTCCAGAACTTCCATGATAGCGGAGCTTTAGAGCGAAGATCAGGGATGATGCTCTCGCGGAACTCCTTGTCGGTCAACATGCGGAACATCTCTAGGAAGGTTCCACCTGTCTCCATTTGAGCCGTAATGTTGTGCCGAGTAATATACTCGGTTTGAGGGCCAAAGTTCTGTCCCCACAGCTTCTTGAACAGAGCGATCATCTCGTTCTTGGCGTTCTGCTTGTAGAATTTGGCGAACACGGGATTGGCAGTTGCCGCTACTTCATTGAACTCCATCAAGTCGATGGGCGGAGGGTTCAGCACATCTCCGAAGTTGAGCCATACTAAACGATGCATCTCAGACTGCGGAAGCATCTTAATAAAGTCGCGAGATTGGTCGCCTTGCGTGTCGATGATGATGACACCATAGCCAGCTACAGCGCGGGAGATCATCAGGTTATTGATAAGAGTTGTTTTTCCTGCGCCCATCGCACCAGTGATGATGAGCGGATGCACAAAGTCACTGACATGATCTGTCGGATAGTAGAACTCCTTCTCTTCGCCATTGTGAACATGTTTGGCGAAGAACGTTCCATCTTCCAGACCTTGAGGCAACGGATACGTTTTGAGTGAGTGTTTCAGTTCAGGAATAACGATATGTTTGTTCACCAACCGAACTAACGGGGAAAGCTCACTTGTTGTTACGATATCATTCGTATGCTTAGGCACACTACGATCTAACATTTGATTGTAACATGAACGAATGTTGACCCGTGTTCTTCGCCATTCGTTATCGGCATCCATTTCAATGAAGGAGTTTGCCAGCTCGGTTAATCGAGTCGATGCTACATTCTTGTCTTTTGCTTCTGCCGCTATCCGAATTGCTACATTGAATGCGGGTAGCGCGATCTTCTGCTGAGTGCCCTTCAATTCTGCACGTTCAATAGGCGTGTTCTTTTGACTCTCCAGAGACTTATCGAACACATTGACATTGCCCAAAGTCATCATGTAGAGTACTCCACCAAGTAGAACCATAAGAGCCTTCGCGCCAATCACTGTGCCGCGCACCCATGTATTGTTTGTGCCCCTCTTCGGCTTCACGCCTTGAAATAGCATCTTACGATATGCTTTGTACGCCTTGCCCTGCCACTTGTTATTGATCGGAACCATAGAGATTTGCAGAAGCATCCGCTGATCTTCCTCCAGCCCACTCATAGAGTTCAGAATGGAGCTGATAGGCGCATCACCAGCCTTGCTCGATTTAGTGGCAAACATAAAGTGCTTGTGCAGACTCATCTGTGCCACGAACGCTTTGTCTGTGAACTGCTTGGCAGGGTCGAACTCAGTGGACTTGATTTCTGCACTGGGATAAGCGTCGAAGATTCGACTACGAATGAGACGTTCTATTCTACGGGGAACTACTGCGTAGAACCCGATCTTATCCTTCTCTGCGTAAAGTTCCCAAGAGATTTTATCCCTATCGTCCCATTTCTCCCGCTTCCCTTCGGGTTCAATAGTACGAAAGAAGGAGCGCAACATCCGTTCTGCATTCTCCAGATCGGTCTCGTCAGGTACGTTGTTGACCTCCAGTACAGTATAATCTTTCACTGTAGCACAACCTCCCTCGGATCAGTAGTCAACAGCCGTTCTTCGCGATCAGAGTAGTCAATCTTGATCTTTGTCTTGAAGTTCGGGGCGTAAATGTAGCCACGTCCTTTGCCGCAGGTACGGAGGTACATTTTCTCTTGCTTGGTCAGATGGAAGAGTTCTGCCGCTTCCTTTACATCATTGTCTCCGAGATGAAGCAGGAGCTTGATAGAGCAGAGATCGAGAATCATCTTGCCTTCTGGCGATCTCATGAACTCCTGCACGTTCTGAGTGATGAGCGTCGGGGCGCAGAATCGTTTACGAATTTCTTGCATGATGGTGAGGATAAGATTCGGGTCTTCACGCAGGATGTTGTGAAACTCTTCAACGATCAAAGAGCGGCATTTCATCGGTGCGGCTTGAATGAACTGCCAAACCTTGCGAAGCTGGTTGACATTATCGCCGTAGAAGATGATGAGGTGGCGGCTCCAGTCTGGTTCCTGATCTCTTTCCACGTATTGTCCGCCCATAAGATCGCATAGTTGACGATACTCGCCGCTCCAGTCGAGGACAATGACCTGACTGCCAGTAACAAGATTGCGGCTGATCTCTACTGTCTTGGCAGTCATGCTTTTGCCATATCCAGAGCTACCAATAATAACGGCGTTTGGGTTCGGCATCTCGAAGCGGTCGAATGTGATGAGAGCATTCGTTTGTTCGTTGATTCCATAAAGAATGCCGCCTGTGCTGGAATAGTTAGCATTTGTCCACAGAAGCATGGTAGACAGAGCGCGAGAGTCGAGGGTATACCATTCATTAAGCTGGTTCCAGCAGAGCGGCAGGGTTGAAGTCAGAGCCTTGTTCATCTGGTAGATCGCTCGTCGAAAGCTGACCTGTATGCTACGGAGAGCACCTTCGATAGCATAGCTATTACGTTCCAACTCATCCAAGCTATCAGATACTACCGTCACGCACATTCCATACTGGAAGATACTGTCTTGACCACTGGAGATGCGTTTAAGGAGGTCTTTCGCGTCGTCGATCTTCGCTTGAATCTCGCTCCCCGCGCTGATGCCGCTTCTCATCACCATCTCCTTTGAGGACTGCAACTTTGCGATAGAGACTTCGAGACTGCGGATTATCATGTCCCGAGAGTACGGATGGATGTGCTGGCTAATTTCTACAGGGAACGGAAACTCAGTGAGTGGCTTCATCCAGTTTGGATAGGCAACTCTCGGATAGTCGGTCACAATATACGTGCGACGGTATTCATTGCCATAGATCACGTAGTCCTTGCGTTCTTGCACCTTGAACGGGAAAGCATAGAAGTCATCTAACTCTCTGCCAGTCAGTTGATGTACGTCAATGCTCAGCGGTTCTACAGCCCGCATGATCTGATCGCGCAAAGAACCGAGCGTAGACTGGGCGGCCTCATAGGAGCAATAACGATCTGTTTTTAAGATCAAATAGTTGACGGTAGTGAGTTTGCCTTGGGCGGCCTCATCCAGATATGTGACATAGGACTCCCCGTACTTCTTAACGTTTTCATTGTCGATACAGCCGATCATTTTGTCAACGCGAAGGATGTGCTCAGAGAAGTCGAGAGGTACACGCTTCTGAATGTGTTGAATCGGCGCGTGGAACGAATTAATGATCTGCTGAAACGTCATGAGGATAGCTTCTTGGTCGTCTTTGTCGCACATGTCAAGGTCTACCGACCCTACACGCAGTACCATGTACCAATGTTTTTTGTATTGAGCAAGATCATTGCAGGGCATATCTAATGCATACTTTTGGCGTTTGCTGGTGAACATATTCTTCTACACCTCCATCATAGTTCTTAGTACGGAATGGATACTTCATCATATTCCACGTATATTGATCTAATGTCTGTCCTTCTACCTTGTAGATAGTGAAAAACAGTGCGCCGCCTACTGCGAAGATGCTTGCCGATACTCGAACTGCAACATCCCAAGTAGAACCTAGCTTCCAGATTCCTACGGAAGTCGCACCGCCGATGATGAGAAACAGGACTTGTTTTGCGTTAAGATTTGCGATCAGACCTTCTTTCACATTGATGTTGCGCGGAATGATATAATCTTGCACTCTAACCATCTCCCTTCTACTTAGCTACGGCCAAAAGTCTTGCTGGCATTGCCTTGATACCTACTGCCGTATTTAGTGCCCACTTGAATGGGTTAATCGTGCCAGTGACAAACTTACGAAGGAAAGACGGAACGGTCAGCATGACGAACATCGTGGCGATACTAGCGAAGACCGCGTTGATCGGGTCTACCCCCTGAGATGCGGCGATAGAGGTTACGATAGCCGTGCCGATTGCCATGACACCGCCCTGAACCAGCGGCGTAGTCAGATGAACAATGGTTTCCTGAACCAGAGTTCCAATCATTGCTCCTCCATCCACAATCCAAGAGGTTGTAGCGAACGGAGAGAATATTCCGAGAACAATGAGGTTGATCTGGCGTACCCAGTATTGAATCATCAGGAGAGCCATAAGAAGGAAGAAGCCGATAATCCAGAAGAACTCCCCGATAAACGTTGTGGCGAATGAGCCAACACCATGTACCCCCATAGGAATCATTCCGCTTCCGAAGTTTGCCATCATGGTTTGCACAACTACATTTGACAACTTCACTCCATAGCTCATGATCGGAAGCGTAAGGTATGTCAGAAGTACCGAAGCAAAACAACGGAGGATAAGTTCGGATACTCCCATCGTACTGCCGCCTACCGTGTGTGCTTTAATCATGTCAAGACACTTCTTCCCCATGATAAGCGAGGTTACGGACATTGCGGTGAATGAGACTACTGTATACATGCCGACCAGACTAGGATTTTGAAAAAAGTCTTGCGTCGTTAGGACAGACTTGGATGCAATCTCGTTGAGCTTCCAATAAATAGAAGCGGTTTCACCAGCATGTGGCATCGACCCAGTTACGTGTTCGATCAGTCGATCAGCCAGAACGTTTGCAATTCTCTCAGGAATCCCCTGCTCAGGGATAGGGGTCTGAGTTATGTTCGGTGCGACTTCTTCTGCATGTGCTACCGCAGAATATGCCAGAGTAGAAATGACACCGAATAGTCCAACTACCTTCTTTATCAGCTTGTTCCGCCGCGACTTGCGGTTCATCTTGTCAACCGTTTCTTCAACTTGTTTTGTCACCTCATCGAGCTTGCCGATTAAGGTGGGCTTCGTGTCGTCATAGACAACTTTTCCTCCTACGCGAACTTTCAATGCCTAATCCCTCCCATCAATGGAATGCCGTTTGCAGATAGCTCCATGCGCTGTTCACAGCCCACGGAGTTGCCGCCAGACCCAAGATGCCACCACCTACTCCCAACCCCACTACCTTTGCCTTGGTGCGACCTGCGGGATTGCCGCCAGATGTGATAAGAGAGAGAATACCCCATGCGAGAAAGGGAGTAGCCAGCAGAACACCGATCTTAGTAATCGTCCAGTAGCCCTCATTTGCAACACGTTCGATAGGGGTGAGGTTGATACCAGCCGCCATTGCTTGATGCGGAACCATCGTAAGGAATGCGGTGAAGCCAGCACCAGCGGCAGAGACTTTTCCGATAGCGTCGAATTTGCGATCATTGCAGGAATTGTTGATTTGCATGTCTTGGTTGTCAATGATTTCTTGCAGAACTTCATTGACATTGATGTTGCAGTTCAGATCACGATAGCCGTACTCACGATGCCCAACGTTGATTTTCATATGGAATCCTCCTCCTAGTCGTTTTTGGTAAAGAAAGTAGGTGCATCTTCCATATTGTTGATGGCAACTTGGAAGTAATCGTTAGCCTGTTTCAGATCGTAGCCACTCCCCGTCTTTGCGTACTCCAATAGTTCGTCATCGCGCCTAATGAAGAAATGCAGAACTTCCAACATCTCACGGTGTTCGCCAACGTAGTTCGGTGGTGGCTGTACGTCCTTCAGAGTGCTCTCAATTTTCTCCAGCTTGCGCTTCTGATTTTCTACAGATTTCTTGACTGTACGATAGTCGTCAATGTTGATGTTTTCATTCTGCACGATCTCCATGAATTTAGTCAGTTGACCACGGGTGTAGTCGATATACTCTTGCTCTGAGAGTAGTTTGTTTTCTTTACACCCACCCGCGAAGATTGTTGATGTTAAAAGCATAACAGCGGCACAGAGTTTTGCCTTCTTCATCCCTATAAGCCTCCAAAGTTTAGATTATCAAGCTCACTATCAAGGTCTACCTCTTGTACTGGCGATGCGGTAACGACAAGATTAACAGGTTGCAGAGATATGTCTTTCACAATCTGCCGTTGCGGTTGCGGCGCGACAACAGAGATAGTATCTTCTATTATGGTCGATTTTTCTACTTCTGTATTAGCATCCCCGCCGCCAATCAATTGCAAAAACATTTCGCGGAAGTCACGGCTACGCTCCATCCTCTTCGCTTTGTCACCGTTGTAGCTATTGTACCAGTGGATCAGAGCCTTGAAGCGCGGGTTATCTTCGGGAACGCTGAACGAGAAGATCACGCCGTCCGACCCCACTTCCGAACTGCGAACTTGCGGAGACCATTTGCGTTCTGCTTGTTATCGCCGTACTTTGCATCTTGGAACGCTTGCTCCAGATACGGTTTTAGAAGTACTGCTCCGCCGCCCGTGAACGCCATCTGAGTAATCTCCCATGCGTCACCCCATCGTGCCTTGATCTCGTTGACGATGGTAACGGCGAGATCATAGAGACCTTCGTTGATGATCGGTGTTACATCATGCCCCTTGACCTTCCCACCGCCACGGATGATGCTTGGAATGTCGTATGCCTTCACTTCCAAGCCGTTAAAGAATTGACCGATCTTGCGGGCGATCTGATCGAACGCGACGTGCATCCCGTTCTTGCTGTGGATGCTGTGACGACTTACGGGATTAAATCGGTGGAAGACTGCGCCCATATTTGTTTTGTATCCAATGTCATAGATCGCGAGGTAGCCAAGAACGAGGTCTTTATTGGCAATCTCGCCGTTGTCATCGAGCGTGAGATCGAACATTGCACCGTAATGTTGCGGAACGGGTTCTACGTCTTCGATATTGATGGTTTTCGGCGGCGTGTACTTCCCGTAGAATCCGATCTCCAAGCCATGTACCATGCCCTTGTAGCTGTCGGCGATATGCTTACCTTCGTTCATCTTGTAGTACGGCAATCCGAGAACCATCTTGACAGTAGAAAACCCTTCAGGAGCCACCAAGGAAACAGCAGTATGGGCGAGTAGAATAGACTGCTTGGTAGTATACTTATCATCTGCTACGTCATGGTTACGGAGCTTTGCGTGGTTGATGGCGCACTCTCCAACACCGATATGCTTCATTCCTTTCTTCACTGTCATGTGCTGGAGCTTTTTATCGGGGTCTCCCTCGATAGGGCGCGGTACGTCGATTTCACCCGTCACAGAGGGAAAGTCGATCACTTCCTTATGGTGATTCGAGCACACGTCTTGGTTGCCGTTGCCATTGTCATAGCCAACATACACTTTGCTCATGTGTTCAACCCCTTCATAAGTTTTTCGAAGAGTTAATAACTGCTTCGTGCTAACATCCTATGGGCATATGCCCACTTTGATGCCTGTTCAAATAAAAAAAAGATCACGGCGTTTGCCGTGACCCTCTTTTCTTAGGAGAAGAAGATAGCGCGTGGTGTTCCGCTCTGATCTTTTACTTCCTTGATGTTGCCCTCGCCGACATAAGCGGCTGGCACGATTGTTACTGTTGCGTCAGTTACGCAGACCCCATCGACTTGACGGAAGACATACAGGCAATCCTCCAGAGTGATTTCGTTAGCAACCATCTGGTCGATCTTGTATGTTCCAGCGTCCACACCATTCTTCCGCAGGGTGACGTACCCGAATTTCTTGAATTGATTCTTCATTAGGGGGAATCCTCCTTTGTCGTTCTATCTCTCTTACAGAGACTTCGCGACAGAGGAGGAATTATGCCCTAGTCGATTTGCTTGATAAGACCAATTGCAATGACGGTTGCTTCAATCGCGCCATCGTACCAGTTCTTCTCTTCTTCGTCATGAGCGTTGTGACGGCAATCGCGATAGCACTCCTTTTCGCGCTCCAGCTTTTCGATTACTTCTTCTTTTGTCATAGATCATACCTCCTTATTATAGTTGCGACTCCAGCAAAGCGCGGATTTCTGCGAGGGACTGATCGCGCACCAGCTTGCCGTCCACGAACACATCTTCGAGCATATTGTGATCGTTGTAGTTGATATTCATAAGCTCTTCTTCTGTTAGGCTGTCAATCAGAATGATCTCAGGCTTTGAAGTTATACGACCATTATGCGGATTAAAGTGAGACTTGCAGACCGCCAGCTTGCCAGTTGCCGATTTCTTGAAGCCAGAGTCGGTGATTGGGTTTTTCATGATGAAATGTTCTTCGCCATCAATCTTTACATAAGTAGCTTTCAGGGCAAAACCGAAGGTATCACGAGTTTGATACTGGTAGGTAAAGGAACCGATGCCAAACACGATGTTGGTAGATGCGAACCCCTTAAATTTCAGACCTTCGAGGATACGCTTTGCACGGTCAAGGCTGATCGCATCTCCGTAGATTACGCCGATATGCGAGTCAAGTTGCTTGTAGCCCTTCTCAGTGACCGTGCCGCCGAAGATATCCCACAGGAGTTCAATGACACCTTTACGTGCACGATAGTCGGTAGCTTCGGGGTCGCCTACCAGAATCTTCACGGGGTCGCCAGAATCAGGACGAATAACTACTCGACCGTCACGGGACATGATTTTATCTTTAAGACCACGATAGTGAACGTCGATTGCATTCCACAAGTCCCAAGTGTCAGAGACAATAGACACAAAGCCTTTCGGGTATACATCTTCGATCAGGCGGCGAATGGTCTCCCCTTCGTTCTCCCGCCCGCCAGCGCACATAACAGAATGCTCAGTAGCAGGAATGGAAGTGCCAACCATCTCGGTCTCAATGTTAGCATTGTAATACGATTCCATATGGGCGATAGCAGGAACAGTATCGGTTCCCACAAAGGAGAGCAAGTGACCTGCATTTGCGTGTTCCGCCACTTTCAGACCGCCCATGCCGCGCATGGAGAAGTCGTGACCTTGAAAGATAACAGCAGACTTATCCGCACCAGTTTGCTCCGCATAGTCTTCCAACAGTTTGCGATATTGCAGGGCAATGGTCGCAATGGTCATCGGTTGCCAGATTTCAGACGACAGCAGGGTTTCAACGTAATTCGTCAGCCAAAAGAAGTCGTCATGAGTATTCTCGATAGTAAGCATCGGAACCTTGATCGGTACGAGCGTACCTTCTTTCACCGCCTCAATACGGAGCGGCAGATAGCCGAGGTCATGCAAGGCGGCAATATGGGAAGCATCGGGATTCTCAATACCTAAAGTGAACCGCATGTAACGATAATACTCATATACTACTTCAATGTGCGGACGAGCGAAGAAGTGTTCATTGAAGTAGTCGATCAGGTATTCCTTGATGAAGGCTTGCAGACCGAACATCACTACCTTGTCTACGCCTTCAATGCGGGAAAGCCGCCCTGTCCAGTTCGAGTACACACGAGTAGTGCCTTTCGGATATTGCTGACGGTGGTTTACCTTATAAAAATCGCACAACAATGAAGCGGGAGTTACGAATTTACCCATGTTCATTACCTCCTCAGATATGCTTCCAAGTATGGCGATACCAGATTGCTTTAAAACCATGAATGGAAATCACTTCAGCGTAGTCGGCATACACTTCGCCGCGCTTTTCACCGTTCGCCTGACGCTCCCGTATTGACAGAACATCTGACTCGGTTAGTAACTTGGTCGAACTCCGATCTCCTTGGTGGGAATGTAGTCCATTTGCGAAAGCGTGTTGCATATTCTCGGAGTGCGTAGCCCATTCAAGGTTCTCAGCTTGGTTGTTCTTCTTGTTGCCATCTTTGTGATTGACCTCGGGCTTGTTTTCGGGATTGTCCAAGAATGCCGTAGCCACGATTCTGTGTAGTTTCTTGTAGGTGCTAGACCCTAACCTTGACAGCTTGATCTCTATGTATCCTCTGTCGTTGACACGCTCGGTCAAGATTTTCTCTGTTACCACGCACCTACGACCATCACTACGAATTATTGTTCTTGCAAGTGATTTTACACGACCAAGATTGGATACTTCGTATAGACCTTCGTACCCTTCTATTGGTCGCCATTCTTCACCCAATCGCTTCACGCTCCTTTTTGCCTTCATGTGTGTCGCGGCGTAACTCAGCATGTTGTATGCCTGAGCGAGTCCAGCCCGATCATCCAAGAGGATATTGTAGTAGATTTTTCGACCGTTAAAGGGTAGGAAGTCAGGATTATCATTGAGCTTGTCCACAGGAATATTGTTGTCTTTCAGATACTTCCACACAAAGTCTAGCTCGTCATTTTCCCGCGCCGTGAAGCATATGAAGTAAGCTCCAACTTCCTTGCACTTACGGAGGAGATCAATTACCATCGAGTAAGAGTAGCCGCCGCCGTGATAGTCGTAAACTGTGTTGTCGAAGTCATACGCGATCACCAGCCTACCGTATTTCTCCCATTCACGAATCAAACGTTCTGTAGCGGCATACTCATCAAGAAAATGGTCAAGCATTCTTGCCAGACTCCTTGATGAGATTGAAGACATGGATGCGATCAGACAGCTCATCCTTGATGTATGTCTTGGCTTTCTCTGAGAACATCGAGTCTGTTGTGAAAATCTTATCAACCAGATAGTTCTTGGCGTTGACGTGTTTCGCCAACAACATTTGACCTTCGAGCATTGAATCTTCTGCATGTCCAACAAAGAGATACACTTCTCCTGCGCCGATATCTCTCAACTTAGACGCGCTATGCAGGAACGTGCCGCCACGGGAACAGAGATCGTCAAGGATGAGAACTTTCGCGCCAGTTTCGATATCGCCGACAATCTCCAGTCCCTCGATTTTCCCAGTTTGGAAATCACGTTTCTTGAAGCCGACTGCTTGCTTGAAACCTTTCAGCTTACTATAACGCTTTTGCGCTCCAGCGTCAGGGAAGAACAGGTAATCTTTATCCTTGTCGAACCCGATCATTTCTAGAACATCGTCCAGCATTTCGACCGTCACGTAGATCGGAAATGCTCGTTCGAGCATAGCCATCGTCACATCGGAATGCGGCTCAAGAACATAGACATCTTCGAAGTTCAACGAGTTAATGAACTGCGTGACGTATTTCAGGGTGAAAGCAGAGTCGTTCTCCGTTCTGTCCATACGGCTGTATGGCATGTACATCATTCGCAAAAGGGCATGTGCTCCAACTTGGTCGATGTACTTTTTCAGGAGCATCAGACGGAAGAGATCAGCGTCTCCCTCGTACTTGAAGTCAACCGAATAGACGCGGTTGCGCTCCAATTCGACTTTCAACATCGTTTCCCCGTTCGGGAAAGACCCGAACTCTACAGCCTTGCCGTCGAGATAGATCACGTTTTGTTTTCCCCTTTCGTTATCTTATACTTATACTATACTAGGACGAGGGAGGAAAGTCAAGCAAAAACTTTCCTCCATTTAGTAGATTCCTAGTAGATACGCTCTTGCTTATCCGTTGCCATTATCCTTTTTCTTCGGAGCAGTTTTGCGGCGCGTCAGGCTTACGACAGTCTTGGTCTCATGTTCGGTGTGTTCCGTGATAAGTCGCGGCGTGAGCTTGCCTTGCTGTGTCAGGATGGAGAAGTCAAACGGCTTTTTCAGGTCTTGCGGCGTAACCAGAATGCGGAGAGCCAGAGCTTTCTTGTCTAGCTTTTCTACTTCACGAACACGGCGGCGCAGAACTGCAAACGTCCCATCGAGCAACGGGGCAATTACGAAGTCGTCCAGCATATCCTCCATGAATTCCTCAAATTTCTCCATGCTCAGTTTATTTGCTTCTGTTAGCTCCTTAATCATCTCCTTACGTTGGAAGTACGCAATCATCTCGTCTTCAATTTCCATCTGGCGCACAGCTTTACGTTCGTCAGTTACTACGGTCATATATTAGACCCTCCTAGTGTTTATTTTTCTTTCAGTACGTTGTTCTCCTGCCGCAGACGGAGGTTAGGCGTATGGCTACTGTGCCAGAATAACCCCGTCATAAGCAGAAGATAGTTAATGATGAGAGTGCCTAACACAACAGGATTCATGCTCGTTTCCCCCTAGAGCAGAATTGCGCGTGTGCTATTCAGATCGCTTAATCCATCTTTTCCGATTCGCTGAACGACATATGCCTTGACCCACGGTTGTTGCGTGAACTTCGAGCCGAAGTGGTAGTCCATATCATGACACAGACAGCCTGACTCGATAATCTTCACTCCACCATTCATGATTTCACCGACCTTGTGCGTATGCCCGATGATACAGACACGGTGCTGAATGCCGCGAGACATGATAAAGTATTGTGAAGTACTGATTGAAGTTCGCATCGGTGGAGAGTTATAGTTGTCAGGATGTGCGTAGATTGTATCCCATAGCTTCACCCACCAAGTACCAACTACCTCTACATTATCCAAACGATCTTTGTCAAGCACCTCGCCGCTGACGATCACACGCAGGATATCCTTCGGGAAGAGGAACTGCATCTCTTGCGGGATTTCCTCTTCAATGAAGCGACGAAGGCGGCGTTCATGGTTGCCTTCTGTAACGACCACTACTTCGAAACGCTTGGACAGATACTCCAGAAACACTCGACCATCTTCAATCTCCTTACGAAGAGCTACATGCTTATTCTTAGAGAATTTGCTGACTGCGAAGAGATCGAGAAGATCGCCGTTGACAATACATACATTCGCATCGCTATGTTGCTCTACGATACGAAAAACTGTTTCGTAGTCAGTGAACGGAATATGCAGGTCTGACAGGTAGAGAACCTTAACTTCTCTTCCCACGAACCGATCTTCTACACGCTTCTGAACTGCCTGACGATTCTCGTCCGACCGCTTATAGTCGAATAATTGATCGTTTGTAGCAAGAAGCGGATTCTCGATCTGCGGGATATCTGTCTTTTCGGTGCGTTGTTTCGTGAATTCTTCCAAGACCTTGTGGTGATGCTCATAGTCTACAAACGGCGGTGACTGGTCGAATGGCTTAATCGTCCGCGACCAGCCTTCTGTATCACCACTAACGACAATGTTCGTTCCAAAAAGACTTTTCCCGTCGATGAGCAGACCGTCAGACTTTTTTTTATTTGCCAGACGACGCTTGACTTGACGTTCAGACAGTCCCGTGATCTCAGCAATTTCTTTTCTTGTGCGCCCTGCTTCTTTTAGCGCAAGGCACATTTCCCTTTCCTTATTAAAGTCCACCAGTAGTCCTCCTTGGGTATTGGGAATGCCCCTCCCCTACCCGTTAGAGCTGTACGGAGACTCGTACAAGTTGCAGGAAGTAGTTTGCTTCCAACTCCGCCAAGACACGCTTTGCAGTCATGTCAGTGATCACGCCTTGCTCCACTAGTTCCCCGAGCTTTGACCGAACCGCCGCCATTACAGCGTTAAACTTTTCAATATTGTCCATCGTGACTGTGACAACAGGAACAGTTTCTACCGCTGGCGGTGGAGTGATCTGGAGATCGGCAGGGACGGATTGAGCAATCTGTGCGCTTGTCATGCCCTGAGACAATTTCATTCACTCCTTGATGTGTTATGCTTATATTATATCACTCTACCAAAAAAAATGTCAAGGAATGAAAAAAGGCAGAATGGGTGGTTAGCCCATATCTACCAGTTGGAAGTACAAGTTCTCTCCAATTTTAAGCAGTCCATTCTCCGTCATCTGCTCGATGATACGAGACCAAATTTCTAAGTCTTCGTCGGTGAATTGACCGCAGGAATGCAAATTACAGACGACAGTAGACAAAATATCTTTTGGTGTCACTAGTTCTTCCTCCTTCGATTGAAGTAAGACTATTCTAGCAAATAAATTGCAATAGAGTCAAGTGGAAAAAAAGAACCAAGCTCTTTGCTTGGCTCATCGGATACTACATGTTAAACGAAGCTCACGATTCTCAGTTTCTAATTCTTGTACGCGTCTTCGCAGTTCTTCCACTTGTTTCTTCAAATATTCCAGTTGTGTCATCTCCTCTTCTTCCATGATAAAATCTTCAATATCAAGAAGATAAGTATACTGGTTCGGATTGCGGCGAGATGCCGACTTCACGACGCGCACAGCGCCCAATCTGGCAAGTTCATCCATAGCCTTTGTTGTGGTAACAAGCGATACCCCTGAACCCTCTGCTATCTTATTAAACGGTTCAGCGATTGTTCTGGAGCCAGTTTCGCGAATACGTCGAACAATGTAGGACTCAACCGCACGGATGTTCTCTTCGGAGACCTTGTATGATTTCTTTGCTTTGGTTGTCATATAGTTCCCTCCTTAGCTTCCGCATGTACGCACATTATACCATAGATGTGCTATAGCGGTCACTAAACGATTGTTGGTTACAATACATAGTATGACCAACAGGGGAGGAAGTATACCACAACTATAAAATAATTTTTTTCGATGCTACATCTTCTTGCGCTTGCTCGTATCGCTCAGGCGTTCCAATGTCAAGCCAGTAACCTTTATGCTCATAACCGAGAAGTGACCAGCTCTCCGCGAACGATGGGAACACAGTCTCCTCCAGCATCGAGAAGCCGTCTGGTAAGTGGAGATCAATGATTGACTCTGCTTGCATAATGTAAATACCAGCATTAACTTGGTTGCTTGCTGGTTTATCAGACTTCTCGTAGAACCTCGTGATAACACCATTGAACTTTCGAATAACCGAACCATAGTCCTGCGGGCTGTCAACCTCTGCCAGAGCTATCATCAGGCTCCAGTCAAAACGACAAGTATCCCACCATTCAATCATCTTGGTCAAGTCAATGTCGGTTAAAATATCACCGTTCATTACTAGCACATCTTCATACTTAATAAGATCGGCGCAGTTCTTGATCGCGCCGCCTGTTCCCAATGGCTTCTCGCCATCCTCACGATATTGGATACTCACACCGAACTTACTACCATCACCGAAATACTCGACAATCTGTTCGTGCAAATATCCAGTCGAAAAGATGATCTCATCAATCCCGTGTTGCTTTAAGAGTCGAATCTGATACTCTAAGAGGGGAGTACCCCCAATCGGCAACATCGGCTTTGGTACTTCAAGGGTCAGAGGATAAAGGCGAGTGCCCTTACCTCCGCTCAGAATAATTGCTTGCATAGGCTCACTCCTTTCCATCGTGGCATTGACCACCAACTTCGTCAAAGTAACAGTTGGCGCAAGTATTCCGCTCTTTTTCTGAAACTGTTTTTAATTTCGTCTGACATTTTGAGCATCTTTCTCTATTGGAGTTTTTCACGAAATCACCTCCTCGATGGTTTGTTTAAACCTTTGTCCTGCATTGTCCCATGACATTTCCATCATATCTTCCCGCCCGAGTCGCCCAAATACCTTCGGAGCGGTGAATCTATGCTCATAGAACCAGCGCATTGCTTTTCGTAGGCTGTCTATGTTCGGCTCTGCCCATTGCATGTCTGCCGTGAAGAGGTCATGAAAATCAGGGGCAAGGGTATGCTGATGATATCGTGTACTCTCCAATGTGTAGTTAATAAGAAGAGAGTTCTGATCTGTCAAGAAGTCAGTTTGCCCACCCCACCCAGTTGCAATTACAGGAATACCAGAACATAGTGCTTCGATATATGGAAGCCCCACACCCTCACCCCTCGACGGCAATACAAAAACATCAGCCATTGTGTATAGACCTTTCAATTGATCGTCGCTGAACGGGCTTGTTGTTAAATAAAGCGGAGCAGTATTAGTGAAGCCGAGTTGTTCCTTATAATCGAAAATTCGACTGCGAATCACTCGACCGCTATGCCGCGCATGACCCCAGTACGTTTTCATTACAAGAATCACTTTCTCTTCTGCTGTGAACTCAGACCAGAACGCTTTCAAAAGCATATCTGGAGCCTTTCTGTGTTGCCACTGGAAGATTGAAAGAAATGCGAAACGATCTTCGAGTTGCGGCAAATGAAATGGAGCGTTGTTTGGATTAAATCTCTCAAAGTCTGCTCCGTGCGGAACCTTGTAGATCGGAGCGGTCACACCGCTATCCCGTAGCGCTTGAACGTTCTGCTCAGAAGGCACGATAATTGCGTCACAAAGATTTGCGCCAGGGAACCAACTAGCAGGAATTCTTGTTGTCTCCCATACGGTATTAATGATGACGTAATCATACTGAGATCGTTCTGCTTCAACATTAATCCCGCTTGGTTGAGCATGGTAAATCAGTACCTTTTTTTTGTCTGTTGCATACGGCTTTTGGATTAATTCGCTAATGCGGTTTGCTTGTTCAGTGGACAGTTCGGTCGGCGGTGAACCAAAGTTCATCGGCTCTACTTTTACATCAACTCCTGCCCTGTCAAGAGACAAAAGATACTCCCGAGATGCCCGAGAGTACCCTGTTGAATCGTGCACAATGCCCCGCCATACCACTTGGTAATTACTCATCAAGAATACCCCCAATAGCTTTTTGAAGTGCGTATAGGAAGTCCTGTACCTCACCTTCAAGTGCCCCATTTAGCCTGACTAGGCTCAGTGCATATTCCAGCGAAGACGCTTGCTGTTCAGATAACTTGATGTTGATGTGAGGAATAGGGTGCTCATTTTTCTTTACTTCAATCATCATCCACACCTCCATAGTACAATTCTACGATCCGTAAAAGAGTTTCAAACAACCCCGCTTCTAAATTTTATGGAACTGAGGAAAGATAGCCTTTGAACGCCTTTCAGCTTGTGGAGTAATCTGTCTCAGCATCTTGTTAAACTCTTTCAACTGAATCGACCAGTCAAAGCTCTCTGCCAGTCTACGACCAGCAACCCCATATGCCTTCAAAACGCTATTGGCTCCCATGATTCCAGCGCGTGTTTTCTTCCAATCGGCGTAGTAGTAGTTGAGTTTGCGAACCATATCGTCGTGATCGACAATAGCTTGCTCTATGTTCCGCCCCATAATGATCGTATCTTTGACCTTAATGAGCTGGTTGCGGTTGACCACAAGTTCTGGACATGCTGAGAAGTCTGTTACAAGAACAGGTGTGCCACAAGCCTGTGCTTCCAAAATAGGTAGCCCAAAACCCTCGCTCATCGTAGGGAGAGCGAAGAGGTCAAACATCGAGTATAGTTTGTTTAACTCACTGTCGGGAACACCTTTGAGAGCATTAAAGTTATCTGTGCAGTAGGCTTTGTCATATAGCTCGAACCGTTCTACTAGCTCGTCGATGTTCCATCCTACGTCACGAATCTGTGTGTGCATATAAAGAGCCACATCGTCCTTACCCCTTGCAAAATCCGCAAATGCTCTTACAAGCGCAGGTAGATTCTTTCTCGGTTGATTCCGCGCCACCGTGCCTACGATGAACTTGTCATCGAATCCGAGAATTTCCTGCTTGCATGTGCTCCGATCAAGAACTTGGAACTTGTTTGTGTCAACGCCGTGGTAGATCAGCGGCGGTTTACGACCAAGAACCTCCTCTGCCAAGTTCTGAGCAAACTTGCTAAACACAATAGGAGTATCAATATTTAGCAACCATCCATGCCATGACTTCGGGATAGGGTATCCGTCTAGTGGAAAGTAACTTACCCAATGGACAGCTACGCGCTCCTCCATTTCTGGAATAAACTCAGTCATCCAAGGGTCTCCAAGTGTGAAGAGGATATCTGGTTTTTCATAGCGAATGAATTCACCAAGGATATCTTCGCCGAATCGGTCGGCATGTGCATTGCACGGAATGATGGGAAACGGGAAGTCATGGGGCTCTCCCGTATATCCCCATCCGATCACTGTCACAGCATGTCCTAGCTCATGAAACGCAGGAGCTAAAACTTGCATGACGCGACCATACCCAGTAGTCAGCGTGGGACTATCGGATAGCATTACGATCTTTGCCATCTATTTTCCTCCTCTATTAAAACGGCGGCGTGTCAGGAATCACGAACAGACGAGACATAATGGCTCCGAAACAATAGTCAATCTTCTCATCGGGAGTACCTTCGGCAACCAAGTAGGGGACTTGTTCAGCATCGAGAAACCCCTTGATTGCGTTGAAGATTGCCACTTGATCTTCTACCGTCTCAGTACGAACGCCATCGTCTATAACATCCATCGTAGGCGGGAAGAGAACGATCAGATCGAACCAGTGAAGTTTTCGGAGTGCCATAGAGTGAAGCTCCTCCAAAATTTTGTATTCCTCTTCGGTCGGTGTTTTTCGTTCCTGCCGCGCCATCTTAGCCATCAAAGAACGCTTCCCAAAAATATAAGCGTTAACGGCTGGAGTATCAGACAACATTACGTCAGTGTTGTTAGCAACACCAATGTCGCGAGACATTTGATTATGGTAGATGATGAACTCAGTAGCAAGCTCTTGCGGCACTCCGTAGGTCTGAATGTACTGACGGACATATTCTTTAGAAGTCTCTGCATTGATGCGTTGCTGTTTGAGCTTTGCTTCCAGCCCCGCGCACACGGTACTCTTGCGGCTACTCGGAGCACCACAGATGTTTACTTTCAGTCCCATTGCTATCACCCCCACAGGCTCAGAAGTCCGCGCCACAAACCGACGAACAGAATCGGCGTGGCAACGATGGAAACGTAAAACCAGAACGGGCTTGGATTCTCAGTTTCAACTTCTTGCTTCATTGCGCCGAGCGCAACAACAAGTCCGAGCGTAAGAATCCCAATTTCTAAAAGTGTCATCAGCCAAACCTCCTACCGCTTAATCCACTCCAATATTTCAATCATGTTGAGTGGTTTGTAATTCGTTATCGGCATAACTGCTCCGTACTTAGGCTTGTCCATTGCAAACCAAATTGCGGCGGCAAGTCCCGAAGTTACAGTGGCGATAGCGTTCAGAATAATATTGACTCCTCCTAGTTGCCGAGCAAGCTGTTAACTGCACTTGCACCATTAATCATCCAGATCAGAATGATGCCAACCCAAATGAGTCGAGCCACCGCGCTTTCCAGAATGCAAATCATCAGCGCACCAAACGCCACGAACAGAACTGCCAAGATCAGAAACACAATATTGAACATCATCATTCATGTCACCCTCTCATGTATTATACCTGTATTATACTAGACTACTAGAAAAGAGTCAAGGACAGCCGAAGCTGTCCCTGTTCTCTTAGCCGATCACGATGATATGGCTCCACGGAAGCGGCGGGTCATTTTGGGCGATCACACTCGGGGAGTCGGGTGTGATCGGGATGATTTCGTCGAGCACCGCCGTACCCATCACCAGTGCGAGTGCCAAGGTCACTCGAATCATCATTCCTGTGATTTTCTTCATCATGCCTAATTCCTCCTCTGTTATTATCTTACACTTATAGTATACTGGGCGCAACTACCATCTGTCAAGGAAAAATCTATTAGTCTTCTTCCTCAAAAAGATCGACGGGCGAATGCTCCCAATACCCACACTCACATCTATACGGGTAAAAGGTTTGTCTTACCAGATAGTCGCCATTAATTACTTCATCTACATATGGGGCATACGGCGTAAGTGACTCCTTACCCAAATTGCAATTCTTTTTATTACACATTTTTACCACTCCTTTGTGAACTATATCCATAATATAACATATCACAAAGGCAAGATCAATTGCTCATGGTAATCTTCATCAATTTTATAGTGCTCTTTCACAATGCTAACCAAATTGAACAGTCCACGATATGGTGCAATAATCAACTCTACCCGCTGTTCTTCCGCCGACTCAACAATGATGCGCTCACCGACGATCAGTTGGAAATAGCGGTCATTTTCAATGCCGCTTTCGCAGACTTTGATCTCTTGTTTCCCGCGCTTGATCGTTTTGGTGGAGTCCATCCCATCCTGAATTGCCTTGAAGCAGTTGTCCACATCAATCCACTTCTTGCCGTGCTGGTAGATGCGGAGATAGATTGAGTAGAAATCGTGCGGTAGTATTGTAGGGATTGCGTCGCTCACGGCTTTGCCTACCAGCAACTCATATTCTTCAAGTTCCTTGGTCGTATACATGATGCCGCGCTTCCCAACAACACGAACGCCGTACATGTTCGACTTTGCGATTGGCCGCCCATCAATAGTTACGAAATAGTAGTCCTGCACTTATTATCTCTCCGTTCCGAAAATATAGGTCAAGCTACCATCCTCTTGCTCTTCATAGTATTGAGAGAAATTTTCGAGTGCTTCCCTCAAAGCTCCTAGAGCCTGTAAGTCATCTTGATAGTATTGATCGCCTTGGTATACGTCGTTTTCTTCTTTTTCGTCTACGACCTTTTGCCAGAAATCAATTTCTCGCTCCAGTTCATCTCGCGAAAAAAGTGTCCCTTTGTAGAAATCGTCCAATGCGCCGTACACTATTAGCCCCTCCTTTAAAATGGAAAAGGGGCAGGATTCCTCCTACCCCATATGACCTAGTTGAAGGTCGGTTTGTTACGCATTGCTCCGTTGAAGGTAGACAGGATACCAGCCGCTTCGTCAAAGGTTAGCTCGGAGAGATCGCCCTTGCCATATTCAGCCAGCTTGTCGCCGAGCAGTCGGGAACCTACGCGTTCGTCACCGTACTTGCGGTCAAGTACATTCGTCATGTTATTGATGGACTTGACTTGACCATCAGTAATCATGCCTGTGCTCTCCATGCTTGCAGAGGTCGTTTCTGCTGGAGTAGTCGGTGCGGTAGGAGTGGAATTGTTACCTCCAGAGTTGCGACGATTCATGGCTTCTTGTCGCGCATTTTGGCGACGGGTTTCTACATCAGGAGCGGGTGTCTTATCCGTATTACCGATGCCGCTTGCGTCGTTGCCATCATCATCCTCGCCAGTACTCAGATTCAGAGCCGCCGCGTATTGATAACGTCGCGCATAAGTAGTTGCGGAACCCATGCCTTGCGGGTCTGTTTTCACAGGCTTCATGATAAGAGGCTCTGTTTCTTGCCATTCGCCAGAGGTATGCATTACCCGAGTTGTAAGAACGACATTCCCGTTTTCATCTCCAGCCGCACTCTGAGTAACAGCCAAACCATATTTGGCAAGAATCGGACGTGTTGCGTCGATCAGTTGGTCAAGCGTCGCGTAGTCATTCTTAAAGTGCGGATTACGACGATCTTTCTCAATTCGTTCTACCTCTGAGCTAAATCCGACAAAAGCAGGAGCGAAATTTACTAGACTTTCAGATGTTTTCATTCAGCTACGTTCTCCTTTTCAATCAGTTATCTTATAGTTATATTATAGACTTTAGTGACAGATTTGTCAAGGAATGCTAGGATCGCTGACAATATTCCTCTAACAACTCAATGAGCCTACGTGCGTCGTCCTTGCTATTGATACAAACTTGTGTTTCAAACCGCGCACGATTATACATTGAGAAGGCCACATGGGTACTATTCAGGTCAACCTCCATGTAAATCCCCTTGTGGCTCAGTTCGTAGCAACAGTCAAACTTTTGAGTGTCAATATTGGTGTCCTTAGCCACTACATATACCTCCATTCACTTATCCAATAGTAGTAATCCTGTACCCATCCTGCGAATATCCATGCCCAACGAACATCTCCAAATGTTACTACTATAAGTAAATTCGCGAGAATAACGAGAACCACGAAAATCGGGTACGTGATTGGCACTAACAATATGCGGAGAAGTTTCATTGTGTACTCTCTACTTGAATCAGATCAGACTTGGCGTGTGAGCGAATACTGGTATTACATCCGAATCCTACTTTCGTTTGCCAAGGAAACTTCAAGCCGCTTGGTGCTTCTTCTGGATACCATTCGCCATCCTTACGAACAATGTACCGCTTCGTTGTGGTCATAGAGTTCGTCTGAATCTTGAACAAAGGTGTAGAGACAACGGCAATCCCTCTCAGGCAGTCCCATTCAGTAGGCAGAGTCAAGAGGGCTACAAGATCACGGAGACCTTCTACCTCCTCTTTCTCTCCGACTTCAAACCATGCCTGAGCAATATGCTCTGAATGTTTGCAACCTACAGAGCACGGGATATGCGGTACGATACGCACACCAATATAACGAAGCATGGATACGGTCAAATGTGAGACGCTACTGGAGAAGTGCACCATTTCCTGACCTTCCGTGACCTCATGCTGTATCATGTGTTCAAGATCACCTCCTGCTTGTTGCCATATTGGGTCAATATACCCTGCCCCCCACACCTCATTAAAAAACTTTCGACAACAGTCGGGATAGCCAAGAAGCTGACCAAGAACATCGTGGTCGAACTTTGTCGTCGATGCTTCGACAAACTTCAAAGCGTCTTCCATTGTACGAGCCACTACACCATACCAAGCCCAAGGGCGACCTTCCTGAACAGGAGGATGCTTGTGAGCAAAGCCCTGATAGCTTCCCACTCGTTGAATCGGAAGCCACACAAGACCATGCCGCGCAAAGTTCTGTAAGTCATACTCCAAGTTCTGTGGAGAGACATGACGTGTAGTACATGCGCGTACTCCATGCTTGACAGTTAGAAGCTCCAGATCGTAGTAGGCTTTTGCGGCTCTTGCAACACGCGGCTCCCACTCGTTCTTGACACCTGCTGTAACATATTGAATACGCGCAAACGGCGGCATGTCAAAGCCAAGCAGTTCCATCATTACTCCCTCCCTTCATTTCTGTACACAGGAACTACGCGAATTTCGCCATTTTCCCCGCGACCATCAACCATCCTGATAGCATCACTGAGCAAGCAGTTCTGACCTTGCGCCATCCACTTCAACATCTCTCTCTCGTATTCGTAGAGATTCGGATGCTTAGTGATAGGTTGAATACCCTCGCTCTCCAGAACTTCTTCGTAGAAACCGAGAATACCCTTCATTGTTTGACAGTGTATTGTTTTGTTTCTAAAGTCTCCATTAACACTTTCACCGGGACATGATCCACCGCAGATCGACCAGAAACGGCAACCGTTACAGCCACCATACTCAGGCGGCGTGTGGTAGAGCGAAATGTAGCGCTCATAGCCATGATCGTCTGCCTTATACATGTCGATACCTTCTTTGTTAGTGCGAGAGCAGTTAGACAGTGCGCCATTCCCTTCAATGCCATAGACCGCCTGAGTGTTCATAGAATCACATCGTTTAAAATTACAGTTAGCCCCGTAGTCATCACCTTGGAGGAGCTTGTATATTTCTCCGAACGGATTCCATGACAGATCAGGGTTCTCCTGAAAGAACTGCGCCAGAGTCAGGAACGCATAAAGATTTTCTTCTTCTGTCAGACAGAACATGTTCCTTACAATCTCATTATCGACTTCAAGGGTGTGAATGTTGCCGCCTTTAACGCCGATATCTCCGAGCCAACGAATAAAATTGAGCAGTCGTGGAAGATGTTCTGGCATACCATTAAGTTTGTGGATGGTGATGATAATGCCCATCTGCACACCCTCATTAGCCAGCATAACGATGTTGTCCATGATCTTTTGCGTTGCTTCCCGTGTCTTGTCGAGAGAACCCGCCCAACGCATGTCGTTGAGTTCGGCAGGGCCGTCGATAGAGATGCCGACAGAAACTTTATATTTTTTGAACAGTTCTACGTGTTCAGCGTCGATAAGTACGCCGTTCGTTTGAATCCCGTTTTGTCCGAACCGTTTTAATCCGTATGACCAAAGAACCTCTAAATCTTTCTTCGGGATTAGTAGAGCTTCACCCCCGAAAAGGTGAAACTCTGATGTGGTCTTGTCAAGTTGCTCGATGATCTTTTCGAGATCATACAGAGTATTGATATTCCCCGCATCCCGAAGAGGGTTCTGATAGCAGTAAGTGCATTTAAGATTACATGCTACACCCATAGGTCTAACTTCGTTAGCCATCCTTTCCCCTCCTATGCAATTGTCGTTCCCTGTCGTGGGTAGTCTGCATGTGCCCGAGAATCGCCGTAATCCGAGTATGGTGGGGTGTCGCTATGTGGCGTATCCCCGTGTGGAATATCGAAATATTGCGCTGGTGAATCTACATGCGGATTATCACTATGTGGACTATCGCCATGTCCATAATCACCGTGCGTAGGCGAGCAACCAGTTACGTCGCAGTATGGTTGCCAGTCACCGTGTGCGTTGTCAGAGTGAGGAGTGTCGCTATGCGCCCAGTTTGTATATGTGCCATAGGAATCGGTATGTGCCCTGTCATAGAATGCCGTGTCTCCGTGAGCGCGTGAATCGCCGTAGTCGTTGTATCCTGCGACATCTGAATGACCGTATCGGATGGTCTTTGTGTTATCTAGCCAGTAGAGGAAACGGTTATTAATCCATGCACTACCAGCAACACCCTGCACAGCGCTCATGACTACGCTTGGGATATACCGAATCCTAGCGTTAGCGTCGATGTAATACAGATTGGTGTTAACCCAAATAGAGCCAAGGTCTGCATCCGCTGGAGCCGCACCCGCATCAGTGCCGACATAGTACCAATGCAGTCCGTCCTCACCTACCAGATGAAACTCAGAATCGGTAATCCAAACTGTACCTTTCTGTGCTGGCATCTATAACACCTACCCGCTGACCGTAGATGTCGATAGCGAAGAAACAGACTTGGTGAAGTTCAGTTGCTCTACCAGATTTTGCGTGTCGTTCTTGGCATATTCGAACTGTACATCTGTATAGGCACTATCTTCAAAGATAAGCACACCGTTGTTGTACACTTGAATCTTTGCTGTACCGTTTTGCTTGAAATCATTTAGAACTTTCAAGCCACGACGCTCAACACTAGGAGCAAAGGCAATGATGACATTCTCATTGCCTGTCCCATAGAAGGAGAGCCGTAAAAGCTCAGTTGTTGTTACGACATGGGTGTCATTGAAAACAACGCCATTTGCGATTGTTACCATGCGGTGTTCCTCCTCTTATCTTATAGGTGTAGTATAACATAGATTGCTAGGCTGTGGCAAGGACTAGCTTCTCACGAACTTCTTGGATCATTGCTTTCCCGTATCTATAGCCGATCTGGTAGAGTTCGTCCATTTGCGAGAAATCAAATGTTCCAACATCATCCACGCTAGGATTCAGATAGATTCCATGTGTATCGTTATTATGATCGTTTACGCGCTCCATGAGAATTGAAATGCTTTTCCCGATGATTGAAGCGATACCACCTACTTCCTCTTTCTCCCCGTTGTAGCCAAGATCAATAGTAATGACCTGTGTTGCTCCCAGTGCCCGCGCAATATCCGATGGGACATTGTTGGTGAGTCCCCCGTCCACTAATACATAATCCATGTACCTCTTCGGTAAGAAGACGGCGGGGAAAGAGCATGAACTGCGAACAGCAAAACTGATTGGCAAAGTGCTCTGATTAAACCATGCGAAATTATCATCACCAATCATGCTTGTGTCTACTGGGTCTTGATTCGCAAAAATGATCTGTTTGCCTGTCTGGATGTCTGTCGCAACAACTGCCAACTTATTAGGTTGTGGAATCCCATGCATTTGTCGTCGGCAATAGAGCATGTTCAACATAGACTCTAATCTGTCACCCCTAACTAGTCCTTGCACTCGTTCTTTCGAGAAGAGACCAGACAGGATATGACCATACGCTACATCCATTACATCACTACCAACTTTTGAAAACTCAGCGAATGCTTCGTCAGGACTGTAGCCCATCGCTAGTAGCCCTGCCACAATTGAACCAGCGGATGCACCAGTAAAGATTGTTGGGCGAATGTTCGCTTCGTAGAAAGCCTTTACGATGCCGAGTTCGACACTTCCTCTGATTCCACCTCCTGCGAATGCAATTCCTAGCATACTAGATCATCCTCCACTTCGTTCAATACAGCACTTTCTCCTTTTAACTCAGATGCCTTAGCGTTATAGGCTAAAGCCGCCTGAATCTCTGTCTCATATAGACCAATATAGACTCTTTGACCTTCATGAAAAATAGATGCTTGCCACTTATCGCCTTTTTCACTCACTCCACGCCATTGTGATTTCGGAACAGTCGCAACCCGAAAGTCTCTCCAATCATCCAAAGGTTCGACCTCGTTGAGCTGTGCGAACTGACCGAAGCATAACTTAGCGTTGTAATTATAGGCATGTGCGGCGGCAAGAGCATTCGTGTATGTTCCGCAGTACAAACAATCTCCGCCGTGAGTGACTTTCGCTTCATACCTATTTTCTCTGCGCTTCACTACACCCTTATAGCCTGTAGTGTTTGTGCGCGGTCTCTTCATGTTTTGTGAGTTTTGTCGGCTACTCACAAAACGAAGATTGTTTTTGCGATTATTAAGGCGATTCCCGTCGATATGATCTACAATTTGACCCCTAGAAGCATCTAAAATCATGCGGTGCATTCGTCTGTCATACCGTGTCCCATCTTGCCTCCAAGTCGTTCGCGCATATCCATCTTTGTCTGGTCTCCATTTGTACTGACTAAGCCAAGCGAAATCCTCATCATCAATCTCTACTGGCTCCCCGTTGCTCATATAGATGAATGCCACTTCGGTTCCTCCTCCTTGGTAAAAAGAAAGGGAGCTTACGCCCCCTGTTTCAATTTGTGGTACATATCGACAAGGACATTGATGCCGTCTCGGTTGTCGCCTTCCGCACTCACGATCAGTTCGTCGGTATCGGCATTGACAAGTGCTACCACAGGAACACTCATCATTACGCCATGTTTTGCCGCCGCGTCAGGGTCGTCGAACGGATTGCGATGGTCAACTACATCTGCTACCCCAAGGTCTTTGAGGTATCCTTCTACGCGGGCGCATGGAGCGCAATACGGCTTCTCATACTTGATGATCTTTACATTTGCCATACTCACTTCTCCTCCTGAACTGTTGCAATTCTTTGATTCGCTATATCGACATACTCTTGTGAAATTTCAAAACCAATGAATTCTCTCCCACTTAAAAGCGACATTTTAGCTGTCGTTCCACTCCCTGCAAAGGGGTCGAGAACTAGATCACCTTCATCTGACCAAGACAGAATGTGGTCAAGAGCAAGACGCTCAGGGAATATCGCAGGGTGGGCAAAGGCGATTTTATCCTTCGTTGATTTGTTATAACCCGTAGGATAAAACCACACATTCCCTTTAATTTTTTCCTTTTTAACAGCACTCTTGCTATGTGACTCTTCAAGTTCTCCATGCTCATCTTGTCTGAATGTTCGAGCCTTTTTGCTGGCTCCTGCGTATTTGCTTTCTTCCATGATTGGATTAAAAGTTTTTGGTCGCCCCTTGCTGAGAATGAACATATATTCAAATTTTTGTTCATATCGTCTATGACTTAATGGCGGCTTATCCGACATGTAAATCATCGTATCATGCAAATTAAACCCAATCTCCATAAAATAGAGGGCTTGCTTAAAAGATGTACCTGATTCGCTTCCATTTCGGGTTGCATCTCCTACAATCCATACAACCACACCTCCATCCTTGGTTACGCGATAAAGTTCGTGCGCGACGCTATTAAAATCAAATGAATAGCCATTATATAGCCTAAGATTGTCATAGGGAGGGGATGTCACAGTTAAATCAACGCAAGCATCTGGCAAATTTCGCATACCAACCACACAGTCACTACAGTATACTTGATTTCGTAGCAATGATTTCCCTCCTATTAGTTACGCCGCAACGATGAACTCATCGTCGAGGTTAAATTTGAAGTCTTCGTCTTCAATCGGCTCGACTTTACCCTTTTGGTATCCGTTGCCTTTTGCTGAGAAGAAGTCATGCGTCTTGGTTTCAGTGCTAAGACCATTTTCTACAACAGGGTCAATCACTACACTCTGATAGAGGGCTGGCTTGCCGAGGTTCATAAGAGCCTTGTTCGCGTTGTATTTGAGGAATTTCTTCACTTCTGCGTCGAGATTGATGCAAGCGTAGATATCCTCCGTGTATGCAACTTCATTCTCCATGAGCTTTTGAAGCAGTTCGTACATTTCTGCGTCTACTTCTGCCCGCTCTACATCAGTGAGCTTGTTGCTGTAGATTTCTTGTGCCAGCAAACCGATATAGACACCGTGAATACTTTCATCACGCAGAATGAGATTGATGATCTCGCCAGAGTGGAACATCATTGCTGGAGATTGACCAGCAAGATACAATGGGTAGAAGAATCCGCTGTAGAAAAGGAAGGATTCAAGAAATACCGATGCGACCATTGCCATGTAGATTTCTTTCTGCGTGAGCTGGTCTTTCGGCTTGAAGAGTCGCATGTAGTAGCTCTCAATGGTCTCTGCCTTGTACTGGAGATAGCGGTTGTTCTCAACCCATGCAAACACCTCGTCAATCTCTTCCTTGACCATGAGAGTTGTGAAGATTGTTGAGTAGGACTTCGCATGAATATTCTCCATCATGCCCATCAGCGATAACACGCCCTTACGCTGTTCATCCTCAACCGCGTAGGCAATCATTGGCATCCCAACATTTGCCTGTTTCGTATCAAGGAGCGTTAGCCCACCAAGAGCGCGAGAGTAGACCCATCGTTTTTCGGGAGTCATGAGAGAGTCATTTTTCCAAACTTTCATGTCCTTCAATGGCTTCATTTCGGTGTCTGTCCAGAGCTGTTTCAAGTTTTGCTCCCAAAACCAATGAGTATAATTGTCAATTACATTATTCCAGTTCACCGCCGAGTGAACTTTTGTGAATGGATATGCCATCTTGCTTCTCTCTCCTCGTTTTAATGATCTATTTTGTGACTGTAGTAAGGAGGGGTCAAGAGACCCCAACCCTTATACCGCACAGTTCATGCACTCGTCAATGCCGATCTCTACGCCATTATCACCAGTCATCGTAGTGATGAGCTTGGTGCGAACATAGTAGAGCCCTTTGAGCTTTTTACGGTTCGCGTAGATGACATAACGAGCCATATCGCGTGTGCTGTGTTCCGAAGTCACATACAGAGTGGTCGAGATGCCTTGGTCAACATGCTGTTGAATGACGGCTACAAGGTCGATGAATTTCATCATGTCCATTTCATAAGCCGTACGGTAGAACATCATGTTCTCGTTCGTCATAAACGGCATCGGATAGTGTGTTGTACTGTCACCATAGGTGCGCGTCTCTACTTGCTCAGTGATCGGGGCAATGGAGGGAGTAGCGTTCTGTACATAGGAAATCGAACCCGTAGGAGCAATCGCCATACGGTAAGCATGAGCGATACCGTATTTTTGTACATCGGCCATCAATCGCGCCCAATCTTCCTGAGTTGGAATGTAGATGCCGTCAAATAACGCCTTAACCTTCTCTGTGCGAGGAGCAAAACTATGGTTCAGGTATTTAGTGAAGTATTCTCCTGTTGCATAGGTAGACTTTTCGAATCCTTCGAACACGAACCCTTCTTCTCGCGCAATTTGCATCGAGCGTTCGAGCGAGTGGAAGTTCAGCATCATGAAGTAGGTGTTTGCGAAGTCCTTCGATTCTCTGCTACCATATACAATTCGATTCTTAGCTAGATAACCATGAAGCCCCATTGCGCCAAGTCCTACAGAGCGGAGTGCCGCGTTTGCGTTTCGAACTGTCGGCACAACATCAATCGAAGTCCGTTTTGCTACTGTATTAAGAGCGTCCATTGCGAGGTGCACGGAGCGTCGGAAGTTTCCGCCGTGACCTTTCTCCATGTGGTTTGTGATGTTCATGGAGCCGAGGTTACAAGATACATCATAACCGTACTCGCTTTTTTCTGCCCGCGCCTTGATCTCAGACGGGAGTTGAATCTGGTAGATTTCGTTACACAGGTTTGACATGATGATGCGACCAAGTGCTTTAAGAGCGTTATACTGGTTCGCGTTGTCTACGAACATGTAGTATGGGTAGCCAGACTCTTGACGAATCTGTTCAATCTTCGTAAGCATCTGCCGTGCATCGAGTTTCTTCTTACGAACATTCGGGTTTGCGACCAATTTGTCGTACCATTCGCTCATGTCCATGTCATCCATATGGATGCCGTACTCTTTATAAACACTGTGCGGGTAGAAGACAAAGTATGGCTTTTCTTCTTCTGCAAGGTCGAAGAACTTGTTTGGAGCGATTACGCCAATAGAGAGGGTTTTCAATCGAGCATCTTCGTCAGCGTTGATCTTTTTGGTGTCCAAGAACTCTTCGATGCTAGCGTGGAAGAGATTCAGGTACGCAACGCCAGAGCCATTGCGTTGTCCGAGCTGGTTGAAGTGATTGAAAATTGTCTCCAGCATCTTTGCCACTCCGACTGGAGAGCTTGCCGCCCCCTCCACACCCATGATATCTTCGCCTTCTGCACGAAGTTTGGAGAGGTTAATGCCTACGCCGCCACCATTACGGCTGAGTTGAGCACACGCTTCTGCGACATACATGATACCCTCAGTAGAGTCTGGCATGTCCAGCAGGAAGCACGATACTAGCTCCCCTGCGCGTTCTCGGAGTGCGTTCAGGAATGTTGGAGTGGCTGGTTGGTACATCTGTTCGATGAGATTCCATACGTGCTCTTTTGCCTTTTCGAAGTTGCCTTCCGCTAGGAAGAGAGCATTAGCCGCTACACGATCTTCGTAGCGTTCAAGAAACTTAGAGCCATCGTTCGTTTTAAGAGCGTAGCTATTGTAGAACTTGAATGCGCTCATGAAAGAAGCGAATCGAAACTTCTTCGAGTAGGTTAGTTTGAAGACTTCTTTGATCTGGTCAAAGGTATACCAGTCAAGAATCTCTTTGTCGTAGTATGCGTTTTCGACCAAGTAATTGAGCTTTTCGCGAAGATCGTGGAAGAAAACTGTGTTCTGATTCACATAGTCAATGAAATAGGCTCGAACCGCTTCCAAGTCCTTCTCGAACTGATACTTCCCATCCTTCTTGATCTTAACTTCGTTGTTTAGTGCAATAAATCTAGCACTCAAATCTGTCCATCTCCTTCTCTATGATCTCTGCATCCCGTTGCAATCCTGACATCTCGAATTTGTGCAGGACAGGGACGTTGTATTGTTCAGAGATCGTGTCGGCAGACTTACAGAATGCTAGACCCCAATTACGATTACCGCTTGCCGCTACTGCGACCATGTTCTCCCCGTGCTCAGTTAGAAACTGTTTCACTTCTTCTGGTGCTTCACCGAAGCCAGTGGTGTAGGTGATGAGGACATATTTGCCAAGCGTCTTGTCGTACTCGGAGATACTGTAGCATTCGTAGCGTCGAATATTCGACACGAACCGTCTGACATTGCCTGTACGTGAAGCGTAGACAATGACCATTAGTACCTCTCCTCCTCAGTGGCAACTACATATACTTCTACACCTTGCGAGGAACATGCTCTTTGATGTAGCTCTTCTCCAGTGGATTCGCCTTCCGATTGAATTGCCTGAAATCATCCCATCGGAAGAAATTCGTCGGAATCTTCATTGTCTCCTTGCCGTATACCAGCTCGGTATCAATGTCGATCTTCAAAATCTCCTCTGGCTCTACAAGCATGTACTTTGGATCGCAAGTATCAAAGCCCATCACGAACAGAATGAGAACACTCCCCATATCCCGATACTGTTCGAGTTGCTTAACCTTGAAGTACGCCAAGCGTGAGTGCGGGTTGCAAATCTTGACCTCAATGAACTTGAACTGTGCGCGACGATGCCTACGGAATTTCAGTAAGTAGTCAGGGAAAAGACCAACATTCGCGACCTGATCCCCTTCCATCAGCACCTCTCCTTCCTTCTCTGAACCACAGTAGACGATGCTTGGACTCTCTACGCTACTTGCTTCCAGAAGTTTCTCAAAGTGACGGATGGCTACAACTTCGTTCCGTAAGCCTTTTGTCATGTCACTGACAAGCTCATCTTTTGAACGAGCGTCAGCCTTATATGAATTAACATCAAAAGACACCTGTATTCCTCCCTAAAAATCGAACAAACGACGCTCCACATCGAGCCAATCAATCCCTTCTTCTTTAGCATGAAGACTGCGATCATCAATGTACACATCTGCAAAAATTTTGCGGCTATTGTCGGGGAACATTGCCAGTTGTTCAGGGAACGGCTCGTTGAACGTGTGATATGGAATACCGTATTCATTCAGCAGTTCTTTAATTTGGTTAACGTACACCCCTGCACGGCATGTCCAGATTGCAATTTGACCCCCGTGATCTGCCACTTTCTTGATGACTTGCGCGGCGTATGGCTTGATCGCTCCAAGCTCAGGGAATGAATCTTCTGCGATAGTTCCGTCGAAGTCGATTGCGATATACTTGTATTTCAATCTCATTTGCTATACACCTCAATTTCATAAAGTCGATCTTCAATGCCACAGACGCAATTTTCTACATACTGCTCAAATGACATAGCTAAATGCACAGGACGACTTTGGTACTTTTCAGCTAGATAGTCTAGTAATTCATCAGTTATTACTATGGCACGGCTCATATCACCCCCTCCTTTGCGATGCGGATAGCCAATGGGAGAAGCCAAACATACACAGGGTCATCCAATTGCGGCTCTACTTGCGGGATAGGTGAATGGATGCCGTGCTGACCTTCGACTAAACGCATCACCGCATCATAATCTTCCAATCCAATATTCGACTGTAAGCCAGCATAGCGACCGCGAAGAGCTAATGCCCCCAACCTGTTCTCTACACCTGTCGGATCATCGGTCAGGCTTCCAGCAAGATGAATCAGCGCGGCGGCAGTACCAATGTCCATCAGACGATCAGTTATGTCCAATTCTTCCAGCATAATTCTCATAAGGCTGACGATGCGCTTTGTGTGGTATGCGTACACATTGCGGTCTTTATTTTCGTCCGCCTTTTCATCGTAGTCAGCCAGCACATCAACTACGAAGCCGCGCATCTCGTCGCCATTGATCTGTTCGATTTCATGACGCAATGCATGTACTAATGACATCCAGAACTCCCCTTTCTACACCTCGACGCCTGTTAGCCACTCCAGAAGGATTTCTCCAATTTCTTTCAGGAGCTTGAATGGAGCTTTCAGAATCCACCAGATTATCTTAAATGGGAAAGCCGCAATCTTACGCGTGGTCTTTTTCATTTATCCTTGTCTCCTTGTGCAACATAGACAAGGGAGCTTTCGCCCCCTCATTCTACTTTTTCCCTTTACCTCGCCGCAGAGTTGGGGCAATATAGTAGCTATGACCCGTTTCCATGAGAGCACGTTGCTTCTCCTCATCTCCTCGAACAGCCTTGTCCACTTCGGTTTTGTTGACCGACAGGAACTTAAAGCCATCCTCGCCGAAGATGTTCAGGACAGTTGCAGGGTCGTAGTTGACACGCATGTTTGGTGTCAGATAACGCTCTGCCGAGCCCGCCACGATAGGTCGATTGTCAGTGGCTTTCAGTTGATCTTTCATGGTGGTTTCAATTTCTTTGATTCGACCCTCCATGATTTTTTTGTAGACCTTCAACTTCTCCAACTCAACGTCCATAGCTTCGAAGTCAAGTTTCTCAGCGTCTACATCGTACCCTTCGTCAAGCAGTTGCTTGTATGCATAACAACCATGTCGAGCATCACACCATCCGCAATATTTGTTAAGCGTTGCAACGTGTGCGGTGTCCTCCTTGATCTTGTAGAACATAAGGATGAGCCAGTCTTTGAATCGAGCATTGTCTTCTGCGCTTCGGTACGTGGTGACAGTAGTACCATGACGCACGTATTCAAGCTGGAGAGCCACACGCTCGTATTCAGGAAACATGTACTCAGCTACAAGAGCATACATACTCATCTGCTCATCTGTGTCTGCTTCTGCCTGTGTTAGAGGGATTCGAGAGGTCTTGTAGTCCTTGATCTTCAAGGTATCACTGATCGCATCATATTCGACACGGTCAATGTATCCGAAGATATAAGGATTCTCGTCCTCTTCCAGAGTTTTCAGAAACGCTTTCATCTGATCGTAGTCAGACCAATCAACGTGAGATGTGTCAACTACCCGATCATTCAGAATGTCGATAGCGAACGCAAGCTCAAAACCAAGGTTAATGGATTCATTCCTGTTGTTCTGCCGCTCAAAGATATCTATGATATCCAAAGCGTCCTTGTGGAGTTCAGGACTGGCAATGTCCGCCCGAATCCACTCGTAGTCGAAAATTTCCTTCATCGTTTTATCAAACTCTTGATACCACCGCTCCAGAACTTTGTGCATAAGCGTTCCAAACCGAAGATGTTCAGCATCAGACTTAACACCGTTTTCGTAGTGTTGATGGTATGCTTCAGGACATTGGAGATACTTTTTAAGTCTGCTGGCGGATAGGTAATGTATGATCATTTTACTTCCCCCTCATGACGTTGACCAATCAGTAAGCACTTCATCTCTGATAAGATCAACAAGTCTATCAAGGAACTCCATGACTTCGATACTTGCTTCATCAGTCTCAATGAAACGAACGAGCGAATATGCTTGCTCTTTGGACATGCGGATGCTCACATAATCGAACGAGTCTTCACTTTCAGCTCCCGTGATGGTTTTCAATGTTACATCTAGCAAAATTCTCTCCTCCTTGTCTTATACCTATATTATAATATTCGACGCTAAGAAAGTCAAGGAACGCTAGTCTTGACCGTACCACTCTCTGCGAAGCGCATATGCTTCACTAATGCCATCCCAGTTGTCTACGCCAGCCCCCTCCAAACAAGAAAGCCAATTGCTATCTTCAACCAGTTTGTCGTATTCTTTCTTAGGAATCGTCACCATTTCTTCATTCTTCATATTGACATCTCCTTTCGGTTCAACTGCCAGCTCTCCACTACCCCAATCGACAACTGTATAGCCCGCTAGTACTTCGTCGATAGACAAATTGTCCTCTATCGCAAAATCTCGCAAAATTTCTTCCTTGCTCATTTGCCTACTCCTCCTCTTTGACTTCCCAAACATCTGATGATCGTTCCACCTTATGAGTCCAGATCACGATTTCACAATCTTCGCACTCGAACCCCATATCCAACCTACCCGCAACTCCAGAGTCACAGGTAAACACCGATTCGCTGATATCCTTCTGGCAATTAATACAAATCATGAGGTCTCTTCTCCTTTAATTCGAGTATATTTAACGAACTCGAAGCTATAGGCATGTCGTTCATCGGCCTCATGCTTGCCAAGGCTTTCGTAATCCCATTTGTCAGTTGACTCTAGTTCTCGCAAAAAATCCAACGGGAAAAATGCATCAGCATCGGGGAACACATGATTTACATAGGTCAGGTAGACCTCATCTACATGATCTGAGAACAGATCGTAGATTTCTGCCCCGCCGATAATCCAGAAGTCCTTGCCTCTGCGCTGTACAGACTCAGCAATGAACAAGGCTTCCTCTACCGAACCTAGTGTTTCAACGGCACGACCGTAGAAGATCGGTTGCCTTGTCAGCACAAAGTTGTAGCGGCGCGGCAGATGTTTTCCACCAGACTGTTTGCCAAAGGACGGAAGAGACTCATATGTCTTGCGCCCCATGAGGACACCATGCCCAATCGTATTGTCCATGAAGAACCGCCAATCATCGGGGAGATGAGCCAGAAGCCCATTCTCCCGTCCGATTGCACCATGTCCGTCCACTACTGCAATCATTTTGATCGCCATTTACGAAAACCTCCTCCGATTCCTTCTTCGATAATTTGCCAAATGAAGAACGCAGGGACAACGAAGATCAGGTATAATGCTCCCTTCCATCCGCCCACACCCCAATCAGATGTAGCAAATAGGATTAGTAAAAACAGACCACAGGCTAGGTATAGCCCGCACAACAGCCATAGCCAAATCACCTATAAAGACCCCCTATCGGAATGTCTGGCATTACAGTGCCGTGCTCTATAAAGTTACTTTCGTTCTTCTCCTCGTAGTAGACACGAACCTTCTTGTGCTTACCGATTTTGCCCCGCAGGAACTCCTTGGCTTGTTCTTCGTTCTTTGCTCCTACACGATATCTGCCGATCACACGAAAGCGACCTCCAGTAGCAAGCTCATGAAGAATATAGGTCTTGCTTCGCTTTGGTTTACTAGCCATCTATACCGCGACCTCTCCTTTGATGCTTGGGTGCGCTTCGTAGCCAACAAGCTCGAAGTCTTCGTACTTGAAGCCGAAGATATCTTTGACCTCGGGGTTAATCAGCATCTTCGGAAGCGGGTATGGCTCACGGGTAAGTTGGAGCTTCACTTGCTCGACATGGTTGCTGTAGATATGTGCGTCGCCGAGAGTGTGCACGAAGTCACCGAGTTCGAGATCGCATACCTGCGCTACCATCATTGTGAGGAGCGCATAGGATGCAATATTAAACGGTATGCCGAGGAAGATATCGCCTGACCGCTGATAGAGCTGGCAAGAGAGCTTGCCATCGAGAACATAGAACTGGAATAGTACATGGCACGGATGCAACGCCATCTTGTCGAGGTCCGAGACGTTCCATGCACTTACCACAAGGCGACGGGAATCTGGGTTTTGCTTAATCTCTTCGATAACACGAGATATCTGGTCAATGGTTCCGAAGGTTACAGCTTTGTCAGGATGCGTGTAGGATTGATGAGGGTTTACCCAATATCTCCATTGCGCTCCATAGACCGGACCGAGATCGCCGTTCTCATCTGCCCATTCGTTCCAAATGCGAACTCCGTTATCGGTCAAATATTTGATATTAGTGTTGCCGCTAAGGAACCAGAGCAGTTCGTAGATGATGGATTTCAGATGAACTTTCTTCGTCGTCACCAAAGGGAAGCCTTCTGCGAGGTTAAATCGCATCTGATAGCCGAAAACACTGTATGTTCCTGTGCCCGTGCGATCTTCTTTGAAGGTTCCGTTCTCTAGTACATGCTTGCAAAGGTCAAGATACTGGTGCAATTGTTATTCCTCCCTTTTAATATTGAAAGTGAATGGACTACAGATTTCAGCCACATTCTCTTCATCGAACATTTCTGATTTACCGTTCCGCAAGCGATCATAGATTGCAACAAGCTCGGCGATTGCTTCGCGGGCTTCGTTGACTGGCATGTACTCGACAATCTCAATTTCTTCCTTTTCTTGCCGACCCTTATGTGAATTTTTGAGTGCCCCCTTAGCCATACCCTCTGTATAGTACAAGCGGCGCGATCTGTCTTGCACGAGTTTGCCATTACGATGCCATGCATATATGACATTCGGCATTATTCCTCATCCTCCCCTTCGATCACCATTGTTTGTAGCTGTGTATAGAGCTGTTGGATTTCCATTTCATCAATCTCTATATCAACGTAGCACTCACAAAACGGAAACTCAGCACAACAATGAATCTGTCCATTGTCTTCCATCAACCTTCCTCCTTGCATAATCGTTTGTTGTATTGTCGCTGTTTGGTTTTGTGCATGTCTTTGAGTGTCTTCCGCCAGACTAGTCGCTGTCTTCGATATGGGCTACGAGCCGTGCCTTGTCTCCACCCAAGTTTTTTCATCATCGGGATTGGTTTATCATGAGGATAGGACTTGCGAATGCGACCGCCAGTGCTTCCTTTGCGTCTCATTTATTGCTACCTCCTGTCAAAAATCACCAAGGATGCTACTCGCAACTACGAGTATAAAGCAGAGACCCATTATCCACCAGCCTACCTTACGGCTAAATTTCCCTGCCCTACCATAAGCCGCCAGAAAAAGGGCGATACTTATGAATACCAAAGCAATGTCTTGTTTGCCCACAATGGCGCGCTCTCCTTTTCATCAAATATCGAGTGAGAGTTGTTCTGCTGGTTCGGCTTTCTTGCGGGTGCGTTTCGGCTTCGGTTCTTCCTTCAGACGCTTTCTTTCTGCCTTTGCCGCTTCCCGTGCCGCCAGACGTGCGGCTTCTCGTTCAGATTTCTTTGCCGCTTTTGCCGCTACCTTTTCAGCCGCCGCTTTGCGTTCATTTTCCAGATCGCGTTCACTCTTGTACTTGTCCTGCTTGGCAATCTTCTCTAGCCCTTTTACGTCCGCATGAGGTAGAACAACATTCCATGCAATCTCTTGCATGACACCGCGCTTATTGGCTCTCATGTACGGAGTAACAGACAGCTTGATTCCGTTCGCCTTTCCCTTGCTGTCTTTCTCATATCTGTCCTTCAAGTATTTGAGAAAGTCGGGGTGATCGACGTAACACAAGGAGGTTCCATCTGATCGTGTATGCATTACTTCAAACAAGTGTGTCTCACCTACCTTATACTACAAGTATATTATACCACCATTTTTTCGTCAAGGAACCTAGTAGAGTATTCCTTTCGAATTTTCTCTACACCGCGTTTGACAGTTGAATGAACATTCTTATACTTCAGGTTCAATTCTGTCGCAATGTCAATCACGCGCATCTCGTCAAAGAGGAACATTTTCATGATGGTTGCTTTTTCTTGGGTGAAGCACTGTTCAACGATTGACTCAATGTGTTCTCGCACTTCGTTGATACGCGCAATCTCAAACAAATCACTCTCATCCTCTATCGGCTCTACGCCAGTATCCTCCAACATTTGATCGTAAGATAGATCATTAGCATATACGCTTCTCTTCGCCGCATTTTGGTAATCAAGTTCGCGCCAGTATTCTCGAAGCATCACGACTTTAGCATAGTCAAGGAATGAGGGATTGATCGGATCATAAGATAAGCAAGCAAGGTAAAGTCCTATTGCTCCGATCATGTAAAAATCATCGTATTCGAATCTATGATGATAGCTAGAGAACCGAGAAGAAAGAGAGCGAAGGAGAGGCTGTGCTACCCTCTCCAGCTCCACAAACGCTTCCTGTTCTCCGTTAGCCACCCTGAGTGCGAGTTCTGCTACGGCTTTTTTTGAGAAGGGTTTCATTTCAGAAGCCCCTCCAGTTGATCTTTGCGTTCGTACATGGTCACTAACTCCTCCGTTACTGCGCTGAGTTGGTCTGCATCATCTCCCAAGAGTTGAATGCACTCCTCGCAAAGACGGATATCCTCAGTCAGATTCTCCAGTTCACAAACGATCTCTTCACGGTCAATTTTTTGACTGCTATAGCGCTTTTCTTCCTCTTCCCATACCCGTACCTTCTCGCGGTTAACCGAAGCTACATCACTGATGTTGACTTGTGCTTTGTCATGATAGTAGTCGATGTGACCCTTAATGAGCACCGCATTGCCTTCTTGGAGAGCCAGTTTATACTTGGCGTACTCTTCAAAGAACGCCGTACAGCGAACGTCGCCTTGGTATGCGTCTTCTACGATGAATGACAGCATTGTCTTCCCTTTGTTGCGCCCTTTACCAATCGTGATCTCCTTCCGTTGCTTGATGAAGCCACCGAAGATAACCGTGCGCCCTTTCGGGAGTTTTTCGTAGATCGGAGTCAGGGTGTCACTGTCGTCTGTTAGCGGGGCGAGTTCAGCTTGATACACATTGGACATTTCATCTTCTTCGTAACCTACAAACACGCCTTCGTTGATCTCAGCCGACGAGTGTGTAGTATAGTGACGGATGTACGGAACTAAACCGTCCAGAGGATGATGCGCCATGTAGAATCCAGTCAATTCTCGTTCCATCTGGCAGAGTTCTTCAAATGGGAACTCATAATGCTTCACGATCTCGTAGTCGTAGAGAGGATCAAAGAACTTACTGATATCAGTCTCAGGGTTCTTGCGCTTCTTGTTCTGCGAGATGCGTTGCTTCGCCTTAGAGCGGAGTGCCAGCAAGTCTTCTGCCGCTGTGAGCAAGGTCTTGCGGTTGTAGCCAAGGGAGTCAAATGCGCCACACTTGATGAGTGCTGTTACTACCGTCTTGTTGACAGACGAGTCGGTCAGCAACAGGAAGTCTACCATCGAGCGAATATTGTGACGTTCGCGAATATCAAGAATGTTCTTGATCGCCGCATCGCCTACGCCTTGGATACCTTTAAGACCGAAGTGGATGCCATTACCATCACGCGATACCTCAAACTTATTGGTCGATTGGTTCACATCGGGTGGCAGAATCCTAATTCCCATTGCTCGTGCTTCATTCAGGTACGGAACCATCTGCTCAATCTTCTTGCCCATCCAAGAGGTCAGAACCGATGCCATGAAGTGCGTCGGGTAGTAGACTTTCAGGTACATCGACTGGTATGCCAGAATCGCGTAGGCAGTTGAGTGAGAGCGGTTGAAACCGTACCGACCGAAGGTTTCGATCTGCAACCAGATGACCAGCGCAACCTCTCCAGCTTCTTTCCCCATGTCTTTGCATCCGTTAATGAACTCAGGGTTGTTCAGGCATCCACCAATAAACTTGTCGCGTTGCTCAGGCATCTTCTCCATCAGCTTCTTACCTACGACCTTACGCAATTCATCAGACTCAGGGAGTGTGAACCCTGCAAGCACCACTGACGCTTTCATGACCTGTTCTTGGAATACGAATACCCCGTAGGTCTCACCCTGCACTTGCATTAGCAGAGGGTGATCATAGACAACAGGCACAGTGCCATTAGCGCGGTCAACATATACCTCTACCATCGTCTTGCCAAAGTTCGGATCATTCGGGTCTTCTACCTTAAAGTCCAAAGGGCCGGGACGGTAGAGAGCGTTTGCCGCAGAAAGATCGTCCATGCTTTTTGGCTTCATCCCGCGCAGAAGTCGTTGCATACCGTCTGATTCAAACTGGAAGATACCAACCGTATTGCCCCGTTGAAACTCAGCGAAGACTTTCGGATCATTAAACGGAATCTTGTTAATATCAATGACTTCGCCAGTCAGTCTCTCAATGCTATTAGTGGTGTCTTTGATGATGGTCAGAGTGCGAAGTTTCAGGAAATCGTATTTAACGAACCCGAGCAGTTCGCAGTCTCCCATATCATACTGAGAGACCAGCGTACCATCCTTCGTAACCTTGACAGGCATCAATTCCGTGATCGGGAACGGAGAGATGATTACACCAGCCGCATGTTGGGAAGTATGCCGTTGTAGACCTTCAAGACGAATAGCAATGTTCACGATGCGTTGGAGTTCAGTATCGTTTGCTACAACGTCACGGATTGCATCGTACTTCTCAATTGCCTTCTTGACTGTAATATCAAGATCGGTGATCTGGCGGGTGATCGCATTGATCTTGTCGAACGGATAGTCGAGTACCCGAGCGACATCTTTGAGAACCGCCTTACATCCAAGCGTACCGAAAGTACCGATGATGCAAACATGGTCTTCTCCGTACTTCTCTTTGATATAGTCAATGACTTCGCCAACTCGTTCGTAGCAGAAGTCAGTGTCAATATCAGGCAGAGAGATACGGCTTGGGTTGAGGAATCGTTCGAACAGGAGTTGGTATGGGAGCGGGTCTACGTCCGTGATACGGAGCGCGTAGGCAACCAGTGAGCCAGCACCAGAGCCGCGACCTTTACCAACAGGGATATCGTTCTTTGCACAGAAGTCGATTACATCCCACAGAATGAGGAAGTATGTCGGGAATCCCATGTTCTCGATGACTCCGATCTCGTAGTCGAGACGTTGCTGGTATTGCGCCAGATCGAAGTTTTCAAGATCACATTCGCCATCAAGAATGCGTTGCTCCAAGCCTTTCTGTGAGAGGTACTTAAAGTATGCGGTAGCGTCTGCATATGGTGCTGGAATCTCGAAGTGCGGGAACAGGTGCTCCTTTGTCTTCCAATTCCCTACCATCTTGCCTTTCTTTTCGCTATATTCCGCTCCGCCAAACTCGATTGCTGGAATCTCGACATTACACTTGTTAACAATCTCCCAAGTGTTTGCGAGTGCTTGCAGACCTTCTTCACCGTACTCCCAAAGTGCTTGGGACATTTCTTCGTCAGACTTGACATAGAACTCGTCGCAAGTAGCGAAGCCTTCAAAGTCAGCGGCATAGAACTCTTCGAGAGTCTTACCGATGCCGTTCGAAATGTGAACGCGGTGAGCATCTGCGTCAGTACGCCAAGTGTAGTGGGAGTCGTTCGTGGCGACTACTTTGATTCCCAAGTCTCGCGCCGACTGTAAAATGATTGGCGATACTTGGTATTCAATATTCAATCCGTGGTTCTGGATTTCGAGGTAGTAGTCCTCACCAAAGACCTCCAGATACTTTCGATTGAGTTCGTAGACCCGTTCAAGCTCACGCTTGGCGTACATTTCTTTTTCCCATGCGATCAATTTTTCGACCATAACGGCATCGCTCTTGATCTTCTCAAATAGCATGTTAATGGCAAACATGCGCTCGTTCTCTTCCAATAAGTCCAGACCTTCTAAGTCGAATAGTCTCGGAGAGAACTTCCACGCTTGCTTAACATACTTTTCTTGATTCAATCGAACAATTTCGCCGTTCAGGGACTTCTCCAGAGCGGACACTGGATTGCAATGACGCTCTGCCGCCTTCGCCACATCCGTACCAACGTGACCGTTGATAACGATGACCCCTTCGCTGTACTGCTTCAACAGGTTGAAGTCGATGTGAGGGCGTTTGTAGAAGCCGTATCGGTAGCCAATAGAAGTCAGACGCATGAGGTTCTGATAACCCGTGAAGTCTTTAGCCAAGAGTACAAGATGCGACTCTACTGCTAAGAAGTCATCGTCTGCTTCTGCTACGATAGCCCGAATGTCCTCGATGTTTCGCAGGGTGTGGTCATGGAACATGTAGGCTTCGAAACCGAGCAATGGCTTGATTCCATTGTTGATACACTCTTGGTAGAATTTGAGTGCATTGTGCATATTGCCGTGGTCGGTGATCGCGCACACATCATGACCGATCTCTTTCAGACGCTTTATGAGGTTGTCGATATCGTTCAGACCGTCAAGATGCGAAGCGTCTGTATGAAGATGGAGGTTGCGGTAACTTACGACTCGGAAAACTCCAGAGTCCAATACCGCGAATGGCTCTCGCATATATTCACTTCCCTTTCTGTAGGATTGAGATACTTGGCAAGTCATCTTGGGAGGTTCAACGCGGTTTCTCTCCTGTATTATAAGTATATTATATCACGAAACGAGAAAAAGGACAAGGAATAAACCTTGCCCTGTTCCTTATGAGCTACTTCCTCCCGAGCTACGCCCGACCCCGCCCTTCGCTCCAGAGGAAGATCGGCCAGACGATATACTAGACTTATGACCAGAAGAAGATGAAGGCTTAACATAGCCAGATGAAGATGAATCCTGTTCACATACCTGCTCGTTTTTATCTTCACAGTCATCGCTAGAATCAGTATTGGTTGCACATCCAGCAGTAACTAGTGAAGCCGCTAAAAACAACCCGACAACCAGCTTTGTTTTGTCCATTAGTAGAGAGTTCCTTTCGCAAAATTTTCTGCGCCCGCAACACTCATCTGTGTCTCCCGCCCGAACTCTTGCACAATCCGCAGACCTTCAAGCGCATCAACATGCTTACGCATGTCTTCCTCATACCTTTCACGATTGAAAGAAATGAGTTCTCCGTAGTCTTTCAATGGCAGATCGACATTACCTGTCATACTTCTGTGCATTCTATCAATCCATTCAACGAGTCGGTCGAATACTTGATATGGCATACTGTCCAGAGCAAGATCGTGCATTGCGCGAGTTACATCGGGATTCCCATTTTTAAAAGCGATAATAACGCGCAATCCACCAATAACTTGATTAAGCATCTCGCTTCGCATAGCCAGCATGTCAAAGTCCACATCAATATATGGATTATACATCACATGCCCCTGTGGATTAGCAATGAAGTCATCAAGATTCATTTTTTCGTTCGCAATCCACTCAACCAGTTTTTCGATGAACTCGGGTGCTACCTTGTCGATCGCCATATCGCGCTCTGAACGATTCGCCATCTGCCGTCACTCTCCTACGATCTCTTGACAAGAAGCATCATAGCCAGTTTTGACCAAGATTCCAAACGCTCAAAATTAGCTGGCTCCAGCAATTCTTCAAGCGTCATCCAGCCGCCACGAAGCTGATCTGTTTCACTGACACTGACATTGATTGATTCATCTACGATGACAAGTTCAGTCAGAACACCAAGATGAACCTTGCCTACGGGATCATTGTCGTCGTTGATAAGACCCATCAAGCTGAGAACACAACCATCATATAGTTGTTCCTCACCGCCTTCTGCAACGAAGTTCAGCTCCTCGAAGAGTTCACGTCTGGCTTCTTCGCAGATCGTCCCATCAACAGAGAAAGCATCGAAAATTTGATTCATGTGACCACCTACACCAACAGAGAGCTTCCCGTGCAGACGTGCTTCACCACCAGCAGACAGACGCTCATAGACAAAGACAGATGGCTCTGCCTTCTCGTTGTACTTGGTCACAAGAGTATATGGAATGAGCTGTTTGAAACTCGGGTCTTCTTCTGCTGTGCCCCGCCGCATGAACGTAACATTATCTGCGAAATTTGTCAGCACACGGGCAGTCAGTTCCAGAGAGTCGTTGATACCTTGGAAGTAGTACGCGTTGGTTACGCCATCTTCATCTTCGAACACTTTTGCGGTGGGAGCGACGACAATAATCTCATCCATTTTATAGCGATTCGCTTGAGCAATCTTGTTGCTTGCGTTCACGAATGCCTGTGCTTCGCCTACGGTTAGATGTTTCAGGATATCGGCCACATTAGTTGCTACTGTATTCACCATGATTCCTCCTTGAAATTAGAGAGGAAGCCCTTTTTGAGCTTCCATTTAGTCTATCGGTTGACAAATTGCCCACCTTTTGTTGCGGTGTCTAGTCCTTTCATAAAGCCTAATTTCAGCAATAGTTGCTCATCTACACTATAAGAGAAATGTCTGCTCATCACAGAGAAAAATTGCTCCCACTTCTCTTCTCGGTACTGCATGTACATTTCTTTCTCCATAAACTCGCCTCATTTCCCCATTTAGCTTCGCGTGAAAAGCCTTAGTGTTACAAGATCACTGTTAGGCTTCGATCACGGTATCGACCGTAACAATCGGGTAGTAGCGAGTCTTGCCGTCTTTCTCGACTTTCTTCATCTCGTACCGACCAGCTACGGTGATTTCATCACCAGCTTGCACATGGGCAAGGGATTCTGCGGTTTCACCGAAGGCGCGGATTTCCATGTCGCGAGGGAACGTATCGCCGTTCGGGTACTCGATATTCGACTCAACCTTGCAACCGATGAAGAATGCAGTATTCTTATCAGAGTAATCGAATCGAATCGGGAAACTTTCGTGTGCGTCACGCGCCACACCTTTCAGTTCCATGCGTTGGTAATGGGACATTGTGGTAATCTCTCCTCTATTATATTATACATGTATTATACTATCAGTCTAGAACTTTGTCAAGGGATGCTAGTTTTGAAGATGCTCCTTGACAATAGACGCAACAACTTTCATGTCGGCGCGACCATCGAATTTCAACTTCATGGCTGACATAGCTTGCCCTATATTTGTTACAGTGAGACGCTGGAGGTAGGCACGGATTTCCTCCTCCGTTGCTTGATCTGGCATGAAGTATTTCAGCATATCCAGAGAATAGGTGCAGTCAGCAATGATATCATATCTCTCCAGTTTTTGCGCCGCATCCAATGTATCTCGATACGCTTTGACTTCACGCATCACAACTGCGTCGAACTCATCAGAAGTGAGTTCAGCCATCTTTTCTTTTGCCGCTGTGTCTACGGCATTCTTCAAACCGCGATAGGTGTTCAGAACTACTGTGTTTCGCTCCTTCATTGCATCCTTGATGAGACCCATGATTTCTTCTTTGTACTTAGCGTAGAACATTTTACTCTACCTCCTTGATTATCGGTTTTGTTGCACGATTTCTTCGATCTGTTTTGCCTTATCTGAAAGATACTGATCGAGCTTATCAAGACTCATAAATTGATGAAGCTCTACTTGTTTAAACTCCCTCGCAATATTCAGCAACTCCTCCTGCCACATCTACTCCTCACCCTCAATCTCGTCAGGGTCAAGCGTCGTGGTAATGGCGGGGTGATTCTCCTTACGGGCAAACCACTTGCCGTCGATAGTCTCAAACGAGAGAACCCATCGTTCACCGTGGCTTGTAACCGTTGCGCCGATTTCCAGTCGTACTTCTGGCATCTCGCTTCTCCTCCTTTGGTATGAACCTCTCTGCCTTGCTGAGTGCATCCCATGCTTCATCAAACGTGAGATCGTCGGGGTCTTTCTCTGTTTTGATCTGGTATACGTTGACATAGGGCAAGAGTTGTTTACCAATTCGGTTTGACCCGCTTTCCCCCGCGCCGTCGCCATCTAGCCAGATGTGGATTTTGAATGCAGATGAGATTGCGATTGACAACTGCTCAGGGGTTAACGATGCCCCCATGACAGCTACTACATTGTAAATGCCATAAGACCATAGCCTTTGAACGTCGAAAGGCCCTTCTACCAAGATCAGTTCCTTCATCTCTTCGACGAACTCTTTTGCCTTGTCGTAGTTGTATAGAACAAAGCCCTTCTCGAAGTCCAGCATGTGTCTCCACTTGCCATACTTCTTGATGCGTACCTTGTCCTGTGTAGCAAGGCGACCCGACCACCCTACCAACACACCGTTGTCATCTCTTACAGGGAAGATCAGGCGACCATCAAAATCCTGTTTTCCAGATGCCCAAGGCTCATCTACACCATCATGAGAGTAGCCCCACTCAAACAGCTCTACGATATCTTCAGAGAAGTTACGAGTCTCTGCATACTCACACATTGGCAAGTGTGCTTTGAATATTTCGATTTCGTCTTCATTGATCGGGTCAAGCTCTACGTCTTGCTGGATGCGATTCATTTGACGGATGAACCGTTGGTTGTCGAGCTTGTCAAGCATCTCCTTATTATAGGAAGACGTTGATTCGTCAATTGGGATTCCTGCCAATTGAGACGCGATCTCCAGTGCTTGCGGAAAGGGGCAAACATAATTTCTTCGCCCTTCTTCCCGCGCTTTGCGTTCCTCCATCAGCTTGATGAAGAGGTAGATGTCGCGTGACACGCCGCCTTGTTTCGGAACGAACCACCAGTCCTCGGGACTACCGCCGCAACCCTTGGTGAAGCAAGTGAACTGTTTGTTGTTAAGATCGAAACCGAATCCTGTTTCGTTATCCCCGCCGTGAATCGGGCATGGGCAACGAATCGCGCCGTATCGGAAATTACGGTTTGGAACGTCCACTCCGTAGTATTCCAGCAGGAGCACGGGGTCGATGGATTCCCGAATCAGCTCCTTGACCACCGTGAAGTCTGCCATTTCATTCCACTCCTATCCAGCCAAGTCAACGATTTGTTGCACACATGCGGCAAAAAATCCTGTTATAACAAGACCTGAAGTGCACAGTCCTATCATATCTGCCGCATCATAGTCTCCGTAGCGGATGCCCTCAACAACACGCCACCAGAGAAAACCAGACACACCAGCAAGGGGGATTGCCATTAAAATACAGAAGACCATTTCATCTCACCCTCTCGTTTGTTGTAAGACAAGTATATTATAGCATCTAACTTTTGGCAAGGTTCTTTTTATTCGATTTCAATGTCGATTGGTTGACGAAAACGCCTTGCCATATCGAAGATGTCTTGATTTTTATTAGGACTGCGATGAAAAACGTGCCATACGAGTTTTCCGCCGTGGGTCAGAACAGTGTCTACAGGTTCGAAATCAAAAATATCGCCAGACAGTTCCCATCCTGTACCTACACACAAGAACTCATGTGGCTCAGTTGGAAAGTCAGAGTTCACGATTGCCCACACCTGAACCTCGTCGAATTGGTTTTTTGCAGAGATAACACGCGCACCAAGCGGCAGATCAAGGACAGTAATACCGTTGCTTGGCGTTAGGGTGTATTTGTAGGTCGTGATAGCCATTACGCTTCCCCCAATTTTTGGATGTATTTGTACAGGGCATCCTTCACCCGTCGCCCACTAGAGTATGGGTCACATTCACTACAGCTTTCACGCATGGTGCAGAGGCAACCACCACGATTGCTGTCAAGAATAGCTTGCAATTCAGATTTAACTTTATCGGAGTCGATCATCGGCATCTCATTCAACCTCCAGTAGATTTGCAATTTCAGCCAAGATATGACCGTGGCAAGCATGAGGATGACAGTAGCACCCGAGGACTTTGCCCTTTAGCTCATGGATGGAGTTCAGTAGGTCGGGTCTGCTGAATAGGTAGTCCCAGTAGAGCGCAATTGCTTCCTCCCTTGTCGCCACAACATGTTGAGCTTTTGTTCCTTTCAAGTGCGTGAACGGGTTCCCCCACTTGCTCCCCCGACCGATATACACATCGTAGGGGAGCTTGTGGTGGATATTCACTACGGTCGTTTCTTTGACGCTACTCGTCATCTAAATCGCCCCAAGGCGGAAGATACGGGTCTCCGTAGCGGAAGTCGTTGTCGTCATACTTATCGTGACAACGATCACAGCGGAGCCGTTCTCCCTTCAAGGGTTTGCCGCAGTCAACGCATTCTGCCCAAGCCATTGCACTCACTCCTTCACTTTTTCGAGTTTACCTAGTCGTTGGCAACTGCCGCATAGATAGTCGTTTTTCTTGGCTTCACTCTTGTTCATAGCTGAGTTACACCCTTTGCAGATTACCCATTTGGGCGGTGTTCGACGGCGTTTGCGAACCTTGTGCATGAATGTTCCTGTATTTTGCCCGTATCCCATAGTTCACCGCCTAATCCATTGCTCCGCCACACTCTTTGCAACAATCATGATTGACTGCACAAGACTCACAGAGAGTGTCAATGGCTGATGAGCCATAGGTCTGATCTTGTCCACAGCAACCACATGGGGCTACCGTGATTACCGCAAGACCCAACTGGCTACCAGCGTAGTAGCAGAATTTGCATCTTTGTTGTGTAATGCGCTCCTTCTGTCTGGGGTCAGCGTCATAATTCTCCAAGTGCTTCCGCATATCTTGGATGCGCCAACCGTTGATTCGGGATTTAGACTCTCGTGAAGATTCATTCCACGGCTTCCCGTTCATCCGCATTAAGTTTCCCCCTATCCTGCCATTGCGACATTTCGAATTTCTCGCATTTTTGGGACACCTCTGTAAGTGGTGTAGTCAATCCACCCGACATAGGAACCACCATTTCGGGTCTCGCCGAGCTTGAAGACGATGTTCCCGTTTTCCCGCCCGTCTGCTTCAATCTCAGCGGGGGTCTTCTTCCGCAGGAATGCCAACTCGTTGACAAACATGACGATTCGGTTAGAACCAGACATGTGCGAAGAGTCAACATCTTCCGCGTTTTGAGTAGTTCGCGGGTTGAGCTGTGCAAATGCCAGAACAGGAATCTTCAACATGCCAGCAGTCTTGTTCTTCAACATGCTGGTGATCTGACCAAGAAGCAAATACTCAGATACATTGCCGTTGCCCATCGTGGCATCTGGCATCTTGATGTAGTCGAAGATGAGAACAAACTGATTCTCATAGCCGTTCCATTCGACACCAATCTGGCGTTGCATCTTACGAGCAAGATTGTGAACTTTCTCAGGTGTGAAGTCAGGCATGTAGATGTGGTAGAAAGGAGCGTTCTTCACAATCTCCTTCGCCATCATGACAGCATTCTCTTTCACAGGATCATTCTTGAAGAGACCGCGAGAGACTTCACTTTCAGCCACATGTCGAGGATCGCCCTGTGCGTTCAGGTATTCCGTTGCAACAATAGAAATCAGTCGATCAATCTGTTCCTCTGTTGTCATCTCTGTATCCACATACAGAACAGGGTGTCCTTGATCTACCGCAATGTTCTTGGCGATATTAAGAGCACAAGCCGACTTACCAGTCTTAGCAGGAGCCGCAATTACTTTCAGCCGAGATGGAACCAAACCGCCAGTCTGCTTGTCGTACTCCGTGAAGCCAGTCGGTACACCGAGAATTTCCCGAACCGTTGAAGCGCGTTTCTCGATTACCATTTCGATGCAATCGCCAATCTTGACTACATCGTTCCCGCCTTTTGATTCGATGACGATATCAAGGAATCGTTCTTCTTGACGCGCCACGAAGCTGTCGATAGGCTCGTCCTCTTTTGTGATTGCGTCTTGCATGGTAGCATACGCTTGAAGGAATGTCTTGCGTCGAACAGATGCTTGCTTCACTTGGTCAGTAAAGAACTTGATATTCTCTACGCCCGCATTGGTACGCGCCACCGCTTCAAGGTACTGCATGTTCACCGAATCTTGGAGACCCGAGCGAATCGCAAGCGCGTTGATGACGGAGACATTGACCTTTTCGATGTTGGCGATAGTACCATCCAGAACCGTAAGCATGATTTCGTAGATATGACGGTTCGATTGGTTCGTGAAGTCTTCGGGTTCGATCTCCGTAGAAATGTCGAACAGCGTGTCAGGGTCTTGAAGCGCGATACCCAGTACCGCTCGCTCTGCGCCTACATGAGCAATGCTATCGTACTGTCGCCTCAAGTCTTCTGGCAAGTTGAGGATGTTGTAAGGTACAGTCATCATATTCCCTCTTTCATTTCGTCGTTCGATACTCTTATATTACAACTGAATTATAGGAAAAGTCAAGGTATAAAATAGAAAGAGGGCTATGCCCTCTGTTCAATTTCCTTTTCGATTCTATGACGCAGTTCCATGAGATAAACTGGTTCACCGTATTCGTTGTTTGCATATGTGTACCACACGGTTCCATTCTCTTCTTCCATTAGTTCGAGTGCTACTTTTAATGCGCGGAGATCATTTGTCTCAAAATTCAATTTCCTCACTCCCTCTCTCAGAAGAATGATGCGATCAGATATCCCAAACCAAAGCAGACCGATGCAAACAGCAAGATACACACTACGATAAGGGTGAAACAGCCGTCGATCCATTCGCCCATGCCCATTACTTAATAGCCCCAACACGACGAACAACTGCCACCTAGTAAGGATGGAGACAGCTCGCCGCAACTTTTGCATTCTCGCCAGTCGCTTTTAAAACACGATTCACACTTGTCGTAAAGATATACTGTTTTTGTATGACATGTTAAACAGGTATTTTCTGAATCTTTCATTACTGGTTCCCCTCCGCATGTTTATGAACATATTTGTTGCGTCCATCCATTCGTCGCTCATCATACATTTTTTTCAAGACATTTAACTTCTCGATAACGGGGTCAGCTAAGTTCTTTTTTAGTGTCGCGTCGATAATGGAATTTTGCCACGCGTTGAATTTTGCGGCGAGTTCTTCGTCGAGGGAAGCGGCAAATAGCCACCGCTCCTCAACAGAACGAATCTTTGCCCCTACCACATGCGGTAAAGCCGACCGTTTGAAGTCGTTCCCTAATTCAATCTCCTTGGCTACAGAGATGTTGCACTCTTGTTGCAAGAAGTAGATTTGCTGTGCTAAAAGTCCAAGATATGACTCTAAGGTTGAGAGGTCGAGATCGTAGTATTCCCACTCAGCCATGTTAAGGATTTTTGCAATGGTATTTGATTCAACACGCTCCGCTCCGTAGATACCCGTTCGACGCAGTTCCTCTACTTGGTTAAGCACGAAACTCATCTCAATACCCCCTATTCCTCAAAAGTCTCTTCGGCTGGAGTAGGCACTTCCTCATCTCCAAGAGTGGATTCAATAGCCGTCAGTTCAGTAGGTTCGAATGGAACTTCTTCTACGACTGTACCACCGTAGTATACCTCGATGATTCGGCTCTCGATGTAGTTGAGTACGCCTTCGTTTTCTTTAAGGAATTTCTTTGCGTTCTCTCGCCCTTGGGCTACACGGATTTCTTCGCCGTTCTCATCGTAGTAGGAGTACCATGCTCCAGATTTCTTGACCACACCGATCTCTTCACCGATATCAAGAATCTCAGCCGCTTTAGAGATGCCTTCGCCGAACTCAATGTCAACTTCTACGCTTCGAAGTGGCGGTGCAGTCTTGTTCTTCTTCGCTTCAATCTTCGTAGTACGAGAGACAGCTTCGTCGCCTTTTTTGTTGACTTCTCTGGCGCGAACATCTAGACGAATAGACGCGTAGAACTTCAATGCTCGTCCACCAGAAGTAGTCTCAGGATTGCCAAACATAACCCCAACCTTCTCACGAAGCTGGTTAATAAAGATAAGCGTCGAGCCAGTTTTCAATGTAATACCAGCCAGTTTTCGGAGTGCTTGTGACATGAGACGAGCCAGTAGACCGACATGGCTGTCGCCGATATCCCCTTCAAGTTCCTTCTCTGGAACCATTGCCGCCACAGAGTCAACAACGACTAAACTGACAATTCCAGATCGAATCCACCGTTCTGCAATCTGAAGACAATGTTCTGCTGTGTCTGGTTGTGCTACGATTAGATTTTTGACATCTACCCCAAGTTTCGCCGCATATTCCAGACTAAGAGCATGTTCTGCGTCAATAAATACGCAATACCCGAACTTCTGTGCTTCGGCGATAGCGTGAAGTGCAACGGTTGTCTTACCAGACGACTCAGGGCCAGAAATTTCGATGATACGTCCTTTCGGGTATCCGCCACCAAGTACATCGTTCAAGCGATAGGAACCAGAATGGAAACGCGCAAGTGGAATCGGTTTCGCGTCACCGAGAATCTGACATGTTCCCATGCCGAAATCCTTATCAATTCCCTTCATTGTCATTTCGAATCGTCGCTTGATCTCTTCTGGAGAGAGAGCTAGATTCTTCTCTAATGGTGCTTTTGCCATCCAGTAATTCCTCCTTGACCTTACGTTACAGTCTACTATTATATTATAACTGTATTATAAGTGCCTGTCAAGGAGTGACAAAAGCCGCCCACTAGGGACGGCTACAGTACCTCCTCAACCTTAGCTCTGACCAAAGCTGGCGTAAGGTCTTCGTCATATGCGAAACGCACAATGGCGATTCCTTCTTGTTCACAGAGGAATGACTTCTGATAGTCACGATCTTGTGCCCGCTGAAACTCAAACTTGTTCCTGTGAAAGAACTCGCTGTACTCGAAATGCTGTACTCCGTCGAACTCAAAAGCGAGTCTCAGTTCAGGAATGTACCAATCGAGTCGCAACCCTCCAATTGGCTCCTCCTCCACCTTGATGAAAGTCGGGTAGAGGTAGCTCAGGATTACGCCAACCAGATAGTGTCCTCTGGAGCAGTTCATGGATTTGTGGTATCGAGCGGCGGCCTCCTTAATCAACAGTAGTTCCTCATCGGTATCTGTAAGGCTAGCGTAGAATGTTCGATTTTTACGAAGACCCATTCGGAATGCCATATGCTCAACCCTCATCTTGCTCTTATTAACTGACTTGGCAATCTCCTCATTCGGCGTGAATGCATAGAATCGCTCCAGAATATCGAGTTGTGAGTTTGTCCATCCACTTTCACGCTGGAGACCAAGTTCGCTGATCTTTTCACGCACACCATCGACGGTCTTATTTAGCATCAAGGCTATTTCTTCGTCAGACCAAGACCCATGATTGTCCTTGAGCCATATTTCCTCATAGCTCGTCCAATGAAAGGAGGGCTGGTCATCTTTCTCCAGCCCTAATTCCTCTGCCTTACGCTGAATCATCCTAACGCTCATGTTGAGCATTGATGCAATCTCAGCATCATCCATGTTCGGGTAATGCCGTTTCAGCTTGCGTAGCTTATTCTGTGTCCACATCTACTTCCCTCCAATGTTTCCAAGAAGACTATCTAGAAAGTCATCATCACTCATGGACGAAACCCTTGCTTTCTCTTCTTCAAGTCGCTTCTGTTTTTCGCTTTCTTCAGTGACGATACGCTCAATAACCTCTTCTACGTTATTATCTCCGCCTTGTTTCAGGTACTCGGCTTTGAAATAGTCAAGAGCAACCATGAGCTTGCTTGTCCCTTTCTTGTTTGCGTAGGTCAGGTAGCGCAGACTTGTGATCTTCTGATCGCTGATCTCTGTCCAATAGACAATAGCCGCAATTATTTGTTCAGTCCTGTATTGTGCCAATAGCCGCTTCGTTATTCCGATTTGATACCCAAACCATTTTGCGTTCACCGTCATGGATAAGCGTGGCTTAAAAATTTCTAGCACTATTCGTTGTGCTAAATATCCGATATCTTTCTTTGATAGAGTAGCGTTGGGGTTATCCACTGACATTGAATTAATGTCTATTGTATAGAGATTTATAGAAAAAAGATCAAGGTCCTTAATACTATTAGCGATCTCACTTTCCTTCTCTGATCTACCTTGACCCCGCACCGCCACTGACTTTTTCCACTCTCCGAGCACTGTAGTAGTCTCAACTTTTGATACCTCATCTTTTGAGACAGCTACATCTTGTGGCTCAACTTCTGAGACAGCTAAGTTAATCGAGAATCGGTTCGGTCGTCTTCCACTACCGCGCTCCACGATGGTAATTATCCCCTTTTCGCAGAGTTCTTTTAGCCCATCAACGGCTGAGTTTTTCGCAAGTCCAGAATCGGAGTAGATATCTGTCAGGCGGTAGTCGAACACCATCGAACCCTCTGATTTCGCCTTCTTGCAAAAAGTCGTGAGTACCCGTAGTGTGCTGATCGTCTCAATCTGTTCGAGCCAATCGAGAGGAACCATCAAGTTGCATTCTCCTTTCTACGGAGTTTGAACGATTCTAAGTTGTACGTTCTGTCGCCCTCTGCTGAGAGCTTCTTGTACGGTAACAACATATACGTCGAGAATGTTGCCATGAATCGCTCCACCTGTATCCTCTGCAACCCGTCGTTCCACACTACCGTCAGGGTATTTGATTTCTACCACTGAACCAAGCGGGATTCTATTCGGGTCAACAGCAAGTGTTCGGTGTGCTGTTGGAATTGTGCCTGTTGCCGTGCGACCTGTTCCGCTACCTTCGTTAAGGGTGTAGAAAGTTGCTACGAATGGTTGCCATTCGCCGTATGTCTCCTTTGGCTTTTCAGGCTCCTTTGGCGGATCAGGTTGTGGTTGCGGCTGTGCAACTGGTGTTGGAGCTGGTGTTCCCACCTTTTGCTCCCTTGGAAGTTCTGCCGTAACCAAATTGCCCTCCGTAGGTTGACCCTTTACCTCTGGCTTTGTCTCCTGCTGTTGCTCCTGTTGGTGCATCAGCACTTCCCCGCTTCGAGACGCGAGTGGCTTAAACCGTGCCACTTCTGCCGTGGTAGGTGCTGGTGCTTGCCCATCGGCGATGCTCATGTAGGACAAGACCGTACTGGCTAGTACAAATGTAGTAGCTACCTTCTTCCCTAACTTCATGCCATTCTCCTTTCATGGTGCTATATTCTAATTGTATTATAAGAAAGTTTGATAGAGCTGTCAAGCAAATGGAAAAAGACAGGGGATTCCGCCCCTGCCCGATTCCATTCAGGTAAGCCATTCTCGCGGGTTTGAGCCGTGCTTGTTGAAGAGACGACGCACAATCTCTCGTACTCGCGGAGAACGGACAATGTGTTCGAGCGACTTCATTTCGATGTACTGGAAGAATTCTGCTCCAGCCATCAGGTCGATGTAGTCTGCAAGACCGTTTTGTGTAGGTGTATTGCTTTCGAGGTCAATCTGGAACGGGCTAGTGTCGCCGATGAAAATGATTCGACCATTCTTAGCTTCCCGAGTACCAACCGTAATTAGCTCCTTGGTGTTCTGAGCTTCGTCAACCACAATTGTCATGTTTTCGGCATCGAGACCACGGATAAAGCCGAGTGGAAGAATTTCAACATATCCCATAAGGTTAAGCGACTCGAACCCTGCATTGTGGAAGCGATCAAAGTATTGAGTGTAGTTCCTGAGCGTTGGGCTGATCTTTTCATCAATATCCCCCGGCAGGAACCCGTATTCTTCGCCGCCCGCATTAACTGCTGGCTTCGCGATCATTATCTTATAGTGGTCTTCTCTTACTACCATTTTGCGTTCGGCAGAAGTCTTCCAGTCCATTGTTTGGAAGTTATGTGGAACCCTTACATCTTTTGGGATATGGTTCTCCACAAGGTACTCGATGGCTGTGCTGGTCTTACCTGTTCCCATGAGTCCGTCAACCGCAATCTGCGTGATATTCGGATTGTTGAGAGCGTCAATATAAAGCCGAAGATCACGGTTAGGTGCATCTGATCGGAACAGTGGGCGGATTCCTCCAGCCGACTTATCATAGATGCCCTCCAGTCGCTTTCCACCGCCTTCTGGAACAACGAACACAGCAGTATTTGGCTCCAGAGAATCGGTTAGCTTCGACCAGTTTGGGATGATCGCTCTCCCGTGCTTTTGGAACAGATCATAGTCTACAGCGTTCGCTTCTTCGATGTGCTCCCAATGTCTGAGCATTTTAGTTGTTCAACTCCTAGCGACCAATGTTGCCGTCGAATTTTATACTACACCTATATTATAATAGAACATTCTACCATAGTCAAGGAATAGTCAGACTACTTGACGATCTTCTCAAACAACCATTGGATGTACTGATCTTTACGGATGCGCTCCTCCCAATATGCAGGGTCAGAGAGTCCAAGTTTCTGTGCCGCCGCTTGTGAGAGGGCTTTTGCATGATCGTACGCTGGCTCGGGAGCCTTGTAGTTCGGGTGCAGTTCTGATTTTGCTTGAACACCGAAGCCCGCGCAAATAGCTCGGTAGTGGTCATATGCCAGAATCGCAAGTTCATGTGGCTCATCGAACTTCTGAATATCCAAAGGATTGTCGATGAACGCACTCTCTGTAATAATGGAAGGGCACTTAGTTTCACGGATGACAGCAAAGGCACTATGGGTAGCTCGTATACCACGATCAAATGCTCCATGTTCCTTTTCAAGAATGTCAACAAAAGCCTGTCCAACTACGCGACCTAAGCCAGTTCCATTGTAGTCCAGAACCTCTACCCCGAATGCCTTCTGGTTGTAGGCGTTGAAGTGCACAGATACAAAAAGGTGCGCCCTAAAGTTATTCGCAATACGAGCGCGTTCACTCAACTCTACAAACACATCTGTTGAACGAGTAAGGATTGCCTCGAAGCGGTCGTCTTTGTTGAGAATTTCCGAAAGTTTTAGTGAAACGATCAGATTAAGGTTCTTTTCTAAAAGACCATTCCCGACCGCACCCGAGTCCTTGCCACCATGCCCCGCATCTACGCAAATACGATATTTTGACATGTTGCTGTGCCCTCCTCAGATTAGCTAGATTTTTTCAACTTGAAGAAAAGGAGGATTCCGCTGAATGCAATGAGTAGCTTTGGAATCATCCAATTTTCTTGTTGAATTGTTAGCTCTAATAAGTCTTGATGACCGAAAAAAATAAAGTACGCACTACCGCCGAAGTAGATACTCTCTACTAAAATGGCGAAGGTTGCAATGGCGAGAGGAATCAAAAGAGGTGGATTCTCTAAGCCATGCTTGTTGTTGTGAAATACCGTTTTACTCAATTGCCAGAAAACTAAGCCCCAAGCAATTGCAGAAACAGCATAAATGAGAAGCAGGAACATCTCTTATCGCGCCCCTTTGCCTTGGTTGTTGTTAAGAGCCGACAAGCCCTCATTGATGTGCCGAATGGTAGCAAGCACATCGTCACTTTCCTGCACTTTATTGCTGGAAGCGACAGTACGGATATACCCTGCTCTCTTGGCGATCTTACGCGCACTCTTGCGTTGATCGACTTCGTACTTAAATGCCAGAGCGAACAAGAATCCTAGCCCGAAATACATCAGCTCAACGATCATCTTTTTCACCACCATGTAAGTTACGAGTCATCATAAGCAATCGAAGTGTTGTCGCCAGCTCAAATTGAATTTCAGTGTTCTTTTCGACGAGAACGTGCAATTCATCTACTGACTCTTGAAGGTTGTCAAGAGAAGTCTGAAAGCTATCGCCCCGAGCGAAGAACTTGTCGATTCGCCAGAGTGCCCAAATAGCCACCGCAGTTGGAAAACCCAAAGTTTGAATCAATTCTGTGATAGGCTGAATCGCCTGTAGAACAGCATCCAACACCGTAACTCACCCTTTCGTCTTAGAATTTCCCCCACGTTCAGGAGGGTTGCCCCTCCATTAAGTTGCGTACATATTTGCGCCAACTGGAAGCACCATTCGATACGGTACGAACTTAGCGTTTGTTTTAACTGAATTATCAGCCGCCAGAGTAATGCTTGCTTGATCGGTAGTATCTGTTGTTCGCTGGATGACAAGATCGGCTGTTGTCCAATCTGTTCCTGCCGCCGTTCGGACAGCCTGTACTTTCATCTGGAGGTAGTTCTGCACTGGCATAGCAAACACAGCAATATCTCGCTTATTGCCAACATTTCCACCAAGCGCAACTGGGTCATTGACGTGAAATTTTGCGGCTGGCTGGAATGTGCCCACACCCACTCTCTCCGTGTCGCCTGTAACTGCCAGAACCGTTCGACTATTTTTGTCAGACCAAACTTGCCAGTAATTGCCCGCGTAAGTATTTTGGTTCATCAGGTCAAAACTCCACTCTTGGTTATCGGCTGTGCCGTTCATTTTGACATTGTGGCTTGGCGAGAGATATAGGTTCTTCCCAATGGTCATGTGACCAGAAACCACCATATCGCCATTACCAGCGTCAAGTGTGTTGTTTGCAGTCTTGGCCACAAGTCCTGCTTCAAGTTTGAATGGAAACCCAATTCCGACTTCGGAAATGTCAAACCTACCAGATGATTCATTAAACTGCATACGGTACTTTGCGTTTCCTAGTCCATCTGCAAGCTGGATATGATCGCTTGATCTATTGATCTTTACAGCACCAGATGTTGTAATCATTCCTGAGCCGAACTTTACTGGCAAGTTGTTTGCCGTGTTGATCTCTAGCCGATTTACGCCGTTGGCTTCAATCTGACCAAAAGGATCAGTACCGCCGTAAGTCTTCATGCTAAGATACTGTGTACCGCTTCGTGAGTAAACCCGTAAGTCCATATCTGTAACGCCATCGTACACGATCAAAAGACTTCCCTGCGGGTTGATCTGCATGTAACTAGCACTAGAGCTATCGCTTAGAATCGAATTTTTGAGCGTAATGCGACCGCCACCAACTTGCAAGTTACTTGCAACGGACTGATCTGCTGTATCCGACCTAGAGATGAACGCCGTATTTAGATTGGCTTGCGACAATAGTTGTCGTGGTTGAAGCATTATCTCGACCTCCTTTGTACCCTACTTATACTTCAAAGGGCGGCAATTAGTATGCCGCCCCGAAGACTCCTCTTGGGTAAAATGGATTCCCGCAATATGCCCATGACTCGATCTCTTCGTCTGTCCGAGCGATCAGATCAATACGGAGTTCATCAATCATGACATTGCCAGCAAGGATGCCGTTGCTACCAACAAAAAACTGTGTGTAATTTGTTAACGCTGGAGGAGTCAGTGATGAACTATCTGCTCCTATGATATCTCCGTTCTCGTCGAATAGGAAGAGATATTGTTTGTCACTAGCTGAAACATCCCACCTATAGACGACATTGTACCACCCATTAGGCGTGATCTCTGTCGATACTGTAGTATCGTTCATTTTTACTCCTCCGCTCTCATATGTCATCTGATACACATTTGAGTTTACATAGAAGAGCGTTCCGTCTGAAGAGCTTCCGCTTGGCTTAAACCAAAGTGAAATTGTACCAGCTTGCGTACTAAGAACCCCATCTGTTGGGTAAGAGATTTTCCCCTCTGGTCTTGTACTATCGGAATACCCAGTAGACAAAGTGCCACTCTCCAACTGCCAGTTGAATGTTCCATTCTTGACGAATTTCAGCGGGCTAGTTTGTGGGTAAGGTTTGAATGTCATTGTTTTTCTGTTTGGGTATGCTCCGACGAGCTTAGTATCAATACGAATATAATCTACACTCATGTAGTTGTTAATATGAGAACCAGCGTCAACATCAACCTTTAACTTGATGGTATCTCCTACAGCAAGCGGAATTTCACTACCAGACGCAACTTGCACCCATTCCTCATTGTTCTTTGAGTAGTAGAACATTGCAGATGGTTGAGTAGCTGTGGAATTTGAAACAACTGGATTTGCCAAAGCAACAAGACTTACAGTATCGCCCTTAACAGTAACAGTGATCGGGTCAGTCTGGTATGAGCCAGTAGGAATATACCCAGAGTAAATACTTGTTGAAACTGTTGAAAGCGAAGGTGTTACTGATCCATCTGTGCTTGGAGTAAGGTCTACTTTAAACTTAACTCTCGCGTTGGTAGCGTCAAACCTATTGACGATACCAAGGAACGGCAATCCAGAAGTAAGTACCTGCCATTCACCATAAGTTGATCCACCATCCGTTGAAAGCTGACCAGAAACCGTTACTGCTGTTCCAGATGGAACATTATTAACCCATGTGATTGTTGAATTGTACGCCCATTGAACAGAGCTAATATCCATAGGAGCAAATACAACCGAGCCAATAGGAGCATAACGAGCCGCTACGGTCAGCGTAAGATTTGCCATAATTGGAGTGATGGCAATGTCAGTTGTGGATAATGACACGCGCACCGACACGGTATTCCCTGACCCATTTGCAGGAATATTACTGATTGCATTCCCGCTTGTTGCTGTTTGCCATGTTGCTCCGCCATCTACGCTTGTTTCTACAATGACTGCTGTGCTGGCTGGTGTAGACCCACTGAACGATACAGACGATTCGGCAATCCACTTAACTGCGTTAAGACTCAATGGTGCGCTGACCCATGTCCCAGTTGTCTTGTAAGCAGTACCAACATTGAATGTGATATCAGAGAAGGTAGGAGTTGAAGTCCGATCTGAATTTGCATTCAATGTTACGCGATACTTGATCTTCGCAATAGTTAGATTTGTACCCTTTGCAATCTCTGTGATGGAAGTCGTGCCGACAATTGGCTTCCACGCTCCATAGTTAGCCCCATCTAGTGCGATAGAATATTCGACCACAATAGATGTGCCAGTTGGCAAACTTCCTCCCCATAATGTTGTTGCAACTCCATTTGATTTTACTACTGTCGATAGATCAATTGGAGCAGATAGGAAAGTGCCCGATGCATAGTATCCTGCTGTGTAACTAACCATCAGTTTATCAATCACTGGCGTAGAAGTTCCGTCTCCAGTAACATTCAATCGTACTTGGATGTACTTATCATATGGAACATTATTGGCAGATGCTCTAATCCAATCCGTCCAAGTGATGTTGTTTGGAGATGTTTTTACATCCAATGTAATTGATGTACCAGCAGGAAGAGAGGTTGTGGTTACGCTATACAATGAGCTAATTGGCAATACGGTTGCACTAACATCCCACACAGGAGAAATCCAAGCACCACTAGTCGTATAAGCGATAGACGATTCTTCTGCCCCTTGGGACTGGATCACTGGTTCAAGAATAGCCACATAGCAATCTCCGTGATTATAGTTCCATGTTAGCCAGTTCGCATTCCCAAGTTTCAATCCTACCCCGCCGCCAGAAGAACCATTTGTGTATGATCTGCCAAGCGTAATGCTGATTTGAATACGACCAGATGGGAAAACAACCGTGGAAGCTGGACGATATGTTGTATCATTGTAGTCATGTGCGTTATGAGAGACTTTCCATCCAGCAGTTTGATTCCCCTGAGCTGGCACAGCACCAGCATAAACAGCACCTACTTGGTCGAGATTGATGAGACCTACGAAGTAATAGTTGTTTACTGTGTCATTATACGGTAGAGCGGTTGCCGACGCACCGTTCGAAGTCATGTGCATACGACCATTTGTAGAGCCAATCAGAGTGTTAATTGTCACTAATGAAGTTCCGTTCCAATATGGGAATAGGAAGTTCGCCACAGTGTTGTACGCCGAGTCATCAGAACTACCAATTAAAGTGACTCCATTTGCATTGTAGGTTTCGTAGTAGTTGTTGTTCCTCCAGATAGAGTAGTGCGAATGAACTGCGCCTCCAGAACTGCTAAATGTAGTAATGGGCTCGTAGTTGGTTTCCATATTAGTTACGCTTGTGGAAGTTGCATTGGCATTTCCATAATAGACATAGTATGTTACCACACTATTGGCAGGAATAGTTCGTGTCTCAAACTGAATCGTATAGTTTTTTGTTGCGTCGTTAGCGGAAACAATACGATGAGAAATGATGTTACCTGAGTTGTCTACGACACGGATATCTGCCCCGCCAGCCTTGATGCTCGAAGAACTGATCGTGAGACGAACTGGTTCTCCGTTTTTGCTGTAGGCTGTGATATTCTGGAGAGAAATCGGCTTACGATATCCCCACGCTCCAAGAGTTGACTGCCATCCGCTACGAGTTGCGCTAGACAGCTTAATGCTATTTGGTGTTGACGTGGCATCCATGCCAACGAGAGAACCAGCTTGCCAATCGGCTTGAAGATCAGCAATTTTGCTTACATTAGTACCCTGTTTTGCCAATGTAACTCTATCAGTAGAGACAACAGCGTCGGTCAAGGTTCCGCTACCGAATCCACTATTTAAATCTGTCTGAACAATTGTTAGGTCTAATCCCTCTTTTTGAAGCGCAAGTGGACCAGAGCCAGTTAGATCATTCATTGTCCCGTCCCATGTTCCTGCTCCATATGACTGCGACAGATTTGTACCCCTATCGAGTACAATTGTGGAGCCGCTTACGGCAGTATTTTCAACTGTTGTTCCTGCCGCGTTAGCTGATAAAATCTGAGAAAAGTCTACGCCAGATCGTTGCTGAATCAGCTTCGCATTGGCTACAGTTACGCCAGTTTTTGTACCAGAGAAAGAGTTCGTAGATGAGTTGAACATGAACCCTTCGATTGTAGACGAGTTTGAGGATGGTGTACTGTATACACTGAATGTGTAGTTGTTTCCAGAAGTAACGCCTACAGATGTGATCCCGCCAGCAAGCAGATTCGTTGTAGCCGCTTCCAGAGAAATACCACCACCGAATTTTCCCTCATACGGGAACAGAACATAGTTTCCAGACAAAGGCGTAATACCGCGCAATACATCATACTCCGTAATGTCGTAGTGAGCCAAAAATGATGTGTAGTTGTCAACACCCACCACAACATTTTTGAGTAAAAGATGACTGCCTTTATGTGCCTGTGACATGTATCATCCATCCTTTCCGTTAGTATGCGTAAATCCTATAGTCATATGGGTTGTAGAACGGCTGATTAGCATTGTAGAACATTTCAATCTCGTCACTTGTTCTCATGAATCTATCCACTAGAATTTCATCCATTACGATATTAGGTTGACCCCTATATCCACCACCGATCATAAGCATAGAGGTCGATAGGCTAACAGCAGAACAATTGGCGATAGCGTGTTCTACTTTCCCATTGATGTACAAGATGTATTGATCTTTATTAAATACAATAGCGAAGTGATACCATGTGTTGTTTTCAATTTGCTTTCCTGTTGTATATGAGGTATTGTTTGGCAAAGCAAGCACTACTCTTCGTGAATAACCAGCGGCATCAGGCTCTACCATAATCGACAAGTATCCGACTGTCCCTTTGTTTTCCGTAGGCGCAATCTCAATAATTGGAAGATACCAGTTGCCTTGAATCCCCATGTTTCCACTAGATGATTGGTGAATTTGTGGACACATGAACCAACCAGAAATAGTTGAGCCATTTGGATTGAGAATCGAGGTGGGGTAGAATAATTGACTGTTCTGCGGTATACGTGTTGCCATCCAGAACCTACCGTTTGTAATTGTGACTCCACTTTGAACAGACGGTAGTACCATGTCTCCATACTGAATTCCGAATGAGTTTTCATCCACACAAAGATGAAACGAATCAAAAGGCACTCCTACCAGTTGATTCTTCAAAGGCAACAAACTTACCTTATGTGCATTGGACATTGTGTCCCCTCCTTAAAAAGAAAACCCCGCAGTACTTACATATACTGCGAGGTCATTGTGTGTTGATGCGCTTATGCCGTTCCTACAATGAACCAGTTGACAGTAACAGGATAGTCATATGCATCATCAAGACAGATTTCAAACCTGTCAACATCGGTCTTGTTCCAGTACACATGCCGATGTGGAGAATTGCAGGATAAGAAGATATAGTAGTCAGGCAATGAATCGTAGCCATGAACAACTTCCACTACTGTCTGACCTGCTGGAATTAGAACCTCTCCTGCAAATGACGCTCCATTTTGCATGAGAACACCACCAATGCCAATTGGCTGTCCATCCGTAACAGGAGTAATCTCACCTGTTTTCAGCCTTCCAGATACGAACGAACCAGTCGAGTCGGCATAGATACTCTTCATGTATCTCTGGCTGTTGATGTCTTTTGGTGTCCCGTCCTTACCATCAGTAAATGTGTTGTTGTTCTTTCTTACATGCACATAGCCAAGCAGAATAGCATCTGAAGGAAGTGTCGGGAAGGAGCCACCTACCGCACCAGACAGAACTCTAATCACACCATCTCCGAGCGGGTCAGATGAACCAGAAATGTATACATAATCATATCGGTCTCCAACCGCACTTGCCGCAGGAATTGTGACATTCTGCTGTGGGATGGATACGCGACGACCCGATTTTGTATACACAACACCTGCACTGATCGTCACAGCGTTAGTCGGTGTTGGAGCAGTCTGTGTCATAACAAGACCATTAAGCACACCTGACCCCAAGTTCTCTACAATTGACAGAGTATCAACAAAATCGGTATCCCTTTTACCGTTCAAGAATTGAGCGTTCAGTTTTTGCACAAGAGTCGAATCATCGACTTTTAGGCTTCCGACTTGCACAATCGAAGCGAATTTAGCCGATCCATCAGCTCCAATATAGGATTTCACACCAGAGATCATTCCACTTCCAGCACCATCAATCTGAATGGATGTAAGCCCCAAGTTGTTTCTCAGAACAAGTGATCCGCTATTGCCAGAGCTGTTTGTGCCGAGGTACATTGTTCCATTTGTCATGGTAAGTCCATTTTTAACAGTCTGGTTCTCTCTATCTGTTCGAACATACCAGTTATCGTGATTATGGTCGCTGTGTGAAGCCATATACGATGAACCGTTGCCAGAGAATGCCACAGAGAGAGTCACATCTGTGGTCAAGTTACCGCCGCCAGTTAAGCCAGCTCCAGCATTAACTCGACGATCTGCGCGAACCGCATGGTTTTCCATTGTAGCTTGTTGATTTAGGATTAGAGCCCCACCAACCGTTAAGCTACCAGTTATAGATTGGTCTCCAATAATCGCGCTACTTCCGTGATAGTTGATGTTACCGCTGACATTGAGATCACCCATCATCGTAACAGTCTGCATGAAGGTGTTTGTGCCATAGAAGATGTTATTACCAGAAGCTAAGATATCTCCTGACCCGCCAGCTCCATTCCCTAAACGCTGGTCAATTTCAATCTTCGTGTAGTACAGGTTGTTATGATCATGGTCTGCCCGTGCCATGTAGTTCGAGACCCCATTGCCGCTGAACCCAAGGATTAAGTCAAGAGCTTCCTTGTTTTCGTGCGGGTGTGTTGGGTAGCTAAGGTCAAGTTTGAACTCTGCAATTTTAGCATATGGGTTAATGTGCCAATCCATCAGAGATTGAGACTTGATCTTTGTGCCCAACACCGCGCCATCTGCGATATGCTTCGTCTGAATACCCGAACTAAATGGCTTATTGTCGCTCCATTCTTCGAGCATTTCGCTTGGGAATCGTTCAAAGGACTGCGACTTTCTCCAGTGCGTATGGAGCTTGCCTGTTTCACAGATAACTCCTGTTACATAGGTGACTCCTGCAACTGCCGTGCCACCTCCGATAAGATCGGTGCGAACCCGAACTCGGTACTTGATTTCAACGCTACCATCTGGCTGACCAGTTCTTGGGTTAACCCGTGGAGTATCAAATGCACCACTAGTTGTTTGACGACCTTGACCCACATATCCACGCGCATTTACTGGAACCAGCTTCACTCTGCTCCAGTTAGTGTCTGCTGAATTAAATAGTGTTGAAGACTTCATGTAGTATTGGAAGTCGTCGAATCTGAGACGGTCAAAACTGATCTTACCAGAGCTTTGCTCAATACGAATCTTATGACGACCCGTTTTGAGCTTGGAGCCTTGGAATGCCTGTGGCATTGTAGAGTTGCCATTTTGGAAGATATACAGGTTTGTAGTGCCGTCGATTCTCTTTTGAGAGGCATCGTCAATATAGAGACGGCAAGTACCATACTCTGCGCCTGAGATATAGGTATAGTACCAGTCAGACAGAAACTCAATGTCTATGTTGTACTCGACATAAGCCTGTGCCACATCCGTAGTGATGTGTGTCCCATTGTTGGTCATCGGAGCCTGAGTAGGGACACCATTCACAAGAATGGTCGTAGTTGGAGCCATCTCTAGTTTCCAGTCTCCGAATACCTGCAACTCTACCCAATGATTGAACTCATTCGCCGAGCTACCATTAGACCAAAATCTCACGAAACGGGCAGGGCAAGAAGGGAATATGATCGTCTTACCTTCTGGTGTCTCCGCATACCCACCAGAGATTGTCTGGTCATACACGGTAGTCCAACTAACCCCATCGGTAGACACTTCTACCTTTGTACCATTGTATGTTCTACCATCTCCGTAGTATCTCCACATCTTGACAGTGTTTACCATGTATAAATCACCAAGATCAAGCTGTACCCACTGATTTCCGCTTGCAAGAGACACATTACTTTCATAGTCGAAGTGGCTTCCATCAACTAGCTTTTCAAAACCAGTCGCCGCAGGGTCAGATGAAGTGATACTAGTTGTTGGCAGATTGAGGGCACGATTCGTCATAGCACTGAGCACAAGACCCTCGTACTCCTGATTCACGCCATCCGCAAGCGGAGTAAATGGAACGGTCTGTGTGTCTTCTACAACGATGAATTTCGGAACAAGCTCATCTACTTCCAGCTTAGTGACAATGTTGGGGGCTACTGGCTGTTGCGCCATCATCTGAGCAGAAATGTTATGATATTTGAACCAAGTTCCTGTAGGCGAAACGCCGTCAGAAAAGTTCGTTACACCAAAGATGTCCTGCTCAATGTATGCATACTGGTTAACGCCGCCAGCTACGAGCAGTTTGGCATATCCGCCCTCATTGTTCTTCGGCTCACCGATATGGAACTCTACAGAAGCCGCGCCAATGATATTACCACTACCGTCGATTACTCGATCACTACGGTTTGGCATCCAGTAGTCCGCACCATAGTATTTTGTCGTACCGTCTGCACTAACATATGCATCACCGATGAAATCTCCCTCGGGATAAGTGAAGGAAATAAAGCTAGAGTCGCCGTTGTTCGTCATATACAGGTAGCGATAGTCTGGACTGAACGCTAAATTCAGTACATTCGCTCCAGCATCAAGATACCCAATAACTGCGTTGATAGCCATGTCAACGATAAGTACCTTGTTGATACCACTAGATGCCACAAACAGATAACCCGCAGTACCAGCATACGGATTAACAGCAAGACCAACTGGTTTAACGCCAGCATCAATTGACGCTTCAACCGTGAATGTCACTTCATCAATGACTGCGACCTTATTGCTACCAGATGCGGCTACATACAGCTTGCCATTGTGCCGCTCAATAAAGCTAGGTGTATCTCCTACTGGCACGGTAGTCACGAGTTCCCCAGAGTTAATATCATACTTCCCAACTTCGTCGAGAAGGGAGTGTGACACATAGACGAATACTCCGTCAGTTGAAAGCTCCATCCCTGTTGGGTAGGCAAGTTTGCCAGTCGGGATTGCTCCAACAACCTTCATCTCATCAGTTTCGAGGATGTAGATATCGCCGTCGATACCTGTTGAGATGTATGCAGTATTGCCGCTCACAACGATATCGAATGGAGTTGAACCTACAATCAATTCTTTTACGACAGTGAATGTGATCGTATCAATGACCGCCACTGTGTCTGGTGAAGATTGTGAATTCAAGTCTGAGTTTAAGACAAGGATGTACCTTCCATCAGAGGTAAACTTCATAACTGTAGGCTCTTTACCCGTTGACAGCGTAGCAACCTCTGCGCCAGACATGAGGTTCAATTTCGATACTGTTCCGTCGCCTTGATTCGACACATATGCAGTTGTCCCGTCTTGCGAGATCAGAATGCAAGCTGGTTTTTTCCCTGCTAGAAGAGAATCGGTAACGAGTGTTGGCGGGGTTGTAAGAAGGTCATAAGCCCAAATGGTATTACCGCCAGATGCGGAGTTTCCAAGTCCAAGGATAGGTTCTCCCTCAATGTTCTTGCGTCGAAGACCCCAATCTTTCGAATTAATGAGAAACAGACCGTTCGAAACAAGGTTATCTGACTGAACTACCCCAACATCGAACCCGTCCACACGAATGTAGCCAGAACCAAGCAGGGTCTCACCGCTATCTCCGTTATAAATCTTAATGCTTCGAGCATCAAGGCCGACCGTAGAGATATGCTCGGTAGAAATAGAGCCAGCATGAATCTGCTCACCAGTGATAGTGCCAGCTTTGATTTTCTCAGCGGTGACGCTACCAGCCGCAAGTTCGGTAGTAGTAATCGCTCCAGCTTTGATCTGTCCACTCTCAATTGTACGAGCCGCAATTTTGTCACCAGTAATTGTGTTGGCAGAGATCAAGTCGCCAGTAATCGAACCAGCTTGGATACGAGCCGTGTCAAGGTATCCCGTAGTGATCTTTCCAGCACTCACATCTTGGATTTTGGCATTTGTAATTGCCGCGTCCTTGATTTGTGCTGTGTCAATTGTTGCATTTGCAATCTTAGCTCCTGTGATTTCTGCGTTCCCAATCTTCGCGTTCGTGATTGAACCGTCGATGATGTTGGCTGTTCCAACAGAAGCACTGGCAAGGATACCAGAAGCGGCAGTAATCGTTCCAACCTTCATTCTAGTTGCATCAATTGCGTTTGCGGAGATTTGAACTGCTGTAATCGCTCCCGCCGCGATCTTTTCGGTGGTGATGGCTCCAGACGCAATCTTTTCTGCAACAACAGAATTGGCAGAAATTTGTGTTGCAGTTACCGCGTCCGCCTTGATGTGCATTGTATCAATTGAGTTCGCTGAAATATGGACGGAAGTGATTTCCCCTGCCTTGATCTTTGTAGCGTCAATCGAGTTGGCTGAGATGTGATCTGCCTGAATCTCGCCCGCTTTAATATGACGTGCAAGAATTGATTCAGCTTGGATGTGGTTTGACTTCACGACATTGTTGGTCATGTCCTGCGGAGAAATGATTTTGACATTGTTGTTGATATCGTTGATTCCCGCCGCCGTGTTGTTAGTTCCAATAGCTACAGGCTGACCATTTCTCCACTCGATTCCTACCCAGTCTCCGAGCTTAGGAACATAGTCACCAGCAACGGCAACTTGTTCGAGAATGACCATTTCTCCGTTCGCATCCCGAGCACCTTGAATATTAACATTAATGTATTGCTCAGAAATGATCTGCACGATTTGCCCGTAGTCAGTCATCGTCTTTGTGAACCGATCATTGGTACTCTCGTACATCAGAAACCTTGAATTAGTCATAGTGATTCTCCTTCCTTTTAAACGCCCCCGCCTTTGACTGGCGTAGTAACTTAACCACCACTACCTTGGCTTGGCAAAGTAGCATAAGTTGTTGGCTGTACTGCAATTGATAAAATCTGAGAGCTTGTAGAAACCGCACCTAGCTTATCTACAGCCGTCATCTTGTACTCGTACTGCGCTCCGCCTGAAACTGTATAGTCGTAGAAATGTTGCACCTTCAAATTCATTGACGGAATGTAGGAAGCAATCGTAGCCACTGGATACCAGTCATTGCCCTTGTACTTCAAATTCTGAACATAGGCGTAGTCCTGAGAAACAAACCCACGGATAGAATCGAATCTTAGGCTGACTCCGCTTGGAATTGCCATCGTGCAAAATGGCGTAGTGTAGACATTTCCCGTATACACATTGACATTGCCGCTGATGATATCCACACGGACTGGGACTGCTGTACCTAAAGTCAATGGCATTGCGCCAGTTGTTTTGACCGAGTTTCCCGAGCGGAAAACATCAACTTTTGGACGATACGCGCCGCCAGAGAATTGAGTGTTAACAACTACAGACCAGTTATCGTTAGGCTTTAATGGGTTGAGCATCTTGATGGTCATGCTTTGACCAGATGTCGTGATTATATAGTCACCTTGCAAGCTAGACTCTGTGGTGACCGATGCTGGATATTGCCACCACTTGTTTTGGTTCCCGCTAACCTGTGCCCATCTTACTGAGCCTACATTCACCATCCCTGCGTGAAGATCGTCTTTACGATAGATCGTGTAGCCGCCAAAGTCAACTCCGATACCCGTTCCGCTAATGTTTGCCGTGGGTGCATCCCACTGAATCTGCGGATAGTATGTTGTCTTGGAGTCTCCTGCCCATCCAGAGTTTGGGTAATTGAATACCTGTCTGGAAATTAAGGATGCTCTCAGGTTTGTTGGGGGTCTTGGGGCAATGGATTCTTCTGGGATGAAGCTCGTTTTGCCTTTTAGTTGAAGAGTTGTTCGCTTGCTATTTGCTGTGTACCTATCCTGAACACGAATCACTCGGAAGATGTCATAAGTAGGATCAGTGCCAGTTTGTGTATTCCGAACAGCAACGAAGTCGCCAACTTGGATTTGAGGGTAAAGGGCAAGTTCAAGATTGTCGTTTGGTGCGACATGGCTCAGATCATACAGCATATCTTGCACAAGTTGATGACCTTGTTCAGCAGTTGTGATGATGTTTGCCATAGAACGATGGACTTCCATGTATCGTCTTCCATATTGAGCTACAGAATGAGCGTCAACCTTTTCAATCGGATTGAGACCTTGTACCTTTAGAACGATGTGGTTCCGAATATCTGCGTCACTGATGTTTAGCGTGTCTTTTACAAGTTGGCTTTCATCAAATATTGCAACTGGAGTAATTCCAGTAAAGTCTCTGACAATTTTCCGCAGAATAAGTCTCCCGTCTTCAAGGAATCGAAGCTCATGGCTTGCCGCATCTGCAAGTTGTTGCAGGGCATCCCAAAGGTTGATATCTTTCGCTGTGTACGGTTGATCTGGTCTGCCGATCATGAATTTGGTGTCATTCTGAATTTGAACTGTAAGACCTAGCTCGGGAACGAACTGGCTAATCATGTCCTGCATAACATTCTCAACAACCGTTGTTTTGTATGTCTTGCTTTGGAAGATGTAGGTGTCCTGTAGGTATTTTGACAAGTCACGACAAGCGAGTGAGATTTGACTAGGATATGACTCTGTATCAATGTCGTCGCCGAGCAAGCCCGTGAATTTGACAATGTACTCATAGCCAGCCGTCGTCAGTAGTCCATAGGAGACGCGGATTTTGTGCATAGCGTCTAATAATGGATTGTAGACACCACCAACGAAATTGGTAGAGCTGTTTCTATTGAAAGGAGAAAGAGAAGCGTCGAAATTATCCAGCTCGATGTTTGCCGTGCTATTGCGACGCTCATAGTCGTGGCTGATCGAGCACTGGAGAACACGATCTGAGATATCTACCCATATGTCATTCGGATTGTCATTCCGTTGAATCTCGACTTTCAGCCGCCACATTCGGGTGTCTGAGTCAAACGCTTGTTGATAAGTTTGAGTTACTGCGATCATTCCCACCCCTCCTTACTGCTCAATTCCGTTCACACTAACCTCGTACCGAAGCTCCGACATCTCACGAACCCGTCTGACACTCATATCAGTTAGCGCGACACGCTTTGGGATATTGCTATCGTCAGTAAGCGTGAAGAACCCTGTTCCAAGTACAGATTTGACCTGTTCTAACTCAATGATGGACAGATTCATGTTTAAGGATTGGAGTTTTGTATTGCTAATCATGTGGAATGTTCTTGTCATTCCATCGGTTGTCAGAGCTACAATATTTGTTGGCAATTCGATGCGGTGAAAGATCGAATATCCTGATAGCGTGTAATATTCAACTGTACTGTTCTTAACAACTCCAATAAAGTCTCCGTATAGATGGACACTTCTGTAAATTGCCATCGAGCCATTAGCGTTAGTGTCGTAGTCAGTAAATTGCTTCTTTACTATCGCCGATCCGTCTGTCAAGCTAATTGCTATGATCTTCCCGTACTTGTTCATACAGTATAGTGAGTTGTCATTTGACGAGTAAGTAATATGGTTCACATCTTTGAGGTTTGCATCGTTTGCATAGTAATATTTACGATTTTCGAATCCATTTTCGTCAGTGATTACTACTGCCGCCCCTCCGCCTTGGTTTGGATAGAACCATGCAACTTCACCATTCATATACGCAACACCGCTTGCATTTCCGACAGGAATGAACTTTGCTGACAACTCGGATACGAACATCGAGTCTCCGCCATTCCCTGTAAGATTCGAAACCCTAAGACGGATATATCGTGTGGCACTTGGGGAAATTGTTTGCTCCTTTTCTCCTCCCGAAAAAGAAGTTAGAGAGAATGCTGTTGAATAGTTTGTTCCATCAGAAGATATGTCTACCTGAATATCGGCTGTATACATCTTTGTCGTAAAAGAGATTGAATTGATCGTGACCAGAGAACCTAAGTCAACAACAGCATCTCCTCCATTGTTTCCCAACATATCCCAGTAGGTGTCAGTGTTTCCGTCAGTGATCGAGCCACCATTGTTGCCTGTCGTTGTGAAGACCGCCTTGCCAAAAGCCACATTCGCTTGTTTGATGCCGAATGCCTTAATGACAGCCCCGCTCCTGCTGTAAACGTCAATCGAATTTCCGATTGTGTTCAGCAGATAGTATTGCGAGAAGAAAGCGTCTTCTGTGATCGCCGTGTATTTGCCAGAAGGGAATTTTGCCATAGTTGGTCGCTCAATCCTTGTAGGTTGGTCAAGGATATTCAGTTGAAAATTTAATTGCCTGTCATAGAATCTATTTGGGTTAGACACTACTCCATTAGCTGTAACAATTGGCTGTGCAGTTGCCTTTTTATCGTAGCCTAATTGAGATGGGTTAATTTCAACTTCATGCCCGCCTAGCCACCATCTTCGTCTCATCCTTATACACCTCTATTCACTCGCTGAAATGAAATCGACACATCATATGCTACTTCGTAGTTAGATCGTCTGGTTGCACTCACAGAAGTCACGCCTACCATTGATGAAACACCACGATCATCTGTAAGCCTTACATATCCTTTCGCTGTTTCACGATGGAACTTGAACAGATCAAGGTTCACTGTGTTACCCCTTATAGATTGGATTGTGCCTTTCTCTCGATTGAGCACAAAGTAAAGATTCCCATTGTGGCTCACATCGTCAACTTCATTAATGCCGTCTGTTGTGATCGAATTTACGATCATACCAGAAGATGGGTCGATATGAGAAATCACATTGTTGTCATAGTCGTAGTTGCCCACCAGCAAGAACTCCCCGTCCGAATCAATGCTTGTGAACCCTGCGACGTGCGGTAAGTTGATAGTCTTTACATAGGCTCCAAGACGAGTGCTGTCATATGCGCTAATCGTGTTGTTATCCCACAGAAGGTAGATGTAGTTTCCAATAATAGCAACGCCCCTGCTCGTAGACGTTCCAGTTGGGCGACTGATCGTATATGTTTCAGACAGTGAGTTGCCGTAAAATCGGTAAACTTTCTCATCTGTGGATGTTCGAGAAGATACAAAGTAGTATCCGTCTGAGACTGCAAAGCCTGTTGGGACACCGAGAACACCCGCAATCTGAATCGTAGATGCAGTCGTTGTAAAATCATCTGAGTATACGGTAATTGTCATTGTATCTACATTCATGCTCCTACACTCAATACCGTCACATGCAATGAAATTTGTAAAAGGCAGACTTCTTTCATTATAGATTCTTGTTCGTGGCTGGTAGAAAACAGCTTCTACCGACATGCTTTCAGTAACCCCCGTGGGTTGGGAGATGACCGCACCCGTTAGAGTGCGAACATCATCTCCCACAACATCAAATTTCGAGTTGTTGCCACTTGGGTTAAGTCTGAAAGTGTAGTTGCCATATTGCCATCTCTGGTTCATGCACTACACTCCTTCCTTAGTAGGTGACACCCCTAGTTTGGAGAGCCATTTGTCGCTTAGACTTGTCGTACTCCACAAATGCAAGGCGTACAGCATTTTTTACAGCCGCTTCGATTGAGGTATCGCCGCCACCCTCGACGGTGACATAGATGTTAACCCCTTCACTTTGTGTTGCGAACCCTCCGCCGATACCAGTGCTGTATCCACTGTCCGCGTATCGAGCCACCGCACCACCGATCAGATCGCTTACCTGAGCTGGCTGGAAGATATATTCATGCTTTTGCAAGAGCGCATTAAGCTCACTCGGCATCAGACCACTAGCCTTAGCGAAGTTTCCGACACCAGCGATACCGCCTGTATGGTAAACCCGCTTACCGCTCTTGTCGCGCCACACACCATCATCACCACGGGTATAGCCCAATGACGCGCCGAGCGAAAGGTTAGCATCAGCAAGTTTCTGCCGCTCTGCGTCGCTTGTAGCGTTAGCCCAAGCCGCTGAGTTTGCTTTCATTTGCGCGAGTTTAGCATCGTTAGACGATACAGAGCCGTAATTCGATGAGTAAGATGAGCCGCCAGATGAACTTGAGCCGCCAGATGACCGCATACTTGCAATAGCAGATACGACTTGCGCCGTAGTTGCGTTCAGAGTATCCAGCTTCGTTTTCAGATCAGAGTTCATCCCAACGATAGAGCTGTTGACACCATCCGTTTTTTCTACCATATCAAACATTGACAGGTCAGTATTCTTCAAGTAGTCTTGCAGAGCCGAACCGCCTAAACCAGTGCTTCCATCCCCAACTGCCCTTGCGATATCTGGTGCGATTTGTTCTAAAAGTTTGCGGTTTGCGTTTGCGTTAGTGTGGGCTTGCACATTCCCCGCATCAGACAGACCAGTCTTAGCATCCCAAACAGATTGATCTTTCAGGATGTTTTGAATGATTTCCTTTACAGGGTTTCTAACTTTTGTTTCGACCAACGCTCCGCCGCGAAGTGGATCAATGGGGTTCGTGATAACATTTGGAACGCCTTTTGGGGCAGGAAGAGTGGGAACATTAATTGTTCCAGATGGTGTTTGCCCAATTGGAGAGCCAGCTTCGTTTCGGATAGTGCCATCCAACCAAGGAGCAAGATCGGTATAGGTCTTGTCCTTAGTGTACCTATAGAGGTAATCGTCGATCTTGAAGCCCGTTGGTGCGTTGAACACTTGGTCTTTCATGATGCCGAAAATACCATCGGTACTAGCGGAGATTTGCTGAATGAGCGGCAGGAATGGAGCAAGTGCGCTGTCAATCTGACCCTTGAAGTCATTCAGATTGAAAGCATTCAGACTCTTGTTCACATCACCTGTAGTCATTGCTTCGGTCATGGACTTCATCAGTCCATCCATTACGGTTTTCAGACCAGAGTTGTTCAGAATCAGATTTGACATTTGGCTTGAAACAGCAGATGCCAGACCATTCTTTACATTCTGCATGAACTCTAACGGGGCATCGAAGTTGCCTTGCATTCCGCTTTGCAGAGCACTAGCCAGAGATTGCTCAAAGGTTCCAGAGATGCTATCCATCATCTGAACAGCTTGCTCTCTGTTTTCCCGCTGAACATCTCTGAGATCGTACAGGCGTTGGATATACTCGTCCATGCTGATCGCACCAGCTTTGAACGCACCGACGACAGCCGTGCGGTAATCGTTCATTTGTTGCGCCAGCTTATCAGCAGTTTCCGAGATGATCTGGAGCGTAACCAGTTGCTCATTAGCATCCATTGTTTGACCCTTATCGCGGTATTCACTGATAGCGGTTCCGAGGTTCTTTCTGTCCTGTACATAGTCACGGGATTGCTGATAAGCGCGAGAGTTGACATAAGCTGGCATATCTTGTCCCGTCAGTTCGAACCAGCGTTTCGACAGTTCAGTTTTCTTGTTCTCTAGTTCGACATACTTCTCTTGGATAGCGACTGCGTCTTCAAGAACAGCGAACCAGTCATTAGACCCTCTCTTCATGGTTGCAAGAACATCACTGATTTGCACCCATTGGTTGAAGAGGAGTTCAAGGTCTTCCTTCTGCTTGATTAGCTTGACTCGTGCGTAGCCCTCGTAATCAAAGCCAAACTTATCGAAAGCGAACTTCCGAGCATCCACAGCTTTTTCTCTGTTGAAATACTCGCTGTTCATGCGTTGGAGATCGTCGAGCATTCGGTAGTACTGACCGTCGCCACTTTCCCCCTTTTCGATCTTGTCTTGAAGGGATTCAAGCAGAGATTTGATCTCTTTATTTGCTTCCCCGCTGTTATAGCGTGGGTCAAAGTAAGCCCGTTCAGAGTAGGTCTTGTTCAGAGCGTCGAGTTGTTCGTTGTTCTTTTTCAGAGTCTCGATCATCTCGCCGAACATTTTGATACCTTCTGAGTTCGCGTGGTAGAGCGAGTAGTCACCAGTAGACATGGCATCAGCATAATACCCTGCGCTGACAGACTCACGGTATTTCTTCTCGTTCTCCAGAACTTTCAGGTATTCAGCATTCTCTGCCTTTCTGCGGGCGATCTCCTCGCGCCCGCTGTTGTAGGCATCGAATGTTCCAAGAGTCAACTCTGATTTTGCTCCAGTGATGGAGTAGCGTACTTTTGCGTCACGAATCTGGTTGTTTACGCCATACTCCACGCTATTGTTCGCCAATGCCATTGCTTGCGCTCTGAACGAAGCAAAGAGTTCTTGCATTTCGTACATTTGCGCCTTGCGCTTGTACTCCTGATCACGACGCGCCGCTTCCTCCGCAGAGTTAGCTTCGTTTGTTAAGCCAGTAGCGTTTACCACCAGCCCACCGTTATCTTGTGTGATAGCGGTAGCACTTGGATTTGCTACGCCGTATGAGCTTGGAATATACTGACGCACATAGCTTGCAGTAGAACTCAGCTTACTTGCGTAGTTAGGGTCTTCTGCATATCCAGTACCTCCAAGGATATTGAACAGTTGTGAAGTACCAGCACCGCTCTTAGCCGCTGAGATAAGACCGTTGTATCGTGAGTTTTGCAAATAGAAGTCTGCATAACCATTCGCAAAATCACCGACTGTTGAGTATGCCGCATAAGTTGGATTTGCCGCACTTCCACGGTAGTTACCCCAAGGCTTAATACCAGCAAAGTTGTTGTTCTGCTGTACTGCCGCCGAGGTTCCCCAACCAGATTCCAGACCCCATTGAGTTAGAATATAGTCCATTGGAAGCCCTGTCTTCTGTGAAGCCATAGAAGCATATGGAGCCATCTTCTCAACAAAGTCTTTTTGACCGCCACCAAATGACAGGTCAAGAGCCTTTTTGTCGCTCTCTTCCTTGTTCAATTGACGCTTGTAACGCTTCTGCACTTCAGGGTCATCCCAGTTAGCATTATCCCAATATGAATTATTGGAATCTGTTGTCATACTGGAAGCAGTAGAAGTGCCGTCTCTGAAGGAAACTGTCTTACCATCTGAGCTAACGGTAATCTTGACACTTTGGAGTTTTGTCAGCAGTTCTTGTGCCGATTGGTCAAAGAACTCTGCTCCTTTTTTAAGTTCCTCGCTTGCGTCCTGTTGACGCTTAATAGCGTCGCTAAGGTCATTCCTAATGAGGTTCTTCATTGGGTCAATGATGGCACTCTTCATTTGGTCGCGAGTATTCGAGTTGATCTCATCAATTGCTTGCTTCAACTTCTCAGCATCTTGACCAGATTCAAGTCGAGCCTTTTGGAGCTTTTCGACATTCGAGAGATGCGCGTCTCGCAGTTGCTCATACTGTGATTTAGCTTCGCCATTAGCGTCAAATGTTTGACCCAACAGACGTGAACGGATGCCATTCATTGAAGCATTGACGATCTCTTGATTTTGCAAGTCTCGAATCTCTTTCGCCATACCCCGAATCATTTCAAGACGGCTTTGTACACTGTCCCACATGTCCTTGTATCTGTCGGTTGACATTACAAGCTGTACCATTTGCTCCTGCATTTCGCGTTGAGCGGCTACAGATGATTGAAGGGTTGACTCAACCTCCTGACGCTTCTCCAGAAGACCCTTGTATGCCGCTTGTTCAGCAGATAGACCTTCTGAGTTCGGGTTGTAGAGTGCATTGATTGAGAAATCTTGACCAGTACTTTGCAATTCTGCCATTTTCGCTTGGATTGAACCAAGTTCTTGATCGAGCAGTCCGACCTCTTGGATCATCATGCCAAACACTGTCGCGCCTTGCTTGACTCTACGCTCAGGGTTTTGGATTGCGTTCATGAGGTTTTGTGCCGCTGTGATGTTTGTTCGAACACCTTTTAGAGCTTGCTCAAAGAGCTGAACGCCAGCAGATGCTTGCACATATTGTGAGTGCATGTCTTTGAGTTTTGTTACATGGTCAATGATCGACTGATTAGTCTTGTCGATCTCTTCTTGGATGCCTTGGGTCGCCTTAGCCGCCATTTCCTTGTTGTACTTCGCAAGGGCATAAGCCGCTTTAGCTCTGCCTTCTTCGGTCTCGTAGTCTTGGTAGCTATCAAGGAATTGAGCTTCTTGACCAGCGTTCTTCATTTCTGTAAACTTTGCGTTGATTTCTTCTACGAACTTCGGATTTGTTTTCCCTTGAATTGCCGCGAGGTCAGAGTCAAGGTTCATCAGGGTAGAGTCGATCATTCGCTTATCATTTTGCAGAGCTGAGTATCCGCCACTTAGTTGTTGCAAAGCATTCGTGTGTACACCCATTTGGGCAGAGTAGTATGCCGATGAGTTGGTAGCACCCATAAAGCGGAAGTCATTGCCCGAAGAAGCGATTTTCGCGTAGCGATCTGCGTCTTGAACAACCTCTCCGAGTCTACGCAGACCGTCCATAACGGCTCCCATATTCATGTAAGCCTGTACAGATCGTTCGAATGGTCTATCTTCTTCGCTTCTAATTCTACCAGCTTTGCGCCCGTCTTCTACCAGTCTATCATAGGCAGATTGATCTCCACTACGGAAGTTTACTTTATTTCCATCCTGTGTAGTGTAGGAATACATATGAGGGCCTTCAAAAGAGATACCAGATTTACGCATCTCATCTGTAAGCTCTCCGAATCTTCTACGCTCTTCTTCAGTAGGTTGATTGTTCGGGTCTACACTGAACACTTTCTTATCCAGTACTAAGAACTCATCCAGTTTCTTTCTGAATTCTGCTTCCGATTCAGCGGAAGTGAATTGAGAAGCAAACTCCTGAATGTTATTTTTTTGAATTTCATTCTGCCGCTTCATCAGGTAAGAGCCTAATTGCCATGCAGTAATGACCGCACCAGTTACCAGTGTCAGGCGACCGAAGATGCCCATTAGGTTCCATGCCGCCTTACCGAGACCTCCAAGACCACCTACGATTATATCCATCACGCCAGCAGAACTTGCCCCCGCTACACCTGTTCTCCAAGCGTTTGCAGTACCAGCTCTAGCCCTACCAAGCCATCCAGCAATACCCGCACCAGCCGCAGTAGATGCTTCACGCACCGCCATTCGGTTAGCAATTCGTTCGCCAAGAAGATTTCCTACGAAGTTACCCGCCGTATTTCCGATGTAGCCGCCACGGTTCGTAGCTGGAAGTTGTCCACGGTTACGAACTCCATTGATAAGGTTCGCGCCGAATGCCGTAATGCTTGCCCCAATGCTAGTCTTGTTTAATGCAAAACTAATTAGCTTAATCGCTCCAGCCACACCAGCGAGTGTGCCAATCAATTGTGTGATGTTAATGCCCATGAATTGCCGTGTAGCGGAACCGATAGAGTTCCACGTACCGAGTACAGTATTCAGAGCACCAACCAGCATTGTAGCCGCGTCCGTCAGAGCCTTGAAGAATCCAAGAAGTCCAGACTCACCAAGCTCTTGCATCAAGATATTGAGTTCTGAAATGAGTTCGCGGAACGAGCCTTTCAGAGTCTCCATATAGCGGGTAGTGATTCTTGCCGCCGCGCCCTCTGAGTCTACGCTTGCTTCTGCTTCAGCTCTAGGTGCATCAGCAGTTGCTTTAAGCATAGAAATCATTTGAGCCAGCATACGACCCCCGCCGCTACCTGAAGCAGAAGCAAGGTTACGCGCCCACATCTCGATTTCCTTATCAGTAGCCTTCTCTTGTCCGTTGGTTCCATTGATTCGGTCTGCCACTTGGTCAAGTGCTTGTCCTAAGTTAGTCTTGCGACCATTAGTGACTAAGCTGATACCGATAGAATCCCGAGCCATTTTAGCTGTTGGGCTATCAGGGTCGAGGATGTTAGCGAAGTACATTTTCAGTCGATTCTCCAGCTCAGAGCCTGTTGCATCATTCATCAAAGCAGAAGATCGAGCAACAATAGCACCGAGTCTGTTCAAGCTCAACTTTCCGGGGCCTGCATACTCACCAAGACCTTGAATTGCGTCATAGGTAACGTCAATTTTCGCGCCACGGTCGTTGAGAGAAGCGAGGAAGTCGTTGAATTTTGAGAACTCTGTAGAGGGGTCTAATCCCTGCTTCTTCCACTGAGGAGCCATCTTAGCATAGATAGTCATTGCATCAGCAGAAATTTTCAGGAGATCGCCACCATCAGGATTGCCATTCTTAGCTACGAATCCAGCCTGAATAATCATCTCTGCTACTTTTGTCGCTGTAGCACGATCAGGAGCGATATCCTTACGCTTCACCAGTTCGCCATAGAGTGGCATTACATCCATTGTAGGATTCAGGCCATATCTACGAGCGAGAGAGTTTACATCACCTTTCAGTGTGCTTTGCTCAATAGCTACAGCACCAGCCTGATTCGTTCCAGCCTGATCTTGACGCTCAATGTCCATGTTACGAGTTTGAACGAGAGTTGACAAACGAACATACTGTTGCTCGTATTCAGCCATGTATACGATGCCTTGCATCAGAGCTTGCGTCATGTTGCGAATACCGCCAGCGATCATGTTGTACATAACGATGTTTTGACCCATCGTGCGGAACATATGATTCATTGACCGTTGGCTACGGTCAATTACTTCACCATTAGCGCGGTATTCTTTCGTTACTGTGCGAAGTTCGGAAATCGTTCCATCCGAATTCAGGTGCTGAATCTTGAACGACTTAGTAAATGACATACCTGCTTGCTTCGCAATATCAGAGAATGTCTTGTCGTAATCACGCATGAGCGCAGTTTTTTGCGCCAGAGGGATATTGAGATCAAGGAGTTTTGTTTGCATATCTTGCGCCGCACGACGCTCCTTGATCGCCAACATGACAGGATGACTTGCAGGGAGTCGGCGAGTCGCACCCAAAGGAGTACGATCTTGCTGACTTCTCAGTTGCTCCGCATTTCTCCAGTCATTTGCATATTGCTCCTCTTGCATCTGGCGTTCACGAATTTGTCTCAGATATTGAGGGCTAATGTATTTGACTTGGCGATTCAGAGCAGTCTTGGAAGTTGGGCTTTCTGCAAGCACCCTATCAAGTTCTTTGAACATTTCTTCGTATTGTTTAACACGCGCATTATACGCCGCCTTGACTTCACGGTCTAGAGTGCGAACAGGGTGATTAATTGGAAGTTGGCTAACTGTACCTGTTGGGGTGTTCAGTTGCTTAATGCGGAAAGTTTTGGCTTCTCCCCACTGTCTTGTGAGCTTCCAATTGTCTTGATTCTCAGTGCGGAGACGAGCTTGCATTACCTCACGAAGTCTGCGGCTCTCTACACGCTCTGCTTCGCGTTCTTGTCTGCGTTGTGCCAATTCTGCATCGCGAAGTTGCCGTTGTTCAATCTTGAAGCGTTGAGACTGAGTAGGAGTACCATTCAGTTCGCGATCAATTGCGATTTCGCGTTGCTTGATACGAAGACGACGCTCTTGAATGCGAAGCAGTCGTTCCTCATCTTGCACACTCAGGGGCTGACCATTTGCTTGTGCCGCACGAACATCACGAAGAGAGCGTCGCCCAGTTGAAGCCACAGGAGCTGTTGCCTGTCCAGCATTTGTTCCAACATTCAGATTCACGCCGATATTCTGGAGTGAGTTGCGAACATCGTTTACAATCTGACGCAATGATGCTTCTTCTAGCCGCAGATGCACCTTAGCTGTGACGGTTCCGATCTGTTGAGCTAACGATTGAGCCGCGTTCTCTTCGAGTTTTAGCTTCGCTGTGACATTTACTTTCGGAGCTTTATTGCCAGACAGTGCTCGTTTCAGCTCACCGTCAACAGCCTTAACCTCCTCGATCAATGCCTTAACCGAAGCAGTATTCAGTTTTAACTCGGTATTAATAATATACTTAAAGTCGTTAGCCAAACTGACTACCTCCTAGCTAAATGAAAATGGGGGAGCAGAGCACACTACTCCAATCCCCCCTTAATCCCACTCCTCCTCTTCCTCGTCGTCGTATTCCTCTTCGATGATCGTTTCATCGAACACGATAACTTCGTCATAGTCGAGAGTGTTCGTAGCGTTCTTGTACCTCTTACTGTTCTTGCGGCTGTTCTCTTCCATCTTCTTCGCTTGATCTTCCACCCATTTGTCCAACAGATCGTCATTGTCTATAATTTTCTGTTCTGGTCTTTCTGGATGTTCGTAGATGTTGTCATAGAAATTGCTCCAGAAGACTAGCGCGACCTGATTGATGTTCCAGTCTGTCGTAACCCCTTCGAATAGCGGGCTACTTGTTTTGGTAGACGCTCTCCATCTTGCTCTCCATTCAGCCCCTACCTCTCCATGCCCCCGCGCAATCATTCTAAGAACCCCATCCGCAGTTCGGGCAGTTGAGTCATCAGCTATCGTCTTTCATCTAGCCGTCCGTTCGAGCATCAATGAATGCTGTGGGCACGGTGGAAGCACGGGAGCTACAGTCGAAAATTTGACTGTAAGGATTCCCACTAGCGGTTTCACCTAGCTCGAACTTGGAACTGGATTACTCCTCGATAGCTTCGTCCTCTTCTGTTTCTCCCTTACTAGCGGAAGGGTACGAAAGGAAGTCCGCTGGCAAGCCGTTGATGAATGTGAGGAACTGGAACACGATGGTATTCACAAGCTCTTGGTCTTCCTCGTTCTTGAAAGCATCGTAAGATTCCCACAATGGCTTGTTTGTCTCAGCATCTTCCGAACACTTGTAGAGCAAGAAGGACATTTTTGATTCATCTGCCTTTGCTTCCGCTGTGTTGTTGAAAAATTTTTGGCGCTCTTGTTGCTTTTGGAAGACTTGCTGACGAAGCTCGTTGATCTTCGCTTCAACCTTGTCGGCGTTTTTCGTGTTCTCTCCCATTTTTGAAAGGACTACAATTTGCTTGTCAATCTCTGCGTTGAGTGCTTCGATCTCTTTTTCATCAGCATCAGTCCAGAGTTCGTTTTCCTCAATGAACTGTCGCATTTGTTTATTGGTCATAATGCCGTCTTTAATCGCCTGAGTCAGTACCCGAGTATACTCCCAATCGGCAAGACGGTTTTCCTCGACCTTCGGGAATCGGATTTGCACCAGACCCCGCGACGTGTCAAATACGCGCCGACCAGTTTTGATCTCGGTCATCAGATCGCGCTGTTCTTTTTCTGGCATTTCCGTAGCCTTTGCATTAGTTGTTTTACGAGCCATCTTCAATCCCTACCTTTGTGTGAATGTTTTAATAATACAAAAGGAGCCGTCACTGACGACTCCCAATATCGGGTAAGTCTTATTCAAACTCGATGGTTTCATTGTATCGAGGGTGATATGTCACCTCGTACTTTTCGAGTTCTTCCAAGACTTTGCGAATTTCATCGTTACCCGACCTGAGAATCATCTTTCGCGCTCGTTGGAATTGTTCGGATGGTAAACCGAGCATCTCCAAAATTGAAAGTGAGTCCTTGTATACCTTTTTGATGCTATCAGTAGCCAGAAGCTCCAGCTTCGCTTTATCAGCACCACTTGCCATGTTCCTTCCCTCCTATTCCCTTCGCACTATTAAGTTAGAGAGACGGGTTACGCTTTACAGCGTAACCTCGTCAGAGATGGTGATGTTGTGTGCATTGAACTCGAAAGTCTGAGTAGCGTCAGAATCGACACGGACATCCCAGTTCTCACCTTGCGGAATGAGATTGGTGACTGTGAAGGTCTTAATCGCATACTTATCAGGGTGTCCAGCAGGAAGTTTTGCGCGTTGGATATCGTTTTCACGATACAGCTTGATTGTCAGACCCATGTTCTTCACAAGGTCAGTGATCGCAATTTCATCTGCTGTGTCTACATCCATACCAGCCAGTCGAGCCATGAGTTCGAGGTCAGAGTCGCGGAGTTCCAGCGATACCGACAGCGTTACAGGCAATTGCATTGGACGGTCGTATGGAAGCAGGGAGCCGAGTTCTTTCAGTTGTTCACGGGTCAGCGGCAGAGAGATTCGAGCGGATTGTACACGGGCGACGCGCTCATTGAGATTATCACTCAGATACAGCTCGATTTGACCTTCGCGCAGACCACCTGCAAGCTCTGGGTGCGGATTCTCAATCGCTGGTACTGGAGCGAAGAACGCGCCGCCAGTAGCAGAGCAATAGCGAACCTTAACCAGAGTATTTGCCGAAAGTGCTGGCGTGAAAGTGACAGTCTTAGTACCAGCATTGACCGTGAAGTCTGTTCCCTCTTTCAGCTCTTTGCCGCCAGCTACCAGCTTGAGAAGGTAGTTGCCGTTGTCAAGTTGAGCGGGAGTTTGTGTTAAGACGACAGTAGCACCAGATGCCTTGTAGTTATCAACGATGATCTGTGCCTTTGTGTTGAGGAACCAGCGCTTGTTATCAGTTTCCATACGGAAGTTTGCGGTAGCACTACCGTTTGTCTGAAAGTTAAAATCAATGTTATTGACATAAGCGCGTTCCATGTACATCGTGCGCTTGATGTTGTCGCCGCTACCAGATTGTTTAACTGGCACAAAGATATCAGCCTTCGCAAGCTCGAAATCAAGAGGAGTAACCGTCTTGAATGGTCGAGTGTCGGTGATATCTGCTTGGGTGATGACACCTGCTTCAACAGCCGAGCCAGCGATAGTAGCGATCTTAATTGCTCCAGCAGGGGTAGTAGAAGCAACACCCACTTTTGCAACAGCTCCGCCCGTTACTTCTGGATTCAGGAATACCTCTTGGTCGCCTGTTCCAGAAACGGTAAGGACTGCACCTTCGAACAGGACACGAACGCCTTCGCCGCCGCCAGCGTAGTAAGAACCAGCGCGAACTCGGATAGAGCCAGAGCCGATTTCTGTAGCTGTTGGAACAGCGACTACGTTACAACCATAGCCCTTGTTCGCGAAGAGACCGAGCAGATCGTTTGTGCCGTTTTCGTTTTGGTCGATAGAAATATCGACTTGTGGCACATCATCTACGATCTCAACGATGTTGAGTGTACCAAGTTCGCGAATATCTTCTGTCGTAAGACGAGAAGACGAACCGAGAGCTTGGATACGGTTAGCTTGGGTATCGTCGATAAACGGTGCGATACCGTTGTAGCGAACGCGAGTAGCCTTAGCCATCAAAGAATCTCTCCTTCGTAATTAGTGTATAGGAACATTACCTGTTCACCAGAAGTTCAACAAAAATTTGAGCCAGATATGCTGGCTTATCTCCTATATCTAAACTTCCAGCTTTGTGACAATTGATGCTATCGCAGATGGCATAGCCAACTAACTGTGCATCTCTGTCGAATGTAGGGTCAGGTGTTCCGTCTTCTAGGATTGGGAACGCGACATTGTAGTCGATAACACCAAGAGGACTATCGAACATTTCCATAAGTACATCCACAATGTCATTACGCTCTCCACCACGGCTTGTCCAAACTTCTAATACCCATGTCGATCGAATCTCTTTGCGTGAATTGCCAAGTTCATACGGACGATCTTCTCTGTCATCCTCGTATACCGCGACCGCTGGATAAGAAAAGTCTTCATCGAGAGGATTCTTACCTTCGTCATAAACCATAACTGGGCAGTAGTAGTAGTCAACCTTAACTACATCCTCTGGCAATCTCGCTGTCGTAAAAGAAAGAATGCCATTGTTATAGTCCAACTTATAGTCGGCAATCGGAACTCCGTTCACATAGACCACTACGGGATATTGTGGCTGTACATTTCTATATTTGAGCTTGTATGTTAAAAAGTCTGCACTCTTCGCCACCTCTCCCGTCTTCTTGACGGCAAGAACATCCTGTACCCTATGAAACAAGGATAGCTCGACAAGCCGTGTTAGTCTCATTGCACTTTACCTCCATTTCTCATTGCAAAGTCTCGTAGTGAAGCATGAATTGCATTCCCCATAACCTCAAAAATTCTATTCTTAGAAGTGGAAAGACCTCTACGGAAAATGCGACCCTCCTCAATCCCACGATGAGTGCGGAGTCTTGTTCGCGGAACCATCTCCAATGCTCGTTTACGCGTAGCCATGAAGAAGATTTGCTTTCGAAGCCCCACTGTTTTACCAGAAGGGCCAATAAGAATATTCTTCTCAGGGCGCGGAGTGTAGTTCACCATAAAGTCTTTGGGAATTTTCCCTCCAGCCTTCGTAGCACTACCACTCCGACCAAACTCAGCAATTAACCAAGTTGGAAGTTCTTTTTCGGGCTTGAATCTCAGATTGACCCATACGCCCTTACGGGTAGCGCGTTTTGCACCCTCTTTCTTCGTCTTCAGTTGAAGAAGAAAACTGGCGCGTTGCGCCGCCCGCTTTGTCTGGTTCATATGATCTAGCTGACCGAACCCAATTTGAATAGTTCGCTTATTAAACTTAAAGCCGCCAGCGTCTCGCTCGATAGCCCATTTCAGATCGCCAGATTGAGTCCAATCATTTCGACCATTACCCATAGACTTCAAAACATTTTCCTGCATGACATCTGTGACTTCAATCGCGAACTTCTCCATGACAGCACGGTTCGCGAATACCTCATCAGCCAACCGTTGCAGATGCTTTTCGAGATCGTTCATGTTTGATGATGCAGTCATATCTCCACCTACTCATTTAATTTCATTCTCATGGTGATCTCATAGAGGATTCCTTGGAGTCTTCCATCTTCAAAGCTGGCAAGATCATATCTAGCTCCGCGCCATGTCAGATAGTTAAACGAGTTAACGAATGCCTTCAACTCCTTGAAGTCGTCTAGATCATATACCGGAGTCACATTGAGTATTTCTGTGATTTCTTTGTTGTCCAATGTGACAAATATTTCACCTTGGGTGAGCTTCCCTACATTCTCGAATTCATTTGTGTAGTCCGACAAAGACTCGACAGATGCCGTGATCTCATAAAAGTTTTCAGTCACAATGAGACCAGTGCCGCCACAAGTATCGCAGTAAGGGTTTGTTGATTCCTTACGAATCGGGTCAAATTTACAGTCAGGACACTTCTCCTCACTATTTCTGAAAAGGCGCACTGTTTCATTCAGAACGTGGTTGCCCTGACTAATGGCGTTCAGCATGTTGCGAAGGTTCGCGTTTGGAATGTTCATAATCTATTACTCCACCCTTACGCCTTTAATTGACCCGCTACCATTACGCGCTTGGAACAGTACGCGCTTATACTCCTTCATGAGAATTTCAAGAGTCTGCATATGATCTCCAGCTTGGTTTGTGTTGTCAAGAGTCAGGCGACCTTTCTTCATCAGGAAGTTGTCTCTGTCAGCCTTATCTTTGGTGCGGAGCTTCACAAGGTAGTGCGCCATTGTAGTGAAAAGAACAACATCCTGTGGCGTGATCTCGACATTAAACACACCGAACGAACATGTAATGCCACGATTCCATTCAAGCTCAACCTGAGCTACGGCATCATCAATATAGCCAGTCAGAAGCTCATCGGAGAAGGTATATGGTTCCTCTGTATCGCCAATGCGCCTACGAAGAACCTGAATGCAGTTTTCGATTGCCGCCATGTGCCGCTTCCTCCTTTTAAAAAGTGGGTATCCCACAAAGCAGGACACCCACTGTTAGAGTCATTTCTTCGACTGTTATGCTTTCAGTTCAGCCAGTCGAGCTTCAAGAATCTCAACCTTCTTTTCGCCGAGTTCTGCATTTTTCGCAACGGTCAGAATGTATTCGATGTTAGTTACATTCGTAAGTTCTGCTACGCGCTTTTCGAGTGTCTTCCAGTGAAGACCGAGAAGTTCTTTTGCTTCTTCAATATCGAAGACTTCCTCGGTTACACCAGTCGCCTTTTGCACCGTGTCAATTGACTTGACTTCGAGAGCCTTGCCTGTTTCCAGTGCGCTAACTTGGATAACGCCTGTGCGCTTCGGCTTGTACTGCTCTTTTTCAGCATGACCGCCAAACACGGTAAAGTCTTTGCCGTTTGCAGATTTCACATCGACAGCCGCAACGATATCAGCGTATTCCTCCAGTTTAATGAGATCGGCAACGTCATTGGATGCTTCGAGGTAGCCGCGATCTACATACGCCTTAATGGTGTCGATTGCTCCCGTTGAGAATTTCGCAGGGTTGACAAGACGTTCATTCCCGTCATCCAGCTTGAAAGCACCAATTACTACGATACCTCCAGCAACATTCCGTACCTTGAAAAGCTCATTATAGTTAGTAGCCATGTGCTCTTTCTCCTTCCCCATTTGGGTATTATATTAGACCGTAACAAGAGATAAGCCCCACTCCCTACGGTACTGTAGAGAGTAGGGCGTACCTTTCAGATCATTTTGACTTAGGCAGTCATACCGCCGAAGTACATCATGCGATCTTTCTCGATGACCGCGAAGCCGATTTCTTCCCATGCCAGTACGCCGTTACGCAGATAGTTAATGCTATCTGGCTTGTCGTAAGTGGTGAGGGTTGTGCGGATTGGCATGATACCAAAGTTTTTAGTATCGAAGCAGAAAAGCTCGTTGTCAGACAGGTGTTCCAGTTCGACAATTCGAACGCCCCAGATGCTTCCCATGCCGCCCTTCACGAAGATTTCGCGCTGAGTTACAGGGTCGATCTCGTTGCCCGCCCACTCGCGAATGTCTTTAGCGCGGCGTGGTGAGACATAGATGACTTCTGGAGTTTTCTTACGAGCCTTCATCTCAGTGATGAGATCGTTGAACAGCTTTTTGCTGAGTGTAGTTTCGGTAGAAATCAGGGTGTTGCCAGCGTAGATCGCACCACGAATGGTATCCCAACCAGCTTTTTCTTCCATTTCTACGAAGGACTCTGCAAGGCTATCGAGAGCATGTTCGACAACTGCGTAGCGACCATCACGAACGAACGAAAGTTTCCACTCGACAGAGTTTGCAACTTCGAATGTAGGAATGGTGATGCTGTCGCCGACGAACATGTTCGTAGGAATCGCACCGATACGTGGCATTACGATAGCTTGCTCAATGCCGTTCAGAGCAATTGGGTACTCAGGAACCGAGCCCGCAGGAAGATGATCTACATAGAAAATGTCACGGACAGATGTTTGTGGCTTGATTGCTTCGTACAGAGGAACGCTCAGAGATGCCGCAAACTGCTTGCGGTACTCCTCGTTGTCTGCCGTAGCCTTGAAATCTTCTACGAAGGTTTTGATGTCTTCGCCTTGAAGATTCGAAGCCAATGCGACTTTGAATTTATCCATCGGTCAAATTACCTCCAGTTTTGTGTGGTGTGGTGATTAGATGAGAAGTGTGTACTTCAATACATCGTTGTTTGCTTTGTTAGCCGCTTTCTCTGCACGAGCAACAGGAGTTGTGTCGCCAGTTGCGGGAACAGTAGTTGTCATCTGACCATTTGCACCAGCGTACAGAAGTGCGCCGACTGTGACAGTACCCGTATACTGGTCAGTAGAAAAGATACCGCCATCGTAGTAGAAACCTACATGGTCGATGCTCTTGTAAGCCTTGTGGGTTACAGAGGTAAGTTTGAAGCTGTCATCACGGAATTCGACAACATCTTGTGCAACTACACCAGCGACAAGATCGCCAGCTTCCGCCGCTTTAATGAAGCCTTCTTTAGCCGTGTCGTAGGTGACAAGTTGACCCTGTACCAGAAGCTCGTCTGTTTTGAAGTACGGGTTAATGCCATTGTAGAAGTGTGCCTTCAACATCGGGTTATTTCCTCCTCGTATATGATGGTTGTCAAGCTACCTAGTTGGAGCGACGCAGATGCGCGAATGGCTTACGCACATTCGGTGTTACATCTACCTCAATGTTGAGACCCGCTGTAGCAGATTCAACACCCTCAACTGTAACTTCTTCCTCGATTTCTTCATCTTCGGAAGCATTCACTGTCTCAACTTCTTCAACTACCTCACTTGATGCTGTGACAGTTACGCCAGCAACTTCCATGAGCAGTTCCTTGTAGTCAGCGAATGTTGAGTCGTCCATATTGGCGATCTTCGCTTCTTCTTTTGCAAGGCGCTGACCTACGAACTTGATGCCAACTTCGCTGAGTTCAGAGATTCGAGAAGCAATCACTTGTTGAGCCTTAGCCTGATCGAACTCGCGCTTGAGTGCGGCATATGCTCCCTTTAGTGCATCATGCTCTCTCATTTCATTCTCTAGCTCTGACTCAAGTTCGGCTACACGCGCTTCAAGTGCCGCTTGAGCTTCGTTTGCTTCCGAAACTTCCTCAGTTTCGATTTCTTCAACAGATTCCTCGGTTTCAACAACTTCTTCTGCCTTAATAGTCTCGACTTCTGTAGTAACTTCCTCCGTAGTAACTTCCTCGGATGATTCTACGACTTCCTCAACTGTTTCAGTAGTTTCCGTTTCAAGAACTTCGGTTTCCACTTGTTCGATTTCAGTAGCAATTTTCTTTCGTGCCATATTGTCATCTTCCTCCATTTCATGAGATTCTTCGCCAGCTACCCCTTTATGGTAAGCGGTGCTGATCTTATTGATTTCACTTAGCATACCTTCAATAATCGAACGAACCTCAGAGATGTGTTGGTCTTTTGTCTTCAAGGACTCGTCGTTGAATCTTGCGACGATTTGACTCTTGGCCGTATCAAGAGCTTTAATATACTTCGCAACAACAACTGCATGGGTCGTTTCTCGATCAAGAGTTCGCTGTCGAAAATCGGTTACGGGACGGATGAAGTCGGAAGCAGATGTGGATTCTTGGTTATCTAGGTCTTTTGCAACAGCCAAGAATACAGCTTCCTTATCCGCAGGGTTGGCAACAATACCCACGCCGCCGAAAAGAACATCAGTGAAGATTCGCTCTACTTTCTTGCCAAGATACTCGCGTCCGACATATGGAACAATTCCCATTTTCTCAGCGGTTTCTTGGTCATAAATTTGATCGCCGACCTTATAGTTGGCATCTTTGTAGTAGCACTCCATTGACAGCTTCAATTCGCCAGAAGCGGATTTTTGTTTGATCGCGTCGGCAAGCTCTGGGTAAATAAACTTCCAAACTACGCCGATTGCTTCAATGTACCCGCGTCCGTTCGCATCTTCTGCGTAGCGGCTATCAATCATGGTTCCGATCATTGGCTGACCGTGCTCCCAATTGACAGGCTTCAAGCGAGGGGTAAACTGAGCGCGTTTCAGAACTTCCTTGGTGAAGTAGTCACCATTTGCGTTCACCCCTTCGTGGCACATGATGAAGCGGATATATTGAAGGTCAGGGTCGAGTTCAATAGTATTGTCATTGAACGCAATAGCCTTCGCCGCTTCGTCATTTACCTCGTAGGAGCCTACGGCGAGTGGTACATCGACCCTTGTGTAGCCCATTTCCAAGAGGTCTTTCACTTACTTCACCACCTTTAATTAAAAGTCAGATCACATCTGCAATGAGCATGTGGTCGTGGTGGCACAGCGTCGATTGGGAACTCTTGACCGTCAAGACCTGAGCAAGTAGCACAAGTTCTGTCGTCAAGGTGAGCAACCCATTGAGCGAATCGGCTACCTGTCGCCTTGTTGCCCTCGATCTTTGCCTGACGAACCGACTCAACGATTCCCGAACTTGCAATTAAGCTAATTCGGTAATGGTTCGTAGAGAACGCATGTAGGACTGCTTCATCTGGTTCGAGACCCCTTCGGATGCTCGAAACGATTTTGTCCTTGATATCGTGAGCCAATTTGTTGAGATAACTGTTGTTCCATTGGATAAGTTCGCGACGAAGGCGATCTACCATGTCACCAGATACCTCGTAGTCATCAAACTCAGTTTCGATAGCACGACCAATATACGATGCACCAACCGACTGTAGGGACTTGAACATTGCCAGCACAGTAGCCATAATCATTCCTTCTAGGATTTGATCGTCAATGTTCTTGTTGGCTTCCACCAATCCACTGATATCTGCTTGAATTGAACGATAAATTTCTGAAAGTTCACTTTCATACTCTTCCTCTAGCCTAGTAGAAGATGCTGTCGCCTTGCTTGACTTAGGCTTTGGAGCTTTACCATCATTCTGTGTTGGCGAAGTTTTGCGATTTGAAGGGTAGTTCCCGCCTGTTCCAGTAGGGCGACCATTACCGCCATTTTGATTAGCTGGCATTGGTGGCTCAAACAGGCTAGAATTTTTCTTATTTCGCTTCTTCGTTTCAACGATTGCACGATAGTCACGACCAGTCTCAACCAGAAGGTCTTCTGCGTCGAGTAAGCCACGATCATACATAGCAAGCAGAACATCTCGTACATAGGTGTCTTCGCGAAGATTCATATTGTTGAAGCGGATGGTAGGAGCGATCTTGAAGTTGTTCTCTTCGGCGATACGCCTGTATTCCTTCTCAATCCAATCCTTGACTTTCTCACGCGCATTCTCCAGACGTTCAATCAGAGAGAGAATGGATACCCATGCTGTAGAAAAGTTAGCACCTTGTCCATCCAACAGTACGCGGCTTACGCCAATGCCCGTCATGATATCTTCATTGACTTGCTTGTACTTGTCTTGGTGGAGTGAATCAAGTCCTTCTGGAGTGTGGAATGTAACTTGAAGTGTGTGGTTCCAGAAGACGGTGTACGCCTTGTTTGGTGTGTTGAAAAGCTCTGCGATTGCTTCCAGATCATCGTCAGTAGCAGGATACTCGTCATTACCAACTGTAACAGTGACAAGCTGATTAATAAGTCCCTCGATGGTAGCCATATCCATCTGACGGAGCTTACGCTTGTACAGAACTGGCTCGAAGACTCGCTCTAAAAAAGGACTTGCGTAGCGTTCATAGTCCTGCTTTCGGCGCGTGATGCGGCTTACAAGCTCAGGGTTGAGTGGAACTTTCTCACCGCCAGCACGAACGATTCGCACGAACTCCTCTGGCAACTGATTGATGATGTACTCAGGTGTCTTGTTATCCTTGATGAGACGAATTACCTCTTTTGGGAGTTGAAGAGTAACCATCTCCAAATTGAACATCATGAGACCTTCAATGAAAACATTGAGTGGACTCAGAACAGTGTAGCCAGCAGGGAACTTGTATTCTTTCGAAGTCTTCTTGTTCTTCGTTGTAGTCGTTTTTTTGACTGTAGCGTTCTTGTCGCTACGGTAAATAGTCACATTTCCCGAGCGATAGAACTCTAGGAAAATACCTTCGATCAACTCAGAGAGTCGTACTTCCTTAGCCCATGAATCATACAACTTTTTAACCTCTTGATCTTCGCATTCATTGGTGAAACCACTTGCGCTAAAATCAACCATTAGGTCAATAACTGTGCCCACAACTGGCTCCAGCTTGTACAACTCCATTGCGAATTTCATCTTGTCATGTGGGTCAGATGGAATTGCATTAAAGGCATAAGTGTACGGCGTGTCATTGGAAGTGAAGCCACTATAGAGGTCTCCGCCGCTAGGGGCATATCGGTTCTTAACAGAACCCTTGCCGATCTTGATGCCTTCCGATGTAGTAATCTCAGCACCAGCATCTCGGAACATCTGCATGTATTCACTTTCATGTTCGGCATTGATCTGTAGTGTTAGCTGTTTCTTGCCGCCACCTAAGTCTGCCTTAGACACAATCTTTGTGTTGCGTTTTTCGGGCATGTGACTACCTCCTTTCTACCTATCTATATTTGGGAATCTAACCTCGAAAGTGCCCGCTTCTCAATCCGCCACCAGAGCCACGGTTCAGCAATGATGTTTTAGAGAATCCTCTAGCCAGTTTTTTAACTGGAGGAGAGCCATAATCTCGTTGCAATTCTCTTGCCCCTTGAGCCGCAATGAGAAGTGCTGAATAGCGGTCTTTCTTCATGCGTTGCTTTGGTGTGTCAAAGTGAAGGAATCCAGATTTACTGTTCGGTGTAGCAACGATAGTCATGGTTTCTTGCACCATGTCTTCAATTTCCCTCATCAGACGCTCATATACATCCTCGTGGCTTGGCGGCTGTATCGGGATTAAGAGCTTTCCTTTTTCAAGATCAGCCCGCAGGTCATAGTTCATGGTATTAATGGACTGAGAGCCAAAAACTTGCATACGAAGAATTCTGCGACCTGAAAGGAATTCAAACTCCTCATTGTCCATATCAACGATTGCTGGCATGGTCTCCCATCTTTCGGTCTCTTCATTGAACCAAGCAAACTCTTCGGCGAGTAAATCTCGGAGCGTTTGACCGCCGCCGCCGTTGTCCATCTGAATACGAACGACCTTACCGCCATTGCTCTCATAGTTGCGAAGTTGATAACGAATGAATTCGTGCATCTGTGGGAATGTGTGGCGATGTAGTGAGTAACATGCCACAACTTTGTTGCGTGGGCTTCCCGAGCCAGTCGTATCAAGTTTAATTACAACCAAAGCAAAGTTGTCACCACTACGAGCCGGGTCAATTCCGAATACATACTCAGCACCCTTTTCTCCAGTTGGCTCGATAATAACCGATTGTTTACGAGCACCATTTACTAATGCCGCAGGGAAGAATCCATCAGAATCAGGAGGGAAAATACACATGTACTCCATCATGAATTGCAATTCAGTCAGGGTCGCACGAGCTTCCGCAATAATCTTTTCATCCATCCACCCATCGGGCATATCGTCTACCGTGTAGACATGCAACCCATAGGCATCATCAAACTCTGGACTACTTGGGTTTGTCTTTTCTTGATACTGACGGTATCGGTCATACAAGTGATTGAACTGGAAGTAAGCAGAACTTGCCATAACCAAATGGTTCTTGCGACCTGATGTGTCGAATGGGTCTTGTCGTGTGTTCATCATCGGAAGGATTACGAGGTTAATAATCTCAGAAGGAATTTGAGCCACTTCGTCCATTACGAGGGTGTTCGCACGAGCACCACGAATTTTCTGACCGTCACCGAGTGGATATGCGATAACCTTTGAGCCATTCTCCAAGTGCATCTCACATGAATTAGGGCCTTTGGCTGGTGGTTTGGTACATGCTTGTCGTAGAAGCGGTGATTCCTCGTAAATCTTAATAATCTCGTCAAACGTAAACTGCGCCTGACGGTAAGAGCTTGAAGCCACTACGCATTTTTCCCGTGGAAATAGCATGGCTTTCAGCACACAGTAGAGTGCAAGAAGGAATGTCTTACCTCCACCACGGGTCAAGATCAGGAGGTTAAATTGATATCGCCAAAGACCACGAATAATAAGCCGTTGGTGTACAGCTAACCGCAACGGCTTATCGTTTCTGACAAGGAGCGTTGCCGCCGCTACATCTGGATTCTTATGAAAGAAGTCCAGCATAGCGCGTTGCTCTGATGTAATCGAGCCTTGCTCCTCCTGCGACATGAATTGGAAATCGGTATTCATTTACGGTCACTCTTCCTCGTTGTCGATAAGTTCGTAGTGAGCGTCTACTTCCTTGCTGGCTTCGCGTTCTCGTTTCTTACGAAGGTACTCCTCTTCCTCTTCGGTTTGTGCCGCCAGAAGTTTATCCATGTTGCCAGCGTTCAGTTCCCGCGCAAATTGTTGTGCGATAGAAGCAATAGACACGGCATTCATGCGTTCGTCTTGGCTGAGTCGCTGTACGCGTAGTGCGCCCAAGTTCTTCAACGCCTTTTCGAGACGATTTGTACATTCTGTAAGTGGACGGTCAATGTCGATAGAAGGATTCTGGAACTGCTTCTTCAAGAGACGGTACTGAATGACTTCTTCGATCAACGCTGTGTGCAACATGATTTCGTCTGCCGAGCTGTTAATATCGTAGTCTTTCAGGTACGCTTCGCGACGTGCAAAGTAGAACTCTTGCTCATCTTCCTCCATGATTCTACGAACATATCCCCCATGTTTGGTTACTGGTGTCTCCATGCTGTTTCTCCCCACTCTCAGATTTTGAAGTGCTTTCTTCTTTCCCTCGATTGTCTTGGGGCCTGTCAGATTTTTCGCTCTATGTGCCAGCTTCTCATCACTGGTGAAAATCGGAGTCTGCTTCCACTCCTTGCTTGCGATATCGTTTAATTCGTCTGGTGTGAACTCTCTCCGAGCCATGTGGTCTACCTCCTTTGGGTAAAAAATTGGTCAAGAAGTCGGGTCAGGGGGATGAACCGCGACCTCCCGACCTTCCAATAGGGGGAGATGCTATGCGATTGGCATAGAACAGGCATTGCCTACCTGTTTCCCAAACTTCTGAACGACACGATTTTTATTCCATTTGACATTGACGTTCGTGGAAAACGGTGGTAATATGTTATCAGAAACTTTGATGCGGGAGTGATTCGAATGGAACACAAAGTCGATCAATTTCTCGATTACATGCTGATCGAGTGCAATGCGGCAGGGCATACAATCCGCAACTACCGCACTGACCTGAGACAATTCACCGAAGTTGTTTCTACTCTGGAGTCATTTACGAAAGAGTCGATTATTGCATTCTTGCGCCAGCGAATCGAAAAGGGCGACGTGGCTAAAACACGCAACCGAAAACTATCGGCGATTCGTAAGTTTGGGGATTACTTGGTCAAGGAAGGGGTTATCGACCGTAACCCTGCGCGGATGATCGAAAACGCCAAGGTAGAGAAGCGGCTACCAAAAGTCATGACGCAAGAGAAAGCAATTAAGGTTCTCGACAGCGCAAAGGGTGATACCAAGCAAGCGAAACTCGACTGTGCTATCCTTGAAGTTCTCTACGGGACTGGTTGCCGAGCAGAAGAACTCGTTGGGATTAAGTCAACAGACATTTTCGACATTGAAATTGAGGGTGGCTCCATGAGTGTTGTCCGTTTGATTGGCAAGGGTAACAAAGAGCGTATCGTTCCATTGACCGATTCGGCTGTTCGTGCTGTTAAGGAGCACCTTGCAGAGCGCGGTTTCGAATCCGCCTATGTCTTCGCAAGCAAGTACAAAGATCGACACGATCAACCAATGACCACTAAGACTGTACAAAACGCAGTAAAGCGTCATGATGAAGGTCTTTATCCTCACATCTTCCGCCACTCTTGCGCCACTCATATGTTGGAAGGAGGAGCGGATATTCGTTTCATTCAAAGCCAACTTGGTCACAGTGATATCGCAACGACTCAGATTTACACGCATGTAGCGACTAATCGGCTTGCTCAGGCGTTTCAGTCGTCTCATCCTCGGGCAAGAGGGCTGTCCGAAGTTGCGAAATAGCGCGATTCTTTGCGCGAGACACATTCGCTTGTGTGATACTCAGTTCCTCGGCTACATCGTACTGAGTTCGATCTTCGATGAAGTACATCTGTAATACTCGCTGTTGATGGGGGGTTAGCTTTGCTAACTCCTCTTCTACTGCCAATCTTTGGACAATCGTTTCCTCATCCCACGCAGTATCCTCCAATTGATCCAGCGGGTAAAACCACCGTGACCCATACTGGTATTCTCCAAATTCTGCACTCAGACTGAGTTCCCGCTTGTTGTCGTCAAAATAGTTCATCATTTTTCGGTAGTAGTTCCAAACTCCGTTTCGCGTCTTAGCGGTGACGTGTCTTAACGCACTAGGGTCTAGTGTTTCATCGTAGTCGTAGATCGCTTCGATTAGCTTCATATCGAGTTCTTGCACAATATCATCGAACTCCACTCCTTTACCTGAGAATCGTTTTGCAAGTGCATGACGGAATGGTTTCAGCTTAGTCAGGATGATGCTCACGAGAACTCTTCTATCTTCTCGATCTTCTGCCTTTTGCGCCGCGATCACAAGGGTCTTGATTTCTTTTTCTTCGTGTGTCATATCGTTTCTCCTTCCTTTCTTTGTTGTCTCACTTTTTGAGACACCTACTCGTTGTTGGGTCAAAAGTTATGGGACCAATCTTTGGTCCTTCAACTTTTGAGACAGCAAGCCGCAATCCCTTGTGGCGCAAGGCTTTGTGGCAGTTATGCTTGGTCAACAGAAATGCTATCTTATAAGATATATATAATATATATAAAAGATATCTCTTTGTTTCTCAAAACAAAGAAAAGTTCTACTACGATATTTGGGAAAACGAGTCGAAAGTTCTGCACTTGACTTTCCATTGACAAGGATGTATAATATGGTTATAATACAACACTTGTGCGGATGGGAGAAATAGGTGTGGAGAAAACGGTAAGTTTCACAGGACACAGACCGAATAAATTTTCGCATGACGGAACTTTCAGGAACCTAGATCACGAATTGATCGCATGGGTAAAGTCTGAGCTATATGTGGCTATTTTTGATGCCATTGACCAAGGATACAGACATTTCATCTATGGCGGAGCGATTGGCGTTGACATGTGGGCAGGAGAGATTGTTGCGGACTTGCGAGAATTTTTCCCAAATATAACCCTGACCCTGTATAAGCCTTTTGAGGGTCAAGAATCCAGATGGACTTCGCAGGATATTCAGGCATACCGTCGATTGGTAAGTCGATGCGACAGCGTAAAGACAATCTGCGAAGGAGGGTACGAAGCGTACAAGATGATCGTTCGTGACAAAGCGATGGTTGATGACTCTCAACTGCTGATCGCTGTTTGGAATGGTGACGGTGGACGAAGTGGAACTGGTCACACGGTCAATTACGCACTGAAAGTTGGAAGACCGATCTGGCACATTAATCCACAAACGAGGGAGGAGAGACGGCAAATTGGGCGGGTTTCTTGAAAAGGGTAGCCATGTACTTTGCGACGCATGGGGAGTAACATTCGATAAGCTGAATGACGCTGAAAGACTGATCGAAGTCATGGAGCGCGGTGCAACAAAATCTGGAGCGGAAGTCTTACACACATACGCTCACAAATTCGATCCTAATGGAGTTACGGTGCAAATAACTCTGTCAGAGAGTCACTTTACAATTCACACATATCCAGAGCGAGGATTCGCTGGCATTGACTGCTACACATGCGGAGAGCATTGCAATCCCGAAGTTGCCGTCGAATTTCTCCTCAACTACCTCGTACCGATTCAAGTGCAACGAAAAACAGTCGGACGAGGAGATCGTGAACGAGGACTGGAGTAGCCGTCAGTCCTTTTTGTGCTATAGTCGATTCTTTGACTTTTACGAAAGTAAGTGTTATAATACAAGTATAGCATAAGGAGGTAGATCAATCTGAAAAAGCACACACTGATCTGTCTCGTAGGTGAATCTGGCTCTGGCAAGACAAGTGTACAAAAAGAGCTGGAGAAGCGTGGGGTTAAAGCGATCAATTCGTACACCACGCGCCCACCGAGATATGAAGGAGAAGACAACCACATCTTTGTCACCGAAGCTGACTATGTTCAGCATTACTTACGGAGCGAGATTGTGGCATACACCTTCTACAACAACTACCACTACTATTGCACTCGGGAACAGGCATTGACAGCAGACATTTATGTAGTAGACCCTGACGGGGTTGCAGAACTCCGCGAGAATATGGGCGACGAGCTGAACATTGTCGTTGTCTATATCGCAGTTGACACAATCGGTAGAATTGTCAGAATGGTGCAACGAGGAGACAGCGAAGAAGACATTCGAAAGCGCATCACTGTTGACCAAGAGAAATTCAGTAAGGAAGCGTGGAGCCGTGCTCTACCTAATCCAGAAGAAGATATCTATTGGGTAGCCAACCGTGATCTGGAGGAGACTGTCAACGCCGTCTTCGATATCATCCAAAAGGAACTAGGAGGAGAAAAATAATGCGTATTGGAATTTTTTCTGATATCCACGGTAATCTCCCCGCGCTTCAGGCAGTCCTCGATCACATGAATACACAAGGCGTAGAAACGAAAGTATGTCTTGGCGATATTGTTGGTTACGGAGCTTTCCCGAATGAGTGCGTGGAGACCGTTGTGAGCAATTGTAAATTCATCGTCCGAGGAAACCACGACGATGCTTGTGTCGATCTCAAACAGGCACTTGGATTCAACCCTCTTGCGCGGGAAGCAATCGAATGGACAGCGAAGCATACTACGGCATCCAACAAAGACTTTCTGCGAAATCTTGAATACGGATACTTAACCGAAGATGGAATCATGTTTATTCATGGTAGTCCAAAGTATCCGTTTGCTTATATTTTTAATGACAGTGACGCGGATTCTGCATTTGCCGCCGAAGAGTTCAATATTGCGTTTGTAGGTCACACCCACATCCCGATGGTGTGGGGGAATAAAGGCGACTCCTATAAGCCACTGATGCATGGAGGGGATACCTATACAACCGCCCTGAATGACGATGAACGATACATTGTGAATGTTGGGTCTGTAGGACAGCCGCGCGACAATGATAGTCGTGCATCTTATGTCCTGTATGATACTGAAACTAAGGAGCTTGTATTTCATCGTGTTTCTTATCCAATCGAACGGGCAGTATCGCGTATGCAACAAGCTAGTCTCCCTGCTCCACTCTGGCAACGTCTCCTTGTCGGAAGATAAGAGGGTGCAGGGACATGGAGAAGAGGAAATCAGTAGCCGTACCCTGTGAAGTATGTGGAGGTAAGGGTGGTTGGTACTATGAGAACTCGTACTACGACTGCCCTCTCTGTGAAGGCTTCGGGTTCCGTGAGAAAGACCTAGAAGAAGATGCGCTCAGTTTGCAGTTCATGGTTCAGATCGGTCACTTCCGAGATGCCATCACCGAACAACTTGAACTCATGGGAAATGTAGTCTCCTTCTTCTCTGACGATTCTAGTGGTGCATTGAAAATCACTTTCGAGTTTCGACCCGATTCACCTTCTGAGTGGTCACAAATTGCAAAAAGACTGTTGAAGATGACTCACTTTCATAGCGGTCTAGAGATTTTGGTCAATCAGCGATATTACTACGACAGTAAAGAGAAGAAGTATCGCAATTCATGGGTTATCGAAATCATGCCTGACGATCTTCGAGACCTCGAAGCTATTGTGCTGGTGCTGACCGACTGGAACCACGGGCGGGATAACAGCTACGAAAAGTACGACAAAAAGGATGGGTGAAAATGGCAGTAGTGACGATGAAGTTCATTGGAACTGGCGGAGCATGGAGCAAGAAGTATGGTCACACTTCATGCCTTGTCACAGTTAAAAACAATGGGATTACCAAGCGTATCCTGATTGACTGCGGCGGTCTTGTACCGCTCTACCTTGACATGGCAGGGGTTAAATGGGAAGATATCGACGCGATCTTCGTCACGCACAACCACGGAGATCATACCCACGGTCTTGAAGAAGCAGGATTTTATGGTCGCTACACACTCCAGCGCAAGCCACACCTAATCTTACCGTCTGAGCGTATCAAGACAGAACTGTGGAACGAGACGCTGAAGGGTACGATGGCAAAAGCGGAAGAGGGGAACCTGAGCTTCAAGGACTATTTCACATTTGAGATCGTTGACCGTACTGGTCGATTTTTCGACTTTAATGGAGTGATGTTCTCGGTATTCCCAACTTACCATGTCAAAAACAAGCAGTCTTTTGGACTATTCATCGGCGAAGGCGAGAAGTATATCATGTACTCTGGCGATGCTCTGCTTAACCCAACACTTGTTGATATGGCAATGAAAGATGGAATGGTGGCTATGTTCCATGATTGTGGCTTCTACGATGGGGAAGGAAAAGTTCACGCTTCCTTGAATGATCTGTTGGCTCTTCCCGCCGATCAGCGAAAGCGTACTTATATCATGCATTATCCCGATAATGTTCATGATAAGTGGGAAGAGATTCATGGAGCGGGAATTAAAATTGCAGAGATTGGCGAGGAGTATATTTTTGAAGTTGGTTCCTTGGTGGAAATGACAAGTAATACTTGAAAGGGCTTAGTGCCCTTTCTTTTTATTATCCAATGATAACTTCCTTGACAACTTGTACCAGTTGATGTTATAGTATAGTCGTAAGATAACAACACATAAATCCAAGGAGGAATTACCCATGACAGAAGCAGAACGTCGTCGTCGCCGAGAAGAAGAGGAGCGTCGTCGTCGAAACTCCAGCTCCAGCTCCAGCTCCAGCTCCAGCTCCAGCTCCAGCAACTACACATACGGAACTGATTGGGGTTCAGGTAGCTCATGGTCTTCAGATAGCAGTTCATCATCTTCGGACAGTGGTTCTTCTGGCGGCGGAGGTTGCGACTAATCGACCGTCCTTGACAATCGGTTGGAGATAGGTTATAATATATTCATAAGATAAGCCAAACCGTGAGTGCCTAACAACGGGTGTAAATCTTATGTGTGCTGAAATAACCTTGGAGGGAACTCCCCCTCCCTCCAACAACGTGCATCGGGGATGTAGGTGATGCCCCGATGTTCTCTATGCGCCGATGCTCAATGGTTGAGCAACAGGACTGCAAATCCTGCCATTCGTCGGTTCGATTCCGACTCGGTGCTCCAAACGTGCAAGAGTACGTCGAATCTCCCCAAACGCCATTCATTCGTCTCCTCGGGGGTAAACGAGTCAAGACGGGCGGCTTCGGGTTTTACGTCAGCTTGGTTTCCAAAGTTGGCGGGTTTCCCCGAAGCAAGTCACCTCTCAAGCTCTCGACCGCAGGGAGTGTAAGATTCGACTCGCGGCGGTACGACACCTACCGAAGTAAATGGTGTCACCCATAGCATCAAATGTTCGACCCCAAGAAGTATCTGTTCTTGCCACAGAAAAGGAGGTGGAGCTAGATGGGTATTACTCAACTGTTCAGTATGGCCGACAAGAGCGGAGAAACAGTTCTGGAGCTTTGGTGCGACGGAACCGTCATCGTTCGTGGTCATCGCACAACTGACCCGCAGGTAGTTTGGGATTCTCTGCAAAAGTACGCGACTGATTGGGTTGCGGCTGGAGGAGAATGCTACACTAACCTGACAGAGTAGTGCTTATATCATCTAGTCAGTGAAAGATTTCCACAAACTTCCTTGACAGCCTACTGGCTAGATGGTATAATACAGATATAAGATAACAAGACATGCTGGTGAAGCACTCGTTGGTTGTGCAACTGCCTTGTAAGCAGAAGGTCGCAGGTTCGATTCCTGTCACCAGCACCATGTAGAACTGTGACCCAGTTCGAGAGTCTGACTCCACTCTGTCATAGCTAGTCAATGTGACGAAGTGAGTTCCAAATATTGGGGATTAGCTCAGTGGTAGAGCATCGGACTTTGACTCCGAGTGTCGTGGGTTCGACCCCCACATCCCCCGCCAATGGTTCTGTAGTTTAATGGCAAAATTCTCGACTGTCCATCGAAGGTCGCGGGTTCGATTCCCGTCAGAACCGCCAAAATCTAAGGGTAGCGAAAAATGCAAAATAGGGGTTCGATTCCTCGGTGGGGTCACGCATAGCCGTCCCAACCGCCTAGATGGTAGGCGCACTCTTAGAATCTAATATGCGTCCTTAGCTCAGATGGTAGTAAGCATCCGACTTTTAATCGGAGGGTCGCTGGTTCGAGTCCAGCAGGGCGCACCAAAAGGGAAACCCGCCACATGCGTACACATGTGCAGAAGCCGATGAGGGTGCGGGGATGAGGGTTTGATCTGGAGTTTACCTCATCATTAATTATTGCAGGGTAGCTCAGTTGGTAGAGCGCGGGACTGTTAATCTCGTGGTCGTGGGTTCGAGTCCCATCCCTGTAGCCATATGGCGGGTTAGCTCAGTAGGTAGAGCGAAGGGCTGAAAATCCTTGCGTCACTGGTTCGATTCCAGTACCCGTCACCAACAAAAAAGGTTCGAGAGATACTTTCGCCCATGAGAGCGAAGGGAATCCTTTGTCGAAGGCAATACTAGTCAGCCCTTCCATGAAACTCTCGCCTAATGGCTCGTTAACTCAGTTGGTAGAGTGCTTCCCTCATAAGGAAGAAGTCACTGGTTCAAGTCCAGTACGAGCCACCAAATGATCGTCTCAAATTCTCGTGAATGAGCTGGACAGCTTAGAGGAGACACCTGCGGGTGACGCTCCTCACCGAGACGATCAAAACTTGCTTCCTTAACTCAGTGGCAGAGTGTCACCTTGACGTGGTGAAGGTCAGAGGTTCGAGTCCTCTAGGGAGCACCAGATATGGGAGTGTAACTCAGCGAGAAGAGTGCTTGCCTTACAAGCAAGAAGTCGGGGGTTCGAATCCCTTCACTCCTACCAAATAAGACTCAGACTGTAGGCGAATCACCGAAGGTAAACCTGCTCGATGCGGAAACCTTGGACATGGAAATCGGTGACTCTGAGAATTGTCCTAGCTTCGCATGTGACTATGGCGGAATTGGCATACGCGCTACATTGAGGGTGTAGTGACCGCAAGGTCATGAGAGTTCAAGTCTCTCTAGTCACACCAAATGACTTAATAACGGAGTCCTTGCCGAGCAAACGGGAACGGCGAAAGCCGCCCACGCGCGTCAAAGAAAACCAACGGGCATGAGGTTAGGGGTTTCTAGTGTCCACTAATATGGGGAAGTAGCTCAGAGGTAGAGCATTCGCCTTGCAAGCGAAGGGTCGCGGGTTCAAGTCCCGTCTTCTCCACCAATATGCACCGTTAGCTCAGAGGACTAGAGCGTCTGGCTTCGAACCAGCGTGTCAGGGGTTCGAATCCCTTACGGTGTGCCATGTATCCTTAGCTCAGTGGACAAGAGCAATGGCTTGCGGAGCCAGAGGTCACAGGTTCGAATCCTGTAGGATACGCCATATGCGATAGTAGCTCAGTCGGCTTAGAGTGCCGCATTGCCAATGCGGAGGCCCGCGGGTTCGAATCCCGTCTATCGCTCCAAAAAACCGTTCCTCTGCTCCGAAGTGCTTATGGAGTGCAGAAATGGGGGAAAAACTTCGAGACAGGCGAAAAATGGGAAATACATGTATGGGCTGGCACTTGCCTAAAACATGCGCCCCGAAGTCTCGACGCAGATCATAGTTAGACCCCACAGTGGGCAGACGGTTAGATGATCTGCATATAACGTGCAACCATAGCTCAGTTGGTAGAGCAATCCCCTGATAAGGGATAGGTCGGTGGTTCAATTCCACTTGGTTGCCCCATATATAGCTGGCGGGAGGTAGGTATCTCACGAAGGCTCATAACCTTTGTCAAGCTGGTTCAATTCCAGCGCGTAGCAACCAAAACTCGACAAGCAACAAGATAGAGCAACAAAGAAACACTCAAAGCCAGACTCTTAAAACAAAAGGAGCAATGCGGCTTTGAACAAAATCTTGAAAACACTCACAGCAATTCTATTGACAATGGCGGTAGCATTCACGCCAAGTCTCGCAAGTGCACATGCTGGCGAAACAGACGAAATTGACGGTCATTACTACGAATCAGACGGTGTTAGTCTCTACTCTCTCCAAGAAGGAAAGTATCACTACCATCCAAAGATCGTTATGTTCGACTACGATTGGAATTTCATGGCGGATGACCCTGTATTTCGACCGTTCATGGTTACGGATGGGGTTAGTCAATTGGCAACATATGTGATGCTAGAATCTTTTGACATTCACAACAATGAGTCTGGTTTCTATACAGAGACAAGATTCCGTGAAGATGGCACTGTAGAGAAATGGATTTCCAGATTCGATGACGAAACGCAGGTTAGTTTCCCCAACAAACATACGATGTTAGTAGAAAGAGGGGAAACGGTGACTACGGTTGCACTTGATGGGATTTATACTGTGCAGACAGTGAACTACCATTACTTCGTTCCTCTTGATGTCATCTTGCCTGAGTTTAACGCTGGAGTAATGCCAATGATCTCCCCCGGAACACGAACTACCGTTTACGGTTTGTACTAAAAAAACACTGGCTTTGAGTGGTCGAGTAAGGAATTTGAAAGATGTTGAGTGTGATGCGTGTTGGTATCGCATACCTGACTGTGACTCAGGGTGTCGCGGGTTCGATTCCCGTCACTCACCCCATATGGCGCATTGGACAAGTTGGATAAGTCGCCACCCTTTCAAGGTGGAGATCGAGGGTTCGAACCCCTCATGCGTCACCAGCGAGATAGGTTTGACGATAGACAACTCATTTATTAGTCTGCATTGACATGATGTAAATGGAATCGTCGTTACGTGAGATACAAGCGGACAATCGCGCCGAAAGGTGAGGAAAGTCCACGCACACCCTGCCTGAGATGGTAGGAGTTCGAGAGCAGAGCCTAATAAGCTCTGGCAGTAGGAAACTACTGACGGCGACATGAATCACGACCTGTACTAATCGAAGATTAGATGGTTGTGGCGGTCGTAAAGTGCCACAGTGACGAATCGCTCTGGAAACGGAGCGGGTGAAACGCGGTAAACCCCTCTTGTGTGAAACCCAAACAATGGTCGGGGAACTGGTCGGAAGGGAAATGAACCAACAACCAGAGGTCGTATGACCTAGTTAGATGATTGTCACGCATAGTGCGAGACCTGACTAGTCGCTTGAAGCACAGCGGACAGAACGTGGCTTATAGCTTGTATCTCATAAGTCAATACGGGAGCGTACCCAAGCGGATAAAAGGGAACTGTCTTGAAAACAGCTAGGCGGCAGAGATGTCGTGCAGGAGTTCGAATCTCCTCGCTCCCGCCAAACGTGGAAAGGAGAGCCAGATATGTTTGGAAGCATGTGGTTTAATATTCGACTATAGTAGGTTGGGTGAGTGGTTGAAACCAGCAGTTTGCTAAACTGCCAACTGGAGAAATCTGGTTCAGGGGTTCGAATCCCCTACCTACTGCCAAATCATCGTCCGTGCTCGTTAGGAGAGCGAAGTGGAAATGACAGGTTGGTCAAACGCTTGCGTGGCATTCCTGCCATTGAGAGGTTCAAGCCCTCTACGGACGTATCATGCTGGTCGCCCTACAAAGTACGTGGCGTAAATAGCAGGGTTAAAGATTCTCTGCCGTTCCAGCCCATGACGTGTGCTTATAGGAGCTGGACTTCGAAGTCCAAGCACGTCGCCACATGCGGTGTTGGTATAGTGTTTGTGCTCCCGCCTTCCAAGCGGGCAACACGGGTTAGATTCCCGTACACCGCTCCAATAGTGCGTATGTTCTGACGCACGGGTCTTATACACCCCCATCTACTCCAGTAGATGAACAGCACGGTTGTTTTCGGCTCCGTTTAATCCCTTAATAGAAAACGGGCAACTTCCATGCTACTGTGGCGCAATTGGCAGACGCACCAGACTTAAAATCTGTACAAGTGATGGGTTCGACTCCCTCCAGTAGCACCACACAAACTTCAAAAGGCGGCGTCATGATGAAACCATACGGAATGAAGCGCAGAGATCGTCAAATTTGCTTAGTCTGCATCCACTATGGGCGAACCAACTGTCTTGACCACGGAAGCAAGCATCCTGCGGTAGACAAGCATCATCCTGCTAACCGTCGATTGAAGAAGTCAGCTCGTCAAACTGGCAGAAAGGAAGCTGAAAAGTTCTTCCTTGACAATCATGGGACAAGCTGATATAATATGAGTATAAGATAACAAAACATCACGTCACGGTCTCGAAAGGGACTGCAAACATAGGGGCACATGTACCAAGGATTAGGCGACGATCCCTCCAAAGGATTGTGTGGTAGGTTCGATTCCTACTGCCCTTGCCAAAGCTCCCTCGGGAGCACAACGTAAAAAAACTACAAGGGAAAAGGAAGGGATTTAGGATGATGAACTTTGGATTCAACACAGGAATGAAGGCGGCACGTACTGGCGATCAGATCGACGCACAGGTAACAGCGGCACGGGGTCTGGTCAATCAGGCAATGATGGCGGCAAACAACTTTGACGGCATTGAAGTGCAGATGCAACAAATTGCACAGATGCTTTCTCAGACACAAGACCCGTCGATGGCAATGCTGGCTATGCAATTCCAGATGTTGCAAACGAACATCGACGCAACTCAGAAACAAGTTCAGGCTTCTCTCCAGCAACTCGCACCGATCTTGCAGGAGATTGACAACCTGACTAACAAGATTCAAAACTAACGGTTCGGGGAGCTTGTCTCTCCTTCCATTCTAACCTTGGGAAACTCTGCACTTTCAGGGGATGCAGACAGGCGAGTGTTTGGTAATAGAGGGTTTGGCTCGCCAATTTTATATGGATGTAGTTCAGCTTGGTCAGAACGCTCGCCTTGGGAGTGAGAGGTCCAGGGTTCGAATCCCTGCATCCATACCATATGTGGAGTAGGATAGCCGAGAATGGAACGAAGGCGAACGGTTAATTAGCCGTTGAATCACAGGTTCGAATCCTGTCCACTCCACCATATTACGCTAAACCTCCCCAATCGACGCAAGGGGTTTGCATGGATACCCTTGCTCATAACTATCCTGCGGGGCAAAGCAGGGAAATAGTTTTGCGTCGGATACTCCAAGGTGCTGACCACAAGCTCCTACCTAATAAGGTTTAGATCGTGGGGGTTCCGCATTATCCTCAAAAATGCGACTCTAATATGGGAGAGCGGTAACGATGGAGAGTTACGGTGGACTGTAAATCCATTGCCTATGGCTTAGTGAGTTCGAATCTCTCTTCTCCCACCATATGCGACTGTGGCGGAATCGGAATACGCGCTCGGCTCAGACCCGAGTGTCCTCTGTGGCGTGAGAGTTCAAGTCTCTCCAGTCGTACCAAATTAGCCATTAGGAGGTTAGTGAGATGGTATACAAAGAGTACTCCAAGGGCTCCAATACTGGTTTTAAAGGCTGGATTGAGAACTCGAATGGTGCTGTGGTGTGTTTCATCCGCAATGACGGAAAAGTCATCTACGAATGGTAACTTAACCTGTAAAGACTATGCGATAACCTAAAGGCGCGAACAGCAATCAACCCTATCTCTTTCTTTCAACTGGATGAAAACATGGATTGCGCCTTGTAAACGTGAGAGACACGAACAGCAACACATACTATATGCCCTCTTAAACAGGACAAGAGCCCAAGTAATGTGTCTCGACCAAACGTGTGAGCTTAGGTGCTTACAGCAGATGATATCGTAACGGATAACTCAATTCAAAACATTGAAGAACCTAAAAGAATCTCTGACTAAGCCCCTCCCCTTCCAACATTCGCACCTAGATGGCTCACGGCTAACAGCTCATTTGGCACTCCGAAAGAGGAATCGCACAGCTAGGCGGTTCGATATTGAACGAGCGCCCAAACGTGTAAAAGACGCTTACAGCAAACCTATAATATACATCAGACTGCTAATCTGACAAAGGTGAATGATGCGTCTTGTCAATTGATTTTAGGCACTTACAGCAACTCTGACTTAGCGTGGATGCTAAATTTCCCTTTCAAGGAAACTACCCGAGGTTCGACTCCTCAAAGTCATGTGCCTAGATAAATCTCACACAGGAAAGGAAAGATAAGGGATGACAAACATGCTGACAGCCCTCCGTGATGCTACTAACGTAGGCTACACGGCAAATGGAGCGCGGGCTTACCGCACTACCAACTCTGACGTTCTGGACTTCTTTGGGATTGTTGGTTCTGCACGTAATCTTAATGACTACGCGCTGACCACAGCATTCTCGAAAGCCATCGGTGAAGATCGACTGCTGGCTATGAAGGCTCTGTTCTACGGCTACGATGTTCGCGGCGGTCAAGGTGAACGAAACACTTTCGCTCGTCTCGTCAAGTGGCTGGTTGTAAACAAGCCTGAGCTGGTAGCACTTAACGCGCATCTCATTCCCGAATACGGTCGTTGGGACATGCTGTACGTTCTGTTCGATACCACTCTGGAAGATGTCGCGGCAGAGATCATCAAAAAGCAATTCTTAGTTGATCTTGAATCAGGACATCCATCTCTACTCGGCAAATGGCTAAAATCGGAAAACGCATCGTCTACCGAAACACGCCGCCTTGCCCGTAAAACACGCAAGCATCTCGGGCTGTCATCTAAGGCATACCGTAAGGCTCTCTCTACGCTTCGTGAGCGTATCAACGTGGTTGAACGTCTCATGTCTGCTGGTGAGTGGGATAAGATCGACTTCGAAAAAGTTCCTTCAAAGGCAAGCCTGATTTACAGTGACGCTTTTGATCGTCATCGTCCAAACGGATATACTGCATTCATTAATGATGTAGAGAACGGAAAGGCGAAGATCAACGCTGGAACACTGTTCCCCTACGAACTCGTTCGTCGAATCCCTTCTCGAATGGAATCCATTTATCGTGGAAAGTATAATATCGTCTACGATGCATCTCTAATGACCGATAAGGATACAGTAAACGCACTATGGAATGCACAGCCTGACTACTTCGGTGGCCGTACTGATAACGCGCTCGTCATGCTGGACGTTTCGTATTCTATGCGTGGTCTCCCTGCTGAGATTGCGCTTGGTCTGAGCATCTACGCGGCAGAGCGTAACCGTGGCGAGTTCCACAACCACATCCTGACGTTCTCTGAGCGTCCTGACCTTGTGAAGCTCCAAGGTGAGACATTCGTTGAGAAGGTTTGCAATATCTCCCGAGCTTACTGGGACTTGAATACAAACATCGAAGCGGCATTTGATCTCATCTTGAACACGGCTATCAATAAGCGCATCCCTGCTGATGAAATGGTCAGCCGAGTGTACATTATCTCGGACATGCAATTCGACCGCGCTGTGGATGGTGGGAATGATAAAGCTCTCTTCGAGAATCTGCGTCAACGCTACGAATCGGCTGGATACGCTATGCCTGATCTGGTCTTCTGGAATGTAAACGCTTCGGCGGGCAATACTCCGTTGACTTTCAATGATGCTGGTGTACAACTGGTCTCTGGTGCATCTCCGACTATCTTCACAAACCTCCTCGCAGGTCGCATGAAGACAGCATACGAGATGATGCTGGATGTGCTGGAATCTGATCGCTACGCGGCAGTTCGAGCATAATACAGGACTCCTTCGGGAGTCCTTTTTTCTTTATACCTTGACTAAACATGTCATCTTATATTATACTTATAGTACAACATGCGGCGGTAGCCAAGAGGACTAAGGCATTCGTCTTCTAAACGAATTACAGTGGGT